GACATCCTTCTTTTCATACAATTTGTCCAGAAATTCCAGACCATTTGTCGCATCCTCACCAAAGACATTTCCTAATTTTTTCACCGCATCATACATTTCATCAATGCCCATGGTATAGGATTTATCCCCTAAGAGATATTCCATTGTGGAGCGGAAATGTTTTCCGTAATCGCCGTTTTTAAACATCTCCATTGCGGATTTGTATGCTTCCTGGTAATTTTCAAACTCTGCATTGTAATCATCCTGCTCCATGGCCTTGTCATATGCAGATTTGGATGCCGCTGCACTTTGCAGACTTTCATCCATGCCGTGTAATACCTGGTCAAGTGCAAGGGCATCCTCTGTGATTGCGGAAAAACCGTCTGCGCCATTGCATACCTGGTTAAAACATGCGGCGGCGAACTGTGCGGATATGCCGGATTTTGTTAAGAGGGATGCAAGTTCTTCATTTTCCCTGGCAAGTGAGTAGAGGTCATCTTCTGCAATTCCTGCTTCTTTGGATAGTTTTTGCAATTCTTTCCTTGTGTCGGAGAAAGCTTCAGAGTCCCAGAGTGATTGGAAACGGTCGGAGAATGATAAAATATCAGTTTCATTAGTTTTGCGTATTTCATCCTGTAACTGTTCAAATGTCATATTACCGGCATTTTCAATGGTATAGGCAATTTCCAAATCTTCTGAAGATAGTTTATTTACATTTTCTTGTCCAAATGTATTTACTAATTGCTGATAGCTTTCTGACTGAATTAATCCCATTGTTTCTAACAGAAAGATTAATTGTTTAACTGTAAGACCATATGTTTCAGCTACATTTGTTAATTCTCCATAAGCATTAATTTGTTCCTGCGTTGCAATATTTGGATTAAAGTTTTCAATATCTTCCACGGAGAAAGATGTGATACCATCAGATATACCATCAATAGAATCTAGTGCAGAAGATATTTTATCTTGTAGCCCATCAGTGTTTGGTTCAAAATTTAGATTAAATTGCCATTCGCCAAACATTTGTTGTAACTCTGGATACATTGATTTAAAATAATCAGCAACATCATAGTCATAATTATTTGTAGCTTGGTCGATAGCAGATTGTAATGTTTTGGCATATTCGTTAGCAGAAGTTTTAAGAGTTTCTTCATTTCCTGAATTAACTGCTTTGTTATATGCTTCTTTTGCTTTATTGATTAAATCAAACTGTTCATCATATTGATTATTAGGATTATCAGTTAATATTTTTTCATATAGTACATGCTGATCATATAAATTTTTATATTTTACAAGGGCATCATCTACATCATTTGATATTTTTGTAAAATCATTCTCAAATCCAGTAGATAATTCAAAGTCTTGTGATAATTCCTGTATTCCATATAATTTATCCTGGATTTCTTCAAGAGTACCATAAACTTGAAAATGTTTTCCATCACCATACATATCGTCTACAATATTTAGACCATATGATTTTGCAATTAAATTATCTAATACGTCATTACCAGTTGTTTGCAACTCATAAAAACTGTGTCGCATTTTATCAACCATTTTATCCATATTAGATTGTATACGTGTATCATCTGTATTACCAAATGTCCACCAATCGGCAAATTTGTCACCGCCAGTTTTTTCATTGAATTCATTCTTGGCTTTAAAGTAAGATCTTTTACTTAATTCATCAAGTGCATCTGTCTGTCCATTGATTGCAGTTGTGATGTTTTCAATAGCGCCTTTTTCAGCTCCGAATTTTTCTATCAGCTCATTCTGAATTGTCATTAAGTCAACTCTGGCTTGTGATACTTCATCAAAAGAAGATGAATTGTCATTTATAACTGTTTTTAGTCCTTCAATTTTTTGTTTGTACCCTTCAATGTCAGAAGAATTATTGGATAATTCAGAACCTAAATTACTTGCAGATTGCCTAAGATTTTCTTCAGAGTGAACTAATTCATCAATTGTTTCAGCAACTTTAGATATTACTACACTGATAGCTAATCCTGCAAACATATTCCCAACCGTTGCAAGGGCCTGGAGTGCTACTTTACCTGCTTTTGCTGAAAGTGTCATACCTTCAACAGATGCCTTAAATCCCTCAGTGGTCATTTCACCATTTTTACAGGTTTTAGCATAGTCAATGATTCTTTGGTCAACATTCTCCATTTGTTCAGCTAATGCTTCAGTACTGAGAGAAGAACTGTTGAATTTTTCTTTGAACTCATCAAACTGCTTTAATATTTCTGGTGTTAAGATATTTGACTTTTTGCCACTGAATAAAGACGCAAGAGCACCGTTTTCACCAAATAATTTACCATTATTTTTAGCAAGTTCCTTTTTAAATTCTTTCCACTTTTCCTTAACATCTGTTATTGTATTTCCGAATATAGCAAATTCTTTGTTTTTTGTTGTGAATATCATACTATTAGAATTAGCGTTGTGGAATACGCTGTTAGAGTATTTGTGGAGAATACTCGGAATTTTATACTATGTGGAGTAGCATAAAATCTTTTTGTATGCTATAATACAGACAAATAACGAGGTGATTCTTCATGGGAAAAGTAATGTTTTGTAAGAAATGTGGATGGGTTGGTGGCGTTTTGTTTGGAAAAAAGTGTAGTTTTTGTGGCACAAAAATGGAAACACTACCAGAAGATATGAAACAAAAATATAACATTTTTAATGAAAATTGGTCAAAATTATATTCTGAGCTTCATATGCTTAATACGGCTGATGGAGCAAAAAGAAGAATAGAAGAACTACTTTCTCGTGAAAACAACTTTATTATGAATGAGGTTTCCTCAAACTCATTATTTTCGATAGAAGAATATAACAAGCAAGTTGAAAATAACAAGCAAGGATATTATGAAACTGTTGAGTATCACAATAAACAAATAGGAGAGCAGCAATCAAAAAATCTTGCCCGAATACAAAAAGAAAACGACAAACAAAGCTGTATACCTAAATGTCCTATCTGCGGATCAACTAACATCAAAAAGATTGCTATGACAACAAGAGCGGTGAAAACCGCAACATTTGGCATAGTTGGAGCAGTAGACGATGCAGGTAAAACATATAAATGTGGGAATTGTGGAAGTAAGTTTTAAATAGATTATCACATCCTTTCAAAATATAAAGGGCATCACAAGATGCCTTTTATTTATGTAATATAATTTTATGTTTTTTTGGGTCTTTTGATCCTTTTTTAATATCTCCAATATAATTACTTTCTCCTTGATGTTCTGGTTTATTATTGAATACTTCTATAGCCCCATGCTCAACATCAGTTGATAGATAGATAATTGGCTTAGTTTTAGACTTAAATATTTCTCTAATTGCACCATTATTGATTTTAGTTAAATATTCATCAAATAAATACCCATTTCTTAAAGAAACCTCTTTCCCTAGTGATAAGAATGCAGCAATTGATGCTTTCCCAGATTTAATTAATTCTTCTCTAGTAGTTTGATATTCTTTTGTCAACCATTTATTTGGTAATGGTTCATCTAATGTCGGAGCAATAATTATATCTTTTTTAAGCCCAACACCTTCACTAATAAGTATCGCAAGATATGAGTTTTCTTCTTTATAAATATGTCTTATGTAATGAACAAATGATGCAATTTCATCATTTATTTTAAAGTTATCAGGAGATAGAAATAATACACATTCAATAGTATTTTTAATAATATATTGTATCAACTTATTAAAATAGATATTCACATCATCATTATAAGAAGAAATATAACTACTTGGTATTAACCCATCCGCACATTTATAATCAGACAAAATTATTCTTTCGGTTGTGTCCAACAAATCAAATAACTTTCTAACAATTTCTTTCTTTTTAGAAGTTGGTTCCCGGTATTTATCAAACGGCTCTTTATTTAATTTTTGTAGAAGAGGTATCAGCAAATCACTTGATATATGTTTTTCAACCAAAAGTTTATTTACAAAATTTATAAGCTCATCTAAATATTTAAAATTATCCTCATCATAAGGTAAAGACCAAATAAGAGATGGGTCAATTACTAATTTCATTATTTATATCTCCATCATATTGTTTAAGCCAGTATCTACAATATCTGTTATTTCGGAATCATATTGAGTAAAAAAGAATTTGCTCTTATCTTTTTCAGTTCCCTTATATTTATCTATCTTCTTTAAACGTACATTAGAACTATGTGTTTCCTCGTTCTTTTCAACAATATAAATTTTGATAATATCGTTTAATTCATCATAATTTTGCATAACACGATGAATAATCCTATTAATAAAATGGTCACTATGAGTTTCAACTATTACATTTTTTTCATTTTTAGCAAGAGCAATAAGAAAGTCTGCCATTTGCAGTTGCATTTCTGGATGAAGATGTATTTCAGGTTGTTCAAGTAATAAAGATTGGTCTTTATTCATATACAATCCCTGAACAATTATAGGAAGAGCTTGACCCACTCCAAAGCCAACATCTACAATATTATGTTCATTAATATTAAGTGAAATCAATCCATTTGTTTTATTAGCTAAATCTAAAGTACCTAATTCTAAATAATTCATCCATCTTCTTACTAAACCACTGAATGTATCTTTTTTGAATCCCCATTTCACATATTTTTTTTCGCCATTTTGTAACACAATTGGAGGTATACAATCTGTTTTTATACTATTATATTCTTTTGCTAATAACATAGGCATTTTTTCGCCAGAAATGCCAACTGAATCAACATTACCATTTAAACTATACCTTCTTACTGGCTGTTCTCTTAATGGAGCAATAAAGTTAATACCATCTGTTTGAAAAGCAGCAATTTTGAATATTGATAATAAATTTGGAAGAGTATAAATAACGTCTCTTGGCATACTATCTGCATACAAATTTTTGATTTGTAAACCAGAAAAGTAACATGTACAAGGATAATTACAAAGAATCGTTGGTATGGTTCCTTTAGTGGAAGGAATTCCATTAACATTTAGAACCCAGCCAGCTTTTTCGGAATGTTCGTTCTTTGTTATATAAATGTAATGTGTTAAATCATCAATAGATTTTTGGTTAGAATCTAATAATTCTAATTCTATATTATATGATCTGATAATATTACTCTCTATATAAAATTCAAAAGACGCTTCTGATTCATTAGGACGTTCCACAATAATTTCAATAAGTAATTTGAAATATTTAACTTTTTTAATGTCTTTAATTTGATAAAATACTCTTTTTAATTCCTTAAAAGAAACAATATCCTGTCTTTTAACCAAGTTCTTGCCTTGTTCATTGGAGGTATCTCTTATTAAATAGGTATTTGTAATTTTAAAAGTTGTGTTCTTGTTAATGTCATCTTTTTTATTATGATAAATAATATCATCAAAAGAACCATTATCAACATAATCACCCGATAATAATAAAGAATGAGAAGAAGATTCACTCTCATAACTCTGTTTCAACATCAACAAACTCTTCAAAATAGAGCTTTTCCCACTACTATTTACCCCACACAAAACTGTGAGAGGAGCAATATCTATATCTGTCTTTTCTTTAAAACACTTATAATTCTCCAAACTAATCGACTTAAGCATCCCCATATCCTCCGTTACCTCCTTAATTTTACCATTATTTACCAAGTAATACAATCAGAACATATACTTATTTATGCGTTTTTTGCAATATCTATGTTTGATAGATAAAACAATTATATTCTATAAAATGTAACCTGTCAATATAATTCTACTTTTTATAGATTTTAACCAAGATATATGGTATTCTATTCAAAGAGGTGGATAGTTTATGAAAGATATTGGATCAAGGCTACGGGAAATGAGAATTAAAAATGGACTTACACAAGACGAATTAGCTGAAAAATTACAATATGGAGCTAAGGCGATTTCCCGTTATGAAAGTGATGAGAATTTAGGTAAAGTATATGATTTCCTAAAAATATGCGAATGTCTTGGTGAAGTAAATTATATTATCACTGGTAAAGAGTATATCAACGGCAAAGAGATAACACCAGAAGAAAAGAAAATACTCTCAGCCTATCATAATCTGACCGACTCGGATAGAAGAGTAGTAGACTTTATATTTAATATAAAACAAGAGAAACCAATACAATATTCTGACAATACAAATAAACTAATCAACTTGGGCGAAATTATTTTTATAGATACTTATCCGCAGCCAGTATCCGCAGGTAAGGGAAATATTTATATAGACGATAGCCCTGTTCCGCAATTATATCCAGCAACACCTATTTCTTCAAAAGCTGACTATTGCGCCAGAATAAGTGGAGATAGTATGTATCCTGATTATTTAGATGGTGATTTTGTATATGTCAATAAAACAAAAGAACTAAATAATGATGATATAGGAATTTTCTTTTATGACGGAGCAGCATATTGTAAAAAGTATTATGAGGATAAAAATATTAAAAAACTAATATCTTTGAATCCAGATCAAGAAAGATATAGTCCTATCGTTATTGAAAACGATAGATTTGAAGTACAGGGTAGGGTCATTGGTAGGTTTCATGCTGATTAGGTAGTCTTCAAAAAGAAAACATGACTAGAAGACGGGACATATTGCTTACGTTCTATTAATCCTGATTATAAAGATATAGGTGGATTTAACGAAATCAAAAGATGTCATTGTGTTGCGAAGATGGTATTAAAGAGTTGATTTATATGAACATATAAGCAGTGGTCTATTACAAAGGTAACTCGGATTTTAAATAGTAACATCCCCAAGAATTTTTTCTTTAAACAATTTAATAATTCGATAACATTCACTATTATTTACATCATTTGAATAAAGTGTACGAACAAGCATATCTGCAATATAATTTTCTTTTTCTAACTGTTCTGAAACTTGTTCTAGCATTTGAATCGTGTTATTATAAAACATATATAGAACCTACTTTCTAAAAATAATTGATAATGAAATTGGAGGTTATTAAATGAGACTTAATCCTGATTGTGTAAGGGATACACTTTTGTATTTGGAAGAACAACTTGCAATTAATTGTAAGGATAATACATTTGAATTTATAACATTGTCTCAGGTAACAGAGTGTATGTTAATTAAATATAAAAATAAGTACACAGAGGAAGACATATGGTATACAATTTATAATCTGAGACAAGTTCATTTTATTGAAGGTAAATTTAATGATACTGGAAACCATAAAATGATTCTATGCAATATTGAGAATATTACGTGGAATGGACATCAATTCCTTGAAACTATTCGTCCAAATACAATTTGGGAAGCTGTTAAAAATAAAGCGAAACAAATCGGTGGCATATCCATATCTGGATTAAGTATAATTTCATCCAGTGTTATACAAGGTTTAGCAAGCAATCCAGACTTTATACAAAGTATTGTTGATAAAATGAAGTAATATACATTTTTTAATAGAGCAGGACGGTGTTTTTTATTCTCCTAACAGAAGAGAATATACTAATGATGACCGTTTTACTAAGTATCCAGATGAATATAGAATTATCGGACAAGTCATAAAAGTTATAAAGCTGGAAGAACACGAATAATTTTGAGATAGAAGAGCAGTAGTATTTTATACAATCAATTTAATCACATCCTTCCTATTATATTTCTATGTACAATTTTGCATACAAATAAGGAATTGGATTGCATATAATCCAATTCCTTACGTCCCTTAAATCAAAATTATAATAGTCTTTACATCTTTAATAGATTTTCTGAAATATAATCCCCATATATGATGTCTGCATTTGTTTCAATATCATCGTGGAAAGTTTCGTCTGGAAATTTTACAAGTGAATCATATAAGAAAGAGTATTTAACCAATCTATATGATTCAATTTCAGATAAATTATACTTTTTTATAATAGTTTCAACAACAGATAGCATATATTGTTTAGCATCTTTTCTCATATAATTCTATCTCCTTCCTGATTTTCTTTTCTTTATTATAGCACAAGAAATGTTTTTTATGCAAGATAAAGATTTTTCAGTATGAAAAGAATATTGACTGCCGTAAAATACTCCATATTTTGGTAGGATATCTGAATAATTTAAATCTTTTAATTCTAGTTTTCTGTTTTTTATAGCATTGGCAATTTCAGCAATCTTACCATCAGCTATTTCACCATAAACCATATCATATTTATTATCTTTGTTATGGTTAAATATATTATGTTTATTCAAATAAGATAATTCTAAACGATTATTTATAACAAAATTGAACCAATCTTTTTCTCTTGGGTAGAAAAATTTTGCATTCATTTCTTTCCACAGATCATCTTCAATAGATACTTCAACCAGATATGGGTCTTCTCTACAGTTATATCTTCTGTTATAATCGTTTGTCTTTTTTAAAGCTCGTTCAATTGCTTTTTCTTTATAATCAGTTACATAAAATCCTTTACCAAAATCCAAATTTGGCAGACTTTTATTAAAATCTATTCCATGTAGCCATATATCAAACGCAGAACTTAAATTTGTTCCGTGATATGTCTTTAGTATCATAATGATATTCCTCAAACAGCATATTTTTATTTTGGTACTAATGACATTATAATACGTATTTCGTCAAAATGCTATTCAAAACATTCGTTCTTGTTTCGTCAACAGAACTGTTAATTGTTTTGAATATCATACTATAATATTTGCAACTTGTGGAGAGTCACGGCGATTTGTGGAGAATCGCTTATATACTTTTTGACAGAACAATGGTATAATTAACCTATCATTTCAAATACGAGGAGAGACTTATGAAATTAGACAAAAGATCAAAAATATTTTTAATCATATTCTTTTCAATAATTCTGATTCCAGTCATTATTATTGGTAGTATAAATTATGCAAAGGAACAGAAATTAAAAAACAGAATCGAAAATAGCAAAGCTACAAGAACTTTGGTACTTAATAATATTTCAACAGCAATTACTTTAGATGAACTTTTTGAAATCGAGCTTTCCAAAGAATACACTACTGAAAATGATATTAGTGTGCATAATGAAAAAATGACAATTATAACTTATACAAACGTTACTTTTTTTGGAGCAGACTGCAAAAAAGAGTATGTATTTTATGATAATAAGTTAGGTATATGTGACTTTGACATAGACACTTCACATTGGATGCCAAAAGATATATATGAAGAACTTGTCAAATTAAATGGCGAACCTGATGAAACTGAATTAAAATCTGATAAATTAGGAACAGATTATTATACTTGGTATGGCAAAAACGGTACACTGATTATGGCTGACGATAATATTTTAAGAAATATTGAAATACGTTTTGAGATAGAAGAGTAATAGTAACAAAATTTTATACAATCATATAAATCACCTTTCTTTCTATAAAAACAAATTAATAGTTATTGTATGTAAAATGTATAGCAAAAGACCCTACCCGTAGGTAGAGTCTTAAATTGGTTTGTTACAATAAATGATATAACAATCTAAATACCCGTAGGTAAAAAGATTTTAATGTGTATTTATATAATAGCATTAGTTGCTGCCTGTGTCAATAGGAAGATTAAGGAAATCAATAAATTCTTTTGAAATACGTTTTATTTCTTCTGAACCGATATTGATTGTACCCCTCCCCTTTATCTTTTCTAATCTCCTATAATACATGAATTTTGCATGATTTAATTGGATATAGGATCTTTTATTTTTAATTCCGTCTTTATTTGGCAGATTCAAATTATCCAAATATAAAATTTTCTTTTTTAATGGTTCGCTAGATAATGGGAGTATTAAGTACAGTCCGGCTATATATTCAGAGAAAACGATTCCATAATGTGTATTTGAAATTTCAGAACAATAGCCAAATCCATATTTAACGCTTACAATATCTCCAATCTTTAAATTGGTTGGATAATTTTTATGTCGCACCAATTCTTTTTTCTGAACTAATTCTTCATATTGCTTGGATTCTTTTGTATCTAGTAATTTCAATAATCCATTAATTTTTTGAAATTTTCGTTCTTTAGATGTATCTAATATCAAAGTATGCATCCAGTCAAGCAATTGTTCCTGTTCATCTTTATCAAGATTTTGAACCATAACATTTTTCAAAGAAGCATATAAGGACTGTATCTTTTTGTCTTGTTCAACACTCATTAGTGTTCTCCAATCGAAGTCAAAATATTTTGACATAAAATGTCAATATTAATATTATACCCCAACATTCGACAAAATACCACAAGAACATACATTCTAAACATGGTGAAAATTATTAATATTAATTTGTTTCTTCTTACGTCCTCTATGATTTTCCTTAGAATAAGCAATATATTATTCTGCTTTTAATAATGAACTTTATTACACTTTTGATGGCGAAAATTATTCTACAAATAATTTATGGGAAGATATTGATATCGCCGATAGTGGAAGTGGAACATACACTGTCAAAGATAATAAAATTATAACCTATATAAACAAAGATGAAAAGTATCAACGTGAGCTTGGATTTATATATGATAATTATATTGTTTCTTTGTGGGAAGGTGTATTATCAATAACATATAAAGATACCACTATAACAAATATACTTGGAGATATGATTCTCACATATAATTTCAAAGAAGACAAAACCTATGAATACACAGTAACCTCCAATAATAAAATAGTTCATACAGAAAATGGAACATACACAATAAATGGTAAAAAAGTTGTTTGCACAAGTGAAGAAGGCATAGTAACAACCTTTATCGGTGCAGATGATAAAGTATTTTGCATTGAATATGTGAAAGAATAATTAGTTCAATGAAATCACATCCTTTCAGTTTATTTTAGAGTATAAGACTACTCTATAAATCACACCAACTTCTGATATGATTTATACGGTAGTCTTTTTTTATTGTTAAACTGACGTTCTCCCTACCAAAATTTGTCATAGTGTGATAAAATATTCTTAATATCTGTTTTAAGGGAGGATAATTATGAACATAGAATCATTAATTGATTTCTGCAAACAAAAATTTCCAGAAAGAACGATTGACCTATGTGAAGCCATTGATTTGATAGTTGATACATTAATCAATATAAAATCAGATTTAGGCAAATCAATGTCAACCCTAATTGATAATGATGATTATGATTCAGTAGATGAGTATAAAAATCATGCTAAAACAGTCGCACAAATAATTCAAAACCTTAATAATATTTCTAACGACATTACAATAGATAATTTAGAAGATGAAGTGCAAACAGCGGAAGCGATTGAATCAAATAATAATTATATTAATTATAATGACAAATCTTTTAATGCAGATACTAATATACCACATACTCTTTATGAGGACTTTACATATACAAAGCCAGTAGGTATAGAAATTGAAAATACATATCTTGAAGCAAATGAATGGAGAGATGTATTTAATAAATGTTGCCAATATCTACTAAATAAAGATCAAGATATATTTGCAAGTTTTCTTACAGATACAACTATGCAAGGGCGTAAGTGTAAATATTTTTCTTATGATTCAAGCGAATTAAGAGAGGGTGTTCGTATAAAAGGTTCAAAAATTTACATAGAGTATAATGTAAGTGCGACTTTTGTAAGAAATATAATTATAAAAATGCTTGAAAAATACGAAATACCAAAACGTAATTGTCACATTTTTATTAGAAGAGATTTAACTTCCTTACACAATGAAAACAGTAAACTACAGGAAACGGCACAAAAACTAGAAGAATCGACTGATGAAATTAAAATTGGTCAATATGCTAAAGAATATTTTACTGCATATTTTCAAACTCATACCACAGAAGATGATATTAATCGCTTCACTGATAAAGATTGGTGTCATAATACATTTGGTATATGTTATCCTATATTAAAACAGGTTGATAAGAAACTTCCTATAAGTGAACAAGTTAATTATAATAATCAGTACAGAAGATATTATTCAAGTCCTATATTAAAGATCAATGAAAATGATTATATCATTTGCAGTCAGTGGTTTGCACAATTTAAGCCCAAATTAATGGATTGGATCAATTCTAATTCGGTTTCAATGACAATAAATAGAGACGAAAATATATTAGAGGTTGGAGATAAACTGAAATTTAATAAAAACTTCAATAGTATTTCTATACCTAAAATTCTATTTGTAGATATCCTTAAAACTATTAAGAACTACGAAAATAGAGTTTTTGAAACAGGGTATTTGTCTGAAATGTTTAATGTCCGCATATTAAGAGAAAGTGGTTATGAAAAATCTCAGCATGTTATTAATAATATCAGAAAATACTTAGAATCTGAGGGTTGTATATCTTTATATGCCGATTCAAAAAGGGGAAAATATGTTATTTCTGATCCCGTTAAGTTACATAGTTTAATTAACAAATATTCTTCAGAAGAAGATGTTGATACAGAAAATAAAAAATCTATTAAACAAAATATTATTATTTACAGTTATTTTGATAAAAAACAAATTGAAATTGATCCAAACAATCCAAATGATGAACATGCTTTTTTGCATACTTATTGTAAAGATAAGAAGGCTGGAGATAGATTCTCAGTACAATCAAAAGAATACGTTGTAGTAAGTTTTAGAAAGAAGCAATCTCAAAAAAGTAAATCTTAAAGGAGAATTACTTATGTCACAGTCAAATCAATCAAACGAATATAGCCGCTTATTTGAAAAATACAATAAAATGTCTAATGAAGAATTATCTGAGATTGCTAAACCTGAAAGTGGATATACAGAATTAGCAGTTAAAGTTGCATCTGACATATTAAAATCAGACAGAACAGAGTATTACAAAAATTTAAAACATGAACAACAAATAGCAGAGCAAAAGCAACAAATAGATAAAGATGAAATTCTTATCAACATGGGCAGAGATATTCATTCGATAAAGAATATGTTGCTGTTTTTTGTTATCCTTACAGTGTTAGGGATAATTTATGCATATTATTTAGGGAATGAAATACAAAGTTATTTGGGATCACTTCCTTTCTAAAATATTTGTGTGCTATTTATATATACAAAATAACAGTAGAAGAGTAATGCAACATAAAAAGCACCTACTTGGAAGTAGATGCTTTAAGTTGCATTGTAAATAGTGATACGATAGGCTAACTTCTCTGATTTCACATCTCAACCGCTAAGTATCGAATAAAGAAATCAAAACGAGATCCACATTCGTGTAATCCGCCTTACGGTTGTTGCCTCAGAACCACTATTTACCAATATAGAAAAAGAGCATCAGTACCAATAGGCACTCATGCTCCTTGTTCTCCGTGAGCCTCACACCTAAATTCTGTTTAACTAACCCAATGGCAGAAACAACTCATAGGCAGGACTCTGTAGGGTATAACATTGTTCCGTGAAACTTCCTGTTTCATTAAACAACATTATACAATAGTATATACCCAATGTCAACAGTTTATTCATCATTTTTATCCGATGTTTTGTCGGATTCCAAAGTATGAACTCTTTTTGACAATTTTTCATTTTGATTTTTTAGATTAGATATTTGCTTTTCCATATTATCTATCCTATTCTTTTGACGAGTATTTAATTCTTGAAATTTTAAGTTTTCTTTATTGATATTTACATAATCTTTATAAATATCTGAAAACATAATATAAAATAATTGTTCTTGAATTTCCTTTAATATATTTGGTTGTATTATCTCATGAAGTTCCAATATTCTGCCACCAGAAATAAATTTTGAGTCATTCATTAATAACACGCCATCTTTTACAAATCCTTCTGAAATGCAACACTGCCTATTTTCTTTAGTCATATTCGGATTATGAATTGGATGATAACATTTATCTCTCCATGTCTTCCCAGTTGTCATAGGAATTATTAAATATTTCTCATCTTTCTTTCCTACACATAAACCAGGATGTATATATCCAATTTCGCCTTTGTATGTTTTCCCATAGTCAATAGTGCATACTTGTCCAAATAAAACTTTTTTAGGTGCATTCTCGCTTGGAGTATACTTTTTAAAATGATTTCTCTTCATCCAATTTGATTCTGCAATGAGGATGGAAGAGGAGTCGTATGCATTCAGTTGGCGAATTATACAATTCATATTATCTATTAGTTGTAACACACCATTTAATATTTTTGGTTGATTTGTTGCTCGTGTTGTTTTATTTAATTGAGTGTTTTTTGTATAAAATCCAGTTTTGTCAATATAATCAAATTCAAGATTTGATGTATCTAAGTCTTTATCCAATTTGTAGAATCTCCAATCGCAAATTAGTATTTTCCACTATTATACGACAAGAGAGTGCAAAAATCTATTGGAACATATGTTTATAACAAAAGCATATAAAATAAGACTGGTAAAAAAATTACCAGTCCATATAATTCCTTAAAAATCTATGCCGTCTTAATAAGTCCTCTCCAATAATCCAATCTTCCTCTTACATTCTCTGCTGAACCTGTACCAGACTGGACGTACTGCTTATATTCCTCATTATTTTCATATGTCACGATGAAATTCTTTTTTAAGTATTTTCAACATATTTGTAGTGAAAACCATAATTTGCAACTTTTCCATTTGTTCGTAAAGAATTTCTTATTCCAACAACTGTAATACGGTTATCTTGTTTATTCATATCATTAACACAAATTTTTGCACTATTATAAACTTTCATAGTTTCCAAACATAATACTTTTTTTGTTAAAAGTCCATCATATTCGCACCAACCAAGTTCATTTCCCATTTTTAACCATTTCCTAATTAAATCGGCATTTAAGTGAAAAATTCTTGATATTGATGCTGCACTTAAATTTGGATGTTCTTTTCTATAGTCACATACTTTTTTGGTTAAGTTGCAACAAGAATCTTCTAAACATTTATTCCAATTAATGTTTGTTAAATCAAAAATATTTGCCAACTGGCTTTTCAAAATATTATCACGGAAATCACCAATATCCGTGATTCTAATTATTTTATAACCATGTTGTAATGCAAGCTCATCTTTTTTAGAGTCCTTGAATTGTGATTCTTCTTTTGTCTGTCCAGACATTTTATTATCAATTCTATGAAAACCACCATCTGTTTCAATAATTATTTTTTTAGTTTCTATTACGAAATCATAAATACCAAATGTGTTCTTATTAGTAAATGGATTATAATATTTACACCAATCATACTTATGCTCTGATAAATAATCATCAATTTGATTGCTAGAAATTAATTGTTCTAAAAGAGAGTGCATGTATCTTTCTATGAATGATAAATTATCATTACATTTACATGGTATAGTTTTTGTATTATATAAATTACTAATGGAGCGTTTCTTGGTGCTTATTTTATTACAATATGGACATTTAAAAAATATTTTAATGTCACTACGCTTACTATATAATTTTGCATCTTCATATCCATTTGGGAAAAATTTTATCATCCAAGGGGAAGTAGTTGGTATATCATTTATTCCTTCCACAACAATGCTTCCAGAACAACAAGTGCATCCATTACCTCTGGAAATCATATTTTCCGGCATCCATCCATTATCCCATCCACAAATATTACATTTATAGACATATCCTCTCACTTTATCGGTTCGTTTGGGCATTTTTATAAGACGTGTTTCTTGTTTTAATATTGTAAGATCACGATGATTATCTTTAAAGTTTTCTCCCAATGTATATCTATACTGTTTTGAATGTTTTCCAGTGATTTTCCCTAATCCTTTATTAGAATCTATTACTGAAACTGGTACGCTTACAATTTTTCCTTTATAATCTACTACAACTTTATTTTGATATTTTTCTCCTCTTATATAGTCTATGATTTTAAACTCATCTTCTAACTCATTATATACAAAACGAACTTTGTAATTTATTGTATTTTTCCAATCTACTCCTTTCCAATTACGAGGAAGGTTGTCTAAAAATATTTTTCCGATATTTAATTTGCCTCCTTTTTTACAATAAAAAACAACTGCCAATAACAGCAGTTGCTTTAAATAATAATATTATTATTTTATAATTCTCTAATAATTTTCCTCCAATAATCTAATCTACCTCTAACATTTTCAGTAGAAGATGTTCCTGATTGACAAAATATCTTGTAGTCTTGCAATTTCTCTGTGTCAGTATAATCAGATAAAAATTGTGTAATACTTTCTATCAATTTTGAGAATGATTTTTTGTCTTTTACACACCTATATGATGCAAATAAAATCATTGGGATATTAAGTTGTTTCACTTTTATCGTTTCAAATGCCTCATTAAATTTATCCATAGCTGTTTTCAGTATATCAACCTTATCCTGTGAAATCGAATCGGAATGATATGCTACGAAAACATCAATATCTTTCGTTCTGAATGAAGTGAAATCATTTTCATTATTCGTTTCAATCAGCATCAAAGTTTGAATAATTAAATCCCTGTCAGTGCCGTTTTTACGCTGCGCCTTTGTCATGAGTTTGTCCATAAATGGATGAGTAGCAAGAGAGTAAACAATCTCGCTAAATTCATCAGATTCTCTGACAATCCTTAATTGCTTTGCGTTTAATGGTTTGCCAGCATTTTGTCTACGGAATATTTCACGAACATCTTTTTCCGTACAATCAGTAAGTTCATATATTTGTAATTCTGAGCTAAGGATTATATCTTTGGTATCTTCATCTAATTTACTGAATTTTAAACCAGCTAATGATTTTTCTTCATCGTTTATAAGTACTGGTTCCATATCTTTTGACAATGCAAACTTATCCCCAAGGAAATCACGCACACAGCTTAAACGTTGTACGCCATCAATTACAGAAACGACACCATCTTGCTTAATACCGTAAGTTGGATTAGTAGGGTATTTACGAAGAAGAGAATCAATTAAATCCGTTTTCTGTTTGCGATTCCATTGTCCTTCAGGACGTTGCAATTTATGAGAAAGGAGAATGGTTCCCTTTTCCATTGCCTTGTTAAGAGCCTGTAGTGTTTTAGTTCTACAAGTATAATCCATATGACACCTCCGAAAATTTGAAATATTAAAAAATCATATTTTTAGAGTAGTGCATTTTTAATAAAATGTCAATATTTAGAATAAAAAAATATTCAAAATTTTTATGTCACAAATTTACAAAATATGATATAATAATTATTACGATACTAAGATTTGATTCCATAACCACTTCCAAAAAACTCGCCTCCACAGCGAGATCAGCTTGATCCACACAAGCCACCAAATAGTATGATATTTACAACAAAAACAGAATTATCGGAGGTGGCTCATGGGAAATATAATTGAAAGTATTGTTGAGTGTGAATCTTTATATGGGATGGTATGCGTATTATCTTGTTTCATTTTCTTTTATATTACCATTCGATTTGTAATGCCTTACATATACAAGATTGTATGTAAATTATGCAATACATTGGTAACATACAAAGATGTTCACACAAAAGCCAATGTTAAGGATGTCTCGTTTGAGACGAAATTACATCGGTGATATGGACTACTGGATTCCACTCTGGTAGTCCTTTTATTATTTTATTTCTATTTCATCTATTTTAGACTCCACTCCAAAATAGATATTCTTATCATCCACGATATGAAAGTAGGAGATAAGAATCCTACTGAATAATATACTGTCATATCTCAGCATAGTATCGAATGTATATTCTTACGGCAGCGTTGCATCTAACCGTCTGTAGCCATTTCATTACAGTGAGGGTTCATCATTATACAAATGAGTATAAAGAGAGGCTTCCCTGCGGATCTCATTTAGTATCACATTACTGTGATAGGCACAAGATTCCCCGTCCTTGTATTATCACAAAGAGTCTATTCAGACCATATCGACCTACATACGAATGAGTATGTATTTTATTTACTATCATGTATCTCATGACAGGCATAGAACCTTCTTGTCTTTGCCACAAGAATCAAAAACTATGCTGTCGGCACATTCACAACATTTCAACAGTGTTGATGACATACTAATATAATTAAGCCATACCGACGTTTTTTATGGAACTAAATAATCCAGCACCGAGTCCAATAGTTCCTAAAGAACCAAGTTTATCTATTAAAGAATCAATTGCTTTTACTCCTGTTGTCCCAATATCAACTAATCCTTTAAGAAAATCGCTGTCAAGAGCAGTATTTGACAAAGATTGAAAAGCGGCTTCAAGTTTTTGAATCTTTGCTTCTAATGAACCCATCCAACGTTCTTGCTCCTGCATTGCTGAACCAGCAGCATTTGCAGATGCTTCATATGCTTTTTGGATTTGTCCAGATTTAAATGCTTGTAAAATAGCAACACCTTGATTGGCTCTATTTTTACCAAACATTATTTCTGTAAGATCAGCCCTATCGGAATCACTAAGATCAAAATAGATTTCTGAAATTTCTTTTAACTGATCATATGTAGACTTAAAAGATCCATCATCTTTAAAAATATTTACAGTGCCCTTTGATAAATTATATATCTGGGTCTGAATCTTGCTTATCGATTCAATATCTTCATATTCTTCTCCAATACTTTGAAGTTCACCCTTCATCCCACGTAAGCGCATACTAACAACACGAAGACCGTTAGCCAATTCACCAACATTTTGTGTGATTTCTCCCCCACCTGTTAGAATCGCAAGGGTTTGATTGATATCATTTCCTGCAACTGCCATGGAAGAAGCAGCATTACGAAGTCCATCACCTAAAGATTTTGCATCTGTAGCAAATTCATTTCCTAAACGGTTTAGAGAATCTACAATTGTTATACTATTGTCAGCTTCTATATTAAACGCTTTCATGGCAGTTACAAGATCAGATACAGCCGTATCATCATCAACTTCACCAACATTAGCATAAATAGAAGAAATTTCTGCGAGCTTACTTGCCTCATCAAGTGAAAATCCTAATTTTGCCCAGTTTGCTGTTTGCTCAACTAGACTAGATACTGAACGACCTAAATTATAAGCTGATTCACTTGCGGAGTCCAAAAACTGAACATACTTCTTTTCTGTCTCATCAGTTACTTTATAAAGATTGGTCATTGCAGTGTCAATTTCATATACCGCTTTAGGCATCTTCTGTAACTGATAGACTAATGCCATTACTCCAGAACTTACAGAAAGCCATTGAGTAAAACTTTGTGCAGCCTGCGACATTTGATCCTTTAATGAAGCACCAAGTCTACCAATACCACGCATAGAATTTTCTGCTTTTTTAAATCCATCAGAAATTTCATTAAATTGCATTTTTGTCATCTGCGAATTAAGATCACGTAAACTCGCTATATATGCTTCATTAGTAGATATAACTTGTTTAGTTGCGGCGGTATTTTTCTGATTCCAAGCTTCAATAGCATTTGCTTTATTAAGTCTTTGCTGGACAGAAGTAAAACCCTTAGCAGAAGATTGAAGCTTAGTGTACTCATTACCAGACTCAATTAATTCTTTCTGTAATTTATCATTCAAAGATATAATTTCTTGATAATTACTTTCATCAAATGGTTGATTTATTCTAGTTTTTAAAATATCAAAAACATTTGAAACATTAGATGTTTTCTTTTGAATTTCATCTTCTGTTAGACCAAGACTTCTAAAATTTCCTTCTATCTTTGCAATCTGTGTAGGATAATCATTCTTAATTCCCCCATTCGATAAAAGTTGAATTTTATTGACTTGATTTGCAATTTTTTGTATTTCTGCATTAACTTTACCACTTGATTTACTAATGCCGTCAGTAACATTCTGAACAATGTTATTTCCAATTTGTAGACCAATCTTAGAATCAAAAGAAATATTAGAAATATTAATTTTTTGATTCAGAACAGATTCTAATTGTTTTAGAATATTAGAAATACTTTTTGGATCAATCTCTGCTTGAATCTTTAATTTGTCAATCTGATTTTGAATCTTATCAACATCAGAATTAATATTTCCTTTTGATTTTGCTTCATCTAATTTTGCCTGAAGTAATATCAAAAATTCATCCATATATACAAATACCTCCTTGTGTTTTTGACAATAAAATACCGCCGATAGAAGGGCGGTAGTAGTTGCAAATATTTAATTTTACCGAATTTTCAAACCTTGTTTTCGTAGTTCTTCTAATAATATATCAATACAATTCTCCTCACAGAAATCTATAAACACTTCCCAGAAACGGTGTTCTTTTGTTTCATCTGTAATCCATCCGCCGTGACTGCCGATATTTGCAGCATGTAATTGTTTTTCGCCAGTCCAAAAACTATTATAATTCATTTTAGATTTATCAATAAAAACCTGTCCACAAGTTTTAGTAAGCATCTTAGTTATTGCAGATCGCCAGAACTGATATGTTCTATGATAGTAGTCAGGTTCAAATACATCATAAAATTCTTCATCAATAATTTGCTGAAGACTTCCCAAAAGTCTGTTACATGCATTTTTAATGGCTTTGCCGCAGACAACATTTATCTTTTTTAAGTCATTAGGTGTTTTTATTATTGTAGCCATAAATCACATCCAATCTGTATTTACTTTTAGAAAATAAAATATTATAATATTTCCAAGCACATATGCGATCATATGACCACATTATGATTCGATAGCACGGCTATATGCTTGACTAAAGCGTCTGTGGGAGTGCCTTATGGCACAAAATCTACTGAGGTACATAGTACCAGAAAGGACGAAAGATATTCTCGTGTATAAACAACATATCTTGGGATTCTCCCAGTCTTATCTCCTTTTCTTGTATGTCAAGTACAGAAGGGAGGTGAAGAATGGTAGAGATTTTTATGACATTGGTTATTGTGATCATTTTGCTCATAGCTGTATGTTATATTGGAAGTCTTGTTCTTGCCAAGGACACAAAAGAATTCCATATACACCTTGGGCTGTTGAAAGGATTTGATATATCAGGTTCTTTCTATGAAAACAATAACCCACAGGAACATCATCAGTAACTAATAGTCCAATTCATCAGTAGGAGAGTAGTAGTGGAAGTAGATTCAAGAGATTAGCATCGTAGTGATACGGTGCTATTTCTCTGCATTATTTATTCCCTTACAGAAAAATAATCCCTCACAAGACAGTGAGAGTGGTAATATTTCATTTACTTTATTTACTTACAGTGTTATAATTTTCATATCAATTATATGGAGGGCGTATTCATGGTAACAACGCAACAAGGTAAAAATTTTGTACACGAACTTTTAATGGAATATATTAAGCAAAACAATATATTACAATGTGACAAAGAATTGATTCCAGAAAGAATTAATCAAATTGTAGAAGTTGAAAATATTATTTCTGAAAATGTACAAAAGAAATATCACAATATAAGTTTTATAGTGTAATTGGATTATTATCTTCGATTTCTCGAATGATACAATCAAATAAACATCTCGTTTTTGAAAGCGATACTTTTTGAGATTTGAGGATTTCAAGTATTTCTTTTTTTGTAAATACTAAATCTTCACCTAACTCTTTATTCCATTCTGTTACTCTATAAGTATTTCCATACATTTTTTATATTCCTCCAATCCCTTTGAAAGAGACATTTTATGTCTCTGCTTTGTTATTTGATTCATGAATCAATTTCGTCAGAGAATCCACAAATTTCTTTTCAAGTTCCTCTGGATTTTTAATAAGTTCCATTGCTTGTTTGTCAATAAACTGCCAAATAGCAAGTTGCCATTTAGTTCTTAACTGCCAACATCTTATTGTTCTAAGTAACGTAATCATATATTCTATTCCTCCTCTGGTTTTCCTAAATTCCATTTAAAAATAAATTTATTGTCTGGTGTGATGATTGTCATCATTCCTTTTTTAAAATTATATTTTTCACTTATAATCTGAGAACTTGTGTTTAATACTTTCATTAAACAGTCCTGAGCATCTACAGACCAGTTGTTTTCATCAAGATATTGTTTGATTTGTGGATCAGTCATTGATTATTACCTCAATTTCTGTTCTTGGATTATTTTTATCATATCCAGTTTTTAAGGTGAGAGAACGTAAATGCTTTTCATCGTCATCTACAATAAAACCTGATTCTGTAAACGAATCCAAGAGGAATTTTGGGACTTGATTATCAACATCGTGCCTTCTTTTAGTATCAAAAAAGACAGTCATGATAATATCAAAACTGTCTAATTTCATGTTTGTATATCCTAATTCATTTATTAACCAACAACCAAACAATTTCCATTTCTGCTTTAGTGCGTTCATTTGCATTCTCGGAAGTATACACCATTGATTTATTGATGGATGCCTGGGCTTATCTATTTGCTTTTTAGTAGCTCTTGGATGTTGTGAAAAATAGTATTGATTATATTTTTCAATAGTATCATTATCTATAACAAGTTTTATAAAAGTCACTTCCTTTACATAAAAATTCCACTATCCATAATTAATAGATAGTGGAGTAGCGATTTTATCTATTCAGTTACAGCATCATAATATCCGTCTGTTCTAAGCAAATCTATTATTTTTTCTTCATAATATACATATTCCATATTTTCTTTTGAAAATAGGATGCTATTGCCATTTTCATTTTTTAATAATATATAATTATTTATGTACATCCATTTAAATATATCCCATGAATGTTTGTTAGTATTTATTGAGAATGGTGTATCCATAGTTCTTATATCAACACCAAAAAATTTATTAGCTAGTCCATTACAAACTGATGAATGTATGTATTTTTTCATTACTAACGCAGCTTCTAAATTACCTAGTGCAATTTCAATCGTGTAATTGTCCAAAGTATCTAAAGCGAATTCATATAGTTCTTTTTTTGATGGTAATTGAAAGGAATATTCTTGTTTAAAATCCTCATCATAAATATAATAGATATGTAGATTGTCATCAAATATCATTTTTATAATAGGAGAATTTAACAAACTAAAAACTTGATTTTTATTTAGCAAAAACCATTCTCCATTTTTTCTATAATTTTTAAATTTTTCATGAATCTGTTTTTCGAGACATAAAGATTTTCCTGATGGAACACAAATCAAATTGATAAGGTGTATTTTATCTTCGAGTCCAAATTGCGTTTTAAATACAGTATTTATAGAGCGTAGTCTTTGTATAGGATTTTCTGATTTTCCTATTTTTATTAGATTTGTCACTTCGTTATACATAAAATAAACATATTCTATATGTGATGATGTAGAATGTAAACAATACGTCTTATATAAATATAGAAAATCTTGAACATTCAATTTTTCAAACATCTTTTTATAATAATCTAATATAAAATTTGTTTGTATTTCTAACATCTGTGTATAAAATTGTTTATATTCATCAGCTATTGACATAACTATAAATCTCCTTTACATTAAAAAATATTTTTCAGTTCCAATTTCTATTTCTACATTCATCTCCTAAAATTTCCTAAAAATAGAACAGAGTGGTGGTAGGAGATTTGACCACCACTTTTATCTGGGAGCGACCCATATAAGTTTGTTCTATAATAATGCCAGTTCAATAACCTCTGACATTTTGGTATGTGAAATACCTATATCAATTTATTGGTATTCATATAGATACTTCTCCAAATAAAAAGAGCAACCTCACAATGAAATTGCTCTTTCAATTATATTTACATTCGCTCAATCTTTTCCCATGTATACATTTCTTTTTGTACAACTGAATGTACAAATGAATTTTTCCCGTCAGCTTCTTCATATTCCTCAATCAAATCTTCCAGAGCTTCTAACTCCATATCATTGATTTTCCCAAGTTCATGATAATACCGATAAGATTGACTTATTTTGTCTTTTAACTCAGCCCTGATCCGCTTATTGTTCTTTCGTTCGCTTTCCATAAATCGCTCATCTGTATTACGTTTCATATCATCTATTTTCTTGGAAATATTAAATATTGATTCTGAAAGCTTATTCTGTGCATCAGTTAACTCTCTTTGAATGGTTAATGATTGTTCACGATCATGCACTCTGTTATCCATTATTTCTTTGATTGCAGACTGATTATTTTTTATTGTTTGTAGTAACTCTTCTTTATTTTTCTTTCTGTTGTATAAATCATCAAAAAAATCAGAAATTATTTTTCTATTCTTTACAATAATCCAACCTATAAAAATCAGAATTATAACTGCAATTACAATTATCATTGGATCAATATCTATTAGGTATTTAGTTAATATTTCTTCCATTCCATAAATCAGCCTTTCTTATTTGTGATTTGCACAATTGCTTGTTTAACCTTATCGAATCCCACCATAGATACCAAGCCACTTGCCAATCCCATTAGGACTGCATAAATAACATTATTTACAGTAAAAGGAACAGCATTTAGCTGATAATATACAGCAGTGCCTCCGCCTCCTACAATAAGAGCAGTAATAAGTGCAACAATATTATAAGACAAATTTACTTTATCTGTTGCGACATTTTTAATACCTTCAGTTACAAGACTACTTATTACAGAGAACCCAGAAAGCAGAATTAGAAACATAGTAGTTGTCATATATAAAAATCCTCCTCTAATTATCAGTTGTTGAAAGTACGGTTGTTATAACTTGATTCAAATCCAACTGTGATTTAATCTCATCTGGCATAGTATTTAACATTGCCATAGGTAATTGAATCTTATGGTCGCTACGAGACATTAAATAATATGCGCCTGATGACAAACCTAACTGTGCCACCCAAGCTCCGAGTAGAATTCCAAAACCATCAAGATTATATAACTGTGGAATGGAAGAGTAAGAAATATCTATTCCACTATTAATGATAGAATTGTATGCTTCTTTTACATACATACCATTTAAAGCAATACAAATAAAAAAACCTACTATCAAAATAACTGCTATAATATAATCAGCAAATAGTAATTTTTTACTAAATTCTTTCATTTTCCCTCACGCTAAAACTTTAATAATTTTTGCCATGTTTTCTTTCTGGCAGTAATTTCTCCATCAATTTTACATCCATTTGCTTCTTGAAACTTTTTGACGGCAGAATCAAATTTTTGCCCTGTAATACCATCAACAGTCCCACAATTATATCCAAGTGTATTCAAATATTTCTGTATTGGTTTTACAACCGCATGTTTAATATTTTTTGTTATAGATACTGTTACTGTTTTTGATAGGGTTTCATTCCCTGCAATTCCGTCAACTTTTGCACCAATAGCTTTTTGTATATCTCTTACAAAGTCTTTCTGAGTATATTTATTTACGGTGTTTAGATAGTTTGTATTAGCAGATTGTGTTATGTCAGTTTTTAAAAATAGTTGTCGTTCTTCTTTTCTTCTTGATGTCAACCCTGCAATAACTCGTCCATTAGCTTTATTATAAGATAAAAATTTATCTGCAATTTGTGAAATAGAACGAGTTCCATTTGCTGTTAATCCATTGATATTTCCAATGTTATAACAGAAACTCACCAATGCATCAAACTGGTTTTGATTCCAATGATATTTATTATCATATTTATTTACTTTTGATTCATATGATTTAAGACCTTCTTTTAATAATGATTCAGCTTTTGCCTGTGTAATTTTAGTTCCCATTGTTAGTGGTTTACCATCTATTGGTTTTGTCCAACCATATCCAATGGTAATAACCCCTACAGTATCTCTATATGCGGATAGCCGACACCCTTCAAACCTTTTGATAAGATTCAAACCATAATTGGAAATTGTATTTGCCATTCTTATCATCCTCTCTTTTTACAATAAAAAAGAACCAGATATTTTCTGATTCTTGTTAAAAATAGGAAAGTAGTAAACTTGCCTGACTATTGATTCCAAAACCGTTCACTCACAGGTACGTTATCTACTTTTATATTCATTCTCTTGAATAACCTTACTTTTGAATTTATCACCATATCTTATCGTTTATGTAAATTAATTCATTCATAATATTTGCAATCTCTTTTTTGGTCTATCTCAACATACCTATCTTTATCTTTGCAAAATTTTTGACTTATACATAATTGATCTATTGTTCCAGAATTTCCAATAAGATTACAAAAGATCATTATTTTTCCAGTACGTTCCGATAATTGTTCATAAGAATTTTTACACATAACTTACCTACAGTAGTTTAATAGAAAAATCAGGTTGCCCTATTTCACTTTTATATTTTACATTCACAGTTGTAGCAGGACAGCTGAAGTGCTTAACATCTCTAATTCTAATCCCATATCCATCAAAATTTATGTCCAACGTCTTTAAGGAATTGTTATAATTTATAACGCTACATTCCTTTTCTTTAAAATCATCCTTTTTCTTTTTAGTGCGTGTTTTTAAATTCCTACTTAGTTCATTATTCTGTTTAATTATTTCTTCTTCCATTGAATGTCCTCCAAAGATAAACGGATAGTATTTTTCAACTATCCGTTTTATTAAAACTATTTTTAGACTACAGTGACATCAATTTCATCAGAAACACCATTATATGTAACTGTAATTTTAGCAGTCCCAGAAGCTACAGCAGATACAATTCCTTTTTCATCCACAACAGCAATATCTGGAGCATCACTTACAAAAACGCAGTCAATATTATCTAACTGTACTGGTGAATATAAGGCTCCTTTTAATCCTATAACCGAAATGGCTGTTGTTTTACTTGTGTCAGTAGAATTAAGATTTATGCTTGCTGGAGTAGCAGCAAGTTCTGTCACATTTAAAGCTTTGACTGTATCATCAAACTCTTTAATATATGCATATACACTAGAACCATCTGTGCATGTATCTCCTTCAACCGCAAGAGCTTTACCATCAATATTTGTACTTGATACGCCGTCTGGTGTAAAGCTAATCGTAAAATTACCGCTTGGTTGATATGAAGGAATGATTACCTGAACATTACCAACTTTCCCAAGATTATTATTATGCTTATCTGCGTCAAGAACAAGTTTATAAACATTAGGAGCACTGTCAGCATCAATAGTAATAGATTTTGCAATACGATTATATTGATATGTTACTTTTACAGTCCCTTTTTCAATGCCATATTTAGTTAGATCTATAGTTGTTTTTTCTGGTGTTGTGGTTATAATAAGCCCATTATTTAACTCAACAGCAACGTCTCCAATAGGAACAGTAGGTAGCACCCCGATTCCATCATTGATCTGGATACATTCAGCAAGTTTATATACATCGGTAAGACCATCTGTAATTTTAGAGCCAACCTGAGATGCAATATATTCTAATTTCCAGTCTGCGGCCTCAAGTGTCACTCCTAACTCTCTTCCATACTTAAAAGAATAAATTAATTTATTCCCTTTACCTGCATTAACATTCTGTTCCTGCATAGAAACTTCAATAGAAGTATTAAGGTTTGTAGTACCAGTACATGCTAAAATATCGTCATAATATAAAGCGAAATTTGCAGTACTTACTAAAAAATTTTTTTCATTTTTAGACATTAAAAATCCTCACTTTCTTTATTATCTAAGAAACAAAAAAAAGAACAAAGCTATTAACTTACTTTGCTCTTTAATTCATTTTCATCCATTTTAATATTTTTATATTTATCATCCACTTCAAGAGAAGCCATCCAATGTTTGATTGGTTCTTTGAAAGAAACCATACCACTACATTCACCAGTTTTTGCAATAGTATATCCTTCATGTAATTGATAACGTTTAATATATCTCCAAAATTTGCGTATGGTCATATGCATAACTCTTTCTTCCGAAATATTCATAGCTATAATGAGAGAATCAATATAGTCCTCAATATTCGCTTGGTTTTCTTCTTTATTTACCGAATGTTGTGCATTTAATAATTTCTGTTCAGTGTCATAATTAAGAAATTCATCTATATCGAAATCTATTTCATTCTGAATAATAATAATCCTTCTTAGATCATCAAATATTTCAGGAGTGACTATTTTATTGTTTATAAATATGTTTCCTTGAAAAATTTTGACTTCTTGATCTTTACAACATAACCTTAAAAGTTGTAACGCAAAAAAAAGATATTGAGATAAATCAGATATTTTATATTCATTTTCCAAATCCGTATTTCCAAAAGAATAGAATAAGAAATCAAGATAACTCATTTTTATAATCTGTTTGTTTCTAAAAATACTATTTTTTCTTACAGTAATAGAATTTGAAAAAGTTTGGAACATAATAACATCATTCATAGTAACAGGATATAGTATAATATTATTGTAGGTGATAGGTTTATTGTAAATCAGAAATGGAAGTAAATATTCTTTATTAATTTTCACAACTATTTTCAACCTCGTTTAAATTTGTGACGTTGTATTTTAAACATTTTCCGTAATATTTGTTGTTTGGAGAATATAATGTGCAAAATCCCCTTTCAGCAGGTTCTATATTACCAATACCTTTAATTTTTCTATTTCCTTTTAGAATTCGATCTACAGTATCGCATAAAATATCTATGCGGTTGCCATAATGACCTACTTCATAACCCATCCCTTCAACTTCATTGATTGAAGGAACGGTATCATCTGTTATTCTGATGAGAGATTTTGATGTAAAAATGCATATATATAAGCCAAAGTCAGTAAAAATATTTTGTCTAATCATATTTATATCTGTTTCAACAAACACAAATGTTTTTTCTTCGTCAGTAGTATCGTCTACGAAATTATGATCAAAAAGTTGTCCCTGAACTTCATATTTCTTTCTGTCAATAAACCATGTACCACCAAGTAACATATCTTGTATTTCCAACTGATTATGTGGCGGCTTTTGTGGATTCATCAATGTGACAAAATCATTATTTTTCAAGAGGAGATTTATTATCACATTTTTATATCTTGATGCATTATATAAATTTGACATAATCACCTTTATCATTCAATTATTGTTATTTCAAATTCTGCTAAAACTTTACCTATGATAATTATTTGCAATAAAAAAGAAGATCCTATTAAATCTTCATTGTCTACTAATAAGTCTATTTTGTTTTCATATGAATTTACTACGAGTCCTAAATCGCCTACTATATTCCATTTAAAATCAACATCTCTCCAGCTAATATCATTTTTATTTTTATCTGTGAATTTTACAATATAAGGACGCTTATACCCATTTTTCAGATTTGTATTCCCAGAAATTACACACCTTAAATCTGTCGTTTCATCGGGTTCTGGTGGAGTTGGTGGGAGAGGAGTGGTATTTTTATTATAATCACATATCCTCAATTCCTGATTATCGTCATTTGGATTGAATTCTGTTTTATCAGCTATGAAACTTAACAAGGAACCCATATTACCAGAATTATACAGAACATCGTCACTACGAGTAATTTTGAACACCTTAGTAGGCTTAGTTGGCTTCATATCAATGAATACTCGTTTGCCTTCCAGTTCAAAACCTTCTTCACAATATCCAATAAGGATAGTATAGTTGTTAGAACTCAGCACAAGCGTACTATTACCTGTCTCTCCAACATCATACTTGGATGCAGAAACTATATTAGAATAACGCTCTATAATTTCCCCATTTGCAAGCTGCCATTTTAGAAGATAATTGCACTGAATCATTTTCCCTTCATAATGTACATCATTGACATTGAAAGAATTATATATAAGCCAGTATGTATCATCTTTCGTATCGTGCAGATACTCACCAATCTTAATTGGATTGTCATATGTGGTTAGAAAATTCTGATAGTTTCCATTTAGCGAACTATATTTCCGTTTATATATTCTGACTTTTGCAGGTCTGTCATCACATCCCAACACTGGATTCCAGAAATACATAGTGGGAGAGTAAGACGAATCATGTTCTAACTCTTCTTTTAATAGATTCTGTCCATCAATTATCATTTCCTCTCGTGCCGTAGAACCACTATGTTTGATTCGCTCTTTCATAAGTTGAAGGCTCATACATTACACCTTCTTTCTATTTGTAACTAAGTCAAACAACTTGGAATTTCTGTATGATTTATTGATTGCAAGTTGATCATTCTCTTTCATAAGTTCAGAACGTAATTCTTTTGCTTTTGTAAGCATATCTTTGTTATCAATCTTATGAAAATCAACAGTAGACATACGAGCCTTTAATGCTTCCCTTGTCAAAATAAACTCACTTGTAAGCCATTCTATCGTCATATAGTTACACAACAGAATAAATGTATCATCTGTCAATCTAAAATTAAATTGTCCAAGTTCATCGTCTCTTTGTGATAGATCCTGTTTGCATGACTGAAATTTAACGATGGCGGGTCTGATATAGCCAATAACAATGTCATAAGCCATTTCTTCTGATATATCACAAAAAGAACGATCCTTTATACTGCGGAAAACAGCATCGGCAAGTTCTTTGTATGTAGTATTAGCCATATCCATCACCTGCCTTTATATTATTCACTTAAAATATCAAAATGTAATTTATCCTGTAACAGTCGAAGTACATTGACATCAACTAATTTTCCTGTCTTATACATCTGTCTTACCTTGCTAATAAGAATATCTCGCATATTTACACGCAAAGCATCATCTACGACCTTGCTAATTGTAGCCAAATCAGAATTAAAAACTGATTTAAGATTGTTTAGCTTTGCAACATTCTCATATACAGGAGTAAGCCTGAACTTTTTAACAGCACGTTCGTCCATAAGAATAACCAATGGTTTATTAAGGAAATCGCTACTGTAATTATTCATTTCATTCAGTTCTGCAACCGTCATGTATTGAATTTCACCAATCTGTTTCCATCTGATTACAGCGTTTGTTGTCCTAGATTTATATGTAAGACCGCCAAATGTAATAGATTTAACTGGAATAGAAGTATCAAGGTCTAATTTATCTTCGTAATCGTCTTTATCGTCAGCGGATTCATCTAAATCGTCAATGGTTTCAGAAATAGCATCCAACAAAGACACTGGTTTAGTATCTTCCGATACTTCATCCTGTGATTTTTCTACATCTTTTGGTACATTGTTCTGTTCTACAGTCTGCGTCATATCTACGTTTTCTGCTAAATCATCGTCTTCAGCAGAAACAGCAGTATATGCGTCATTTTCTTTCAATTTTGCAATCAATTTATCTTTGCCAATATTACCTACTTTAAGACCTCTTGACTTTGCTAATTCTTTTAATTCGTCAAGTTCCATTTTTGTATAATCCATGTTTATAATTCCTCCATCTTTGATTTTTCTTTTAACTCATTCCAAGTGTTGATTGTCTTATTTAATTCTTCTGATTTCTCAAAAGTGAAATAAGTCAAATTATTAGTCTTGTTTTTAGACTTTTTAATGTAATTAAAACCTTGTGATTTTAAGAAATGATATAAGTTAAAAGAGTAGCAATGGAAAAATGAATTTTTCTGTTCTTTTTCCATATATTTACCTCATTGATTTATTTTCAGCACCAATTTGGGCATAAATAACACCTTAATCGGTGCTGAATAAAATTTATATATCTACTAATTAAGATACGGCATATTTGCCCATAAGATTGCTAAACACAATGCCGGTTCCTAATTTTGTCTGCACCTGACTGTCGTATGTCTGATCGTTCGTATCCTGTGCCGTAAGGTCTCTTGCCCTTGTATCACCCTCGAAGTACATCTTAATAGGTTTCTCTGCATCAGGCAGAACATAGATAGACTTATTATCTACTTTGAAATCATAAGTACCACGAACAAATGTCTGAGGAATCATGATTGCACTTACACCAAGACCAGTCAAATTCAGAACGCAACCATTAGTTGCAAATTCTTCTTTCTGAGAATTGGAAATAAGTTTTGTGTCCATACCTTCTGCAATCTGCGCAAGAGCAGTACGAGTACCAGCAAGAACTACATTTTTCTGAGAAGCAACCTGTACCTTCTCAATCAGATTTGCCATAGTAGTTCTATCATAAGAACCAGACTCTTGAAATGCGGAAGGAAGATATGTACCAGCACCATTGAAAGCAGTATAGATACGTGCATCAATTTCATTTTGGAAACCTTTCTGCAACTTAGCAAGCATTTCAGGAATAGTAACAGTACCCTTCAGGAATCTCTCTAATTCATCATAAATATGAATGTAAATCCATTCCGTAGATACACCAAAACTCTTTTTGCCCTGTAACTTCGTTCTGTCAGTAGACCAGTAATTACCAGCAAATTTTGTTGCAACAAGAACGGAATTGTCCTCAACTACAAACTCATTCTTATCGCCTAATGCACCGTTCTTCACTTCTACGAACTGCTCATAGAAAGGAGAACCTTCCCATGCAAGAGGCAGATTGGTTGTAAGTACATTTTCCATGACAGTAAAGATTTCATTCTTATGGTTTCTCCAACCCTGCCAAGTAAGTTTATCTTCACCAAGAATATCAAAGAACGCCTCTCTTATAGCCTGATCCGTAAACTTTTCTGCACCTTCTGCAAACAGACCAACTCTGCCAGTAAGAGAATCATTCATCAAATTTGTTAATTCAACAAGATAGTTTCCCATATTTTATATACCTCCCTAATTAGACATTCTTAATAACTTCAATAGTTACTTTGGTTACTCTTGTATCAGCGGAATATCCCATACCAACAGCGGAATCACCAGAACCGATAACAACATTTTGACCAATAGAACCAATGCAGTAAGGGAAACCAATTTCCTCAACGGCAATTACCTTACCAACAAAACCAGAAGTAGGCTTCGTAGCAACTGCTTTAGGCTTATTTGTAGAGCCATCAACAGTGATATACTGACCAACTGCTACAGGTACATCTTTTGTTTCGCTTTCTTTTGTTTCAGTAATGGGTGTAATACCAGTGCTATAAGTCTTGAACTTATTATCTTTCTTTAACTGATAAACTCTAAAAGGCACACCAGCCTTGTTAATATAATTCTCTTCATTCTGATCGGTTGCTCGATTGTTGTCATAAGACCATGCAGGATTTGCCACAAGATATACTTCATCAGAAGTAGTAGGAACAGAAGCAGTATAAATATCTGTTTCACCAGTTACTAAATCACCCTTTGCAACTAACATTCCATTTTCAATATCAGAAGTTGCCTGAAAAGACAGACACTTTGCGCCCCACATATTTGTGGTTTCGACTACATTATAATTTGCCATATTTAAAAACCCTCCTTATTTTCTGTGCTTGTCCAATAAATGACCATATCTATTAGTCAATTCATCATCTTTTTTAGAAGCTACATTTGTTTCCTGTGGCTGATAAGAGAAAGAAGCAGATTTACTTACCATTTCCTGACCTGCCATCAGTGTTAAGTCGTGCATAACCTGTTCTGTTGTTACTTCATCAGCATTAAGTTTTGCTTTGTAAACTAAGAATTTTGGACTTCTGCCAATCTTCTTTGCAAAGTCAGCAACGATTGTGTCAATCTCATTCTTATGTGCAAGACGTTTTGCCTCTGCATCAGCACTTTCATACTCAGAAAGCCTTGTGACAGCTTTGGTGTACTTATCATTTAACTCAGCGTAAGCGGTATCTCTAGCTTCAATATCCTCATTAAATGTTGCAGTAAGTTCCTCCGTAATAGAAAATGCTTTTTCTTCTGCACACCTATCTATAACTTTGTTAAAGTCAATTAAATCGTTCATAGATACTGCATTTTCAGTTTCAAAATCTACTACAGAAAATTTCTTTTCTACTTTTCCATCCCAATCAGCAGCAATGTTACCATCGTCATCAAGTGCAAATTCAACGGTATAAACTTTAAGACAATCATGCTTATCCATAACCGTAAAAGAATTTTCAGTTGCGTCAATAAATGCATACTGCTCGGTTGCATTTTCACTTTCGCCAACTGTAAAAGTAGAAAGAAAAGATTTCAACTTTTCTAAATCCATAAATTTCTTTTCCTCCTTATTAGGTTCGTTTGTTACATTATTTTGAACAGCGGTAGTAGTACCATCTGATTCATACTGTTTTAATTTTTCTAACATCAGCTCAAAGTTCTGTTTGAATTTATCTGTATCAATAGAAAAAGCCTTCACCCTGGAAGACTCAAAACAAGGTTCTATATTTTCATTTGCGTCCATACTACGCCTTAGCAAACATAATGCAGACATAGAGAAGTCATTAACTACAACATAGTCGTTATCATAGTTGTAATCTTCAAAGAAAATTTCCATTGATTGATTGAAATATATTTCATCACTATAAGCTGCCTCCATAATTGGATAACGATGTGTCCATAAGATAATATCAACTGAAAAATATTTACGTTGTTCTCCTGAACGCTCTGTAATTAAATCCATAGACGGATTACAGTCTTCTGGAATTACGCCAAACGGCACACATTCATTAACAAGTTCAATTCCATTATTATCTATGATAATTTTAGAATCATGACCGCCGATATAATAATTTCCATCATCATCTTTCATAAGATGTGCAACAACAGGAACATTTGAATAACCTTTTCTTGCAATAAATTTTTGTAATGCTTCTTCTGTTATATCAGAATAATTTCTATTACGTCCTGTGTAAAAGACATTACATCTACATCGAGTAAAATCTTTATTGATGACTTGAAAATTAGTAAATTTTGCAGTCATATCAATATTTTTTAATTCTGTATTTGGCAATCTACATCCTCCTTCCCAAATTTTTACAAGCAAACATTCGGATTAAATAAAAAAGAACCTTGCTCAAACTTTGAGTTCAGTTCCTTCATCAATTCATTTGTTTGTATAAACACAAACACTTCTTTATTATCAATGTTTCTTTTTGTATATTTGAAACCAATCGACTGTAATATATCTGCCTTTACTTGGTCTAAAATCAACACCTCACCCATATATTCAATCACCAACTTTCTATATGCGATTATCCATATTGTTTGAATCGTTGCCACGCTGCGTATCTGTAGAAGGAGCCAAATCAGTATCATCATTCATTGGTCTACCACCTTCTGATCCATCATTTGCAGTTGTGTATGAGGTTTTTAACACTTCCCACTTATCATAAATATCTTCTTTAAACATCTGCTCTGTAAATGAATTTCCAAGCATCTTTGCGGTATTTACACCCGTTGCTGCTAATAATTCTCCTTTAACTGGTAGAGATGCTTGTGCCAATTTTAATTTCTTTTCTATATAGTCATCTACGTCAAAAATAGTAACTGGTAAAATTCGATAGACAAATTGATAATCGTCATAGATGTAATTACGAAGTTTCATTTGCAAATCCATCCATGATTCAAGTTGGCGATATATACGATAAATATCAGAAGAATCTACCTTCATAGACAATTTCAATTCAGAACCGCTAGAAGCAGAAGATATGAGTGCTTTAGATACACCGGCTTCTCCATAATAATTTTCAACAGCCTGTTCAACCTTATTTTTATCATCTGATATAGTAGATTTTGACTCAATAAGCTGTAAGTCCATAGGGGATGGTACAACGCCAAAGCGATCAGGTAGGATAGACTTTGCCATTTCAACGAATGGATAGATTAACTCATCACCCATAGTTATATGACCTTCGTCATCAACAGGTATCTTGAAATAAACTAGTTTATATGCGTCTGCTTCTGATTTTGCTTTGACCAAATCTTTTATATCATCTATATCAAGTATTGAGGCTATCAAAGGAAAGAAGGGACTATACAAATATGTAAAATCATTATTATACTTCAAACACAATGAATTTTCATATGGAACCATAACCATATTATTCAGAGAAAATTCCTTTGATTGTTCTAATAATTCCTGTAATTCTAAAGGAAGTGTTTTTAAATATGAATTACTTAATAAGCTGCGATTGATAGCATATTGATAAATTGAACCGTTGGAAAGTTTTTTGATTTCACAATATCTTGGATCAATAAAAAATATAGAAATATCAGTATCATTTTCTGTTACAAATCCAAAACAAGCATCTTCAAGAAAAAGTTTTTTCATAATGTCAGTAATTCGATTATCTAGTTTGAATTTGTTTGCTTGCGCTGTGAATTTGATATAATTCTTTTTAAAATCTTTTTGATATTGTTTCTTGGCTTTATCAGTTTTAGTAGTACAAAACATTTTCTCTTGTTTTATCTCGGTATCAACAGTCCAGTTTACTACAGCCATATTAACAAAATAATCAATAAGTCTTTTATAATAACCACTTTTTAGATACATATATTGTGATAAACGAATTATAGAACTTCCATACTGTTCAGGGTTTTGAACGATACGAAGTATTTGACTTCTTGTAAATCCACAAATACGATTATATTTGAAAGCACCTTTATATGCTAACTCTGATAACGCCAGTCGTTTCAAACTTGCAAAATTGAAAGTCGGTGATTTCCCATTAAGAAAATTATCCACATTCTTTTTATCTTCTTGAAACTGTTCTTTTATTGCTCCGTTGTTATTTGTATTTTCTTCGATGTTTGACCACCGCCTTTCCTAGTGAGAATATAATTTTGGTTTACGTGCAAGAGCAGTGAGAGAGGAGACATTGATTTTTGTTTGCTTCTTATATATTTTGTTTTTATTTTCATTCTCCATTTCACAACAAATGCTTAACCCATACATAAGACTTGTTGCTCTATCTCGCTTAGTAGATTTCACAATTCTTGTATAGGTCATCTTTTCTGCATTTGTAAAATCTTGCTTAATGTTGCTTAATTCACTTTGAAGAATATCGTGTTGTATATACTGTTCATATTCATCTAAAGTAAGTTGTCCTTGCTTATACAAAGAATCAATTTCCTCGGATTGCTTTAACAATTCCAATGTATGATTTTCAAAACATGCTTTCATGTATGGATAATACAAATTTACGAAATTATTCATACCATGTATTGCACGAATAATAGGTAATGCACCTTCTATTGTTTTAATACCAACTTCGTCATCATCTTGTATCAATGGTGGATATTCAGTGACTTTACCAGTACGCTCATCTCTATATTCCCATGATTCATAAAACAAACTTGGCAAACCAGCACCAGCACCTTGAGCGTCAATCAATATTCGATCCGTGTTAGGAAATTTCAAATGTAATAATTCTCTTAACATATCTCTTTGTTTATTTAGTGGCATACCATTAACAACTTTAGTGAACACAATTTGCTTTAGATATGTACCGTCTGGTCTTGGTTTAAGTTTTATAACATGAGTACAAGCATTATCAGAACCTTTTGCATCAGAAACAGCAACGTCATGTGTGATAATGTAAATTGAATTAGATTTTTTTGGTTGTTCTAACTCTGGTCTTTCTAATACACGACACTCATTTGTTAATTCATAAGGAAAATAACTTTCTCCACTAGAGCCAACAAATATTCCTTCATACTCATAAGCAAATTTATCCTTTGTCATAGATGGTTTAGATAATTCTTGTTCAATATCATCTTCACCAAACAGTCCTGCTTGAATTCCTACTTGATAAGGAAAACACATAGCAATATAGTTTTTATTACCATCTATCATTTGTTCATAATGGTACTTAAATCTTTTGTATAGAGAACTTGTTTTCAGATAAGCAGAAGATATAAAGATTACTTTACCTTTTTCATTTTGTTTCCATTTCAAAGCATTAGGGCGTTTAGTTTTAGTCATAGGAATCAAAATAGTTTCGATAATATCATCTTTTACAAGCCGTGCTTCATCAATTAAGAGGTAATGGAATCTCCATGATCTCGCAGATTCACCACCACGATCTTGCGCAAGAGTAATAGCCCTAATCTCAGAACCTCCTTTAAATTCTGCATAACAGTCATCAGCACCAGTCCTGATAGGAAAGTTAATTTCTCTTGCAATAGTTTCATTTTTAGAAAGTTCGCCTTTTAATTTTTGTATAATGACATTTCGGCTCTGCTGTGACATACCAGATGCTATACCACATTTTAACCCCGGATAAAGAATAGAAACACATACATAGAACAAGCATACAATCCATGATTTACCAATACCACGACAAGCAATAAGGCAACTAAATTGACCTCTTCCCATTGCTCTAAGAATTACTCTTTGAAAAGGGAAAAGGTCTACATGGAGTATGTTAATTGCAAATTCGTCTATGTAATATCTGTAATATGAGAAAAATTCAGTCCACGCTTCATAATCAATAGAAGCCTCGTTGATTGGATCATTGGAAAATGTAGAATCAAAATCTTCTGAATGGTTTTTATCATAAAGTTGCTTTTCTTTTTTTAATTGCTTTTCATATTTATCCATAAGCATACCATTATAGCGATTTTGTGATAGTGCTTAAATAGTCTATCATTTCATCAATCGTATCTTTCTTTAGTGGAATATGTTCTGGAATCCAATTATGGGATTCAACCATAGCAGCAACTTTAGAAAAACTACTTATACCTACATCATTTACACTTCTGGTACTTTCACTGAATTTTGCAGATTTTGATAGGGTGTCAAAAGCTTCCCTTGCATTTTTATACCTTGCGTCAGCGCCTTCAATTCCATTTATCATTTCATCAAATGCTTTATCCATCTGAAGGCTTGCTTTTGCAATTTTACGAGCGTAGTCACGGTGGTTTTCTGTGATTATTTTGTAGTCTCGTTCAAGTCCAGCATAATAACTATTTAAGTAATCAATATCTTTTTGACTATACTTACCCATCCATTTATCATCATAAATAAGTTCTTCTTGTTCAATGGTGTTATTTGTAACAGATATAGCTGTATTTTGCTTTTTATCTCTTATATCAGAATATCTTTGTATTGTTTGCTCTTTCTTATTTTGTGTATTGGTATTCACAGTTTTATGAGAAAAACCATCTTTTTCAGAATCTACAAAACTTTTATTTCTATTTTGTCTCAATGTATTGATATTCTTAAAATAGAAACCAATAATTTCATTTCCATATTTAGCGATTTCATCATCAGATAAATAGCCATGTTCCTTTTTGCATTGTAAAAATGCAGAATCTAATCCATCTGTATAATATGGCTTGTCCAATCTCTGACACATTGTTTTTAATTTATTTTCATTAACAGTGCCATCTTTATTTATAACTTCCTTTTTCACACATGAAATACATATTGGTACACACCCATCTAATGAAAATAAAGGACTAGATGATTTATAAAAACCAGTGGCAATAGACTTATTATCGCCACAAATAGGGCATTTCTTTTTAATAGTTTCCTTTTTTGTAGCTATAATCGCCACTTCCTTTCAAATAAATTAAGCCGACTGACAAGACAGCCGACTTTCTAAAATGTTTTCTATATTATCAAACTCAGTATAAGGAATACGAATCAATAAAATTCCATTATCTTTACAATAATTGCTTTTTCTATTATCGTATCGTTGCAATGTTTCAAATCTAATTTGTGTATGTGAATATTCATTACCCCAGAAGTTAATTGGCTTAAAGTGTTGTATACCATCATATTCAATAAGACATTTGATAGTTCCATCTTCATTAAATATTACAAAATCAAACCGTAACTGTTTATTGCAATCACCATATAAATCATCAAAAGAAAACTCTCTTTCATAATTTAAATTATTATCATCTAAATAATCTCGGATTCGCATTTCGCCCTTACTACCAGAACAATTAGGGCAACCACCGCCATACATTAAATTAGAAGCAATAGAAGACCATTCGTATCCGCATTGTTTACACTTACAATTTACTTTGCTTTTATTTCCGTTGTATTTGGATACAATCTGAATATTTCTATCATTTTCTTTGACTTTAGATTCAAATTCTTCTTGTGTAAATTTTGCTATCCCAGCACAATAAATACATCCCAAACCTCTTTTGATTCCAGAAAGTGATTTTATTTGAATACCTTTATCTCTATGTTCATTACATATACAATGAACCATAGTTCTGCGACCATTTTTTGATATTTTAATAAATTCAAAATTGTGTTCTTCTACAATCTTTTTAATATCTTCTATTGGTGTCATGTGTAAATTTGATATGTGTTCTTTAGCACATGAATTACAACAAAATTTAGTATTGTTTTTAAATGCGTCATATGTAACTATTTGTTCACCATCTTCAATATGTTTATTACAAATATATGTTAATGGAGTTTTACAATTTATATATTCCATAGAAATTAAAGTTAAATTTCTTTCCTTGAATTCGTTTCTTATATCATCAATGTTTATATTTTTTGTTTCTGTGATTCTTGCTTTTATATATCTGCATTTAGGACAACATGTATTTCCAAGATTCAAAGCACTCATTGATGTATATAAAATTCCTTCTTCTGGATGTGCATTACATGTACATTTCATTTTGTTAAATATTCCAACATATTTATCTTCTAAAAGTAAAAGATTTAATTTTGATGCTTTTTTAATAGCTTCGTCAATATTATGTCTCTTACCAGCACAAAATGGACACCGATTTCCAGATTTAAAATTATCTGGAGCAATTTCAAATTTGTTGCCACATTTATTATGCTTCATTAACACTTTGGTTTTAGCTGTTTTATATTCCGATAATAATTCAAAATCGTTTCCAGTTAATTCAAAAATAGTGTGTTTAAAATCTTCTGTAGTTATTCTCTTTCCCATATTTTCTAACCTTCTTTCCCTAACCTCAAAAAAATCATTAAAAGAGTAGAAGAGTGGTGAGGTTAGTAACCAACTCACAAGGCTCATGATTTCCTTGCGTCTTCTACTCGGATACAACCACTTGTGTAACGAACACAAAAATCGATCCTCTCATAGTCGTTATTATTTATTTCTTTTTTTCTGTTAAATTTTTCTCCTCGTGACAGCATGTGCATACTTTTTTCCCTTTTTGTTGATTGGCTGGCAACGGTTTATTGCCAGATGATTGTGATTTTTTTTCTTGGCATGTTGTCACCATCCTTTCATTCTTTGAAATATTGTGTTATAATTGAAATTAAAAAAGACAGCCATGATGACTGTCTAAAATCTGAATAGCAGGACTTGGACCTACAGCGTCTGGTCCCAACCAGCGGACTACCAATTATCTTATTTTTTGATAGTGTAAAATTTTCTTTGATTTTTGAAATAGAAACATTTCCTATGAAATTTGGTATTGTGCAGGAAAATTGTTGTCCCATGCTATTTTGGTGTGATATTGGATAAACTACGTATATATTTCAAGACCTAAAGTAAAATTACACTATCTATTTCTGGCAAAAGCATTTACTTAAACATCTGGTATGATATACTTTAATTGTAATTTGAAATGTTTATTATTAAATTTTATTTATGGGTGTATATATGAGAGAGAATATATCTTTATTTTTGACTATCGTTTTAGGAGGCATTAGTATATATTTATATATAAAAGATAAACCTAATTGGGCTTCTATTATTGCTGTTATATTAACGATAATGTCACTTATTTTCACGATTAGACCTTCAATGTTAATGCAAAAAACTTCTGGAAACAATACAGAAGAGGAATACTATAGAGGAACTATAACAAAAACAGGTTGGGAAAGTAAGTTTATTGGACTTCGATATACCAATCCAGCAGGAATGAACATGTCTACAGAAGAAGAGCTTGATAAGATGAATGAGTTTGAAGATGGAAGTCCTTCTATAGTTTTTAATCAAAATGAGTTAGGGAAAGCAAAGCTTACTACTGTATTTGAAATGATGAGTATGTCTGATGACAAGTCAATTATTGCAGGAGTATGTACAGAGAGATTGACTGATGAAATAGATATTTTCCAGTTTATTGAGTCATTTGAGTCGCAAATAGATCGGCATCCCTTTTATAATTATGTACTGATTAGTGATGATAAAACTATAAGAATAGGTAACGATGATTACATTATGGTTAGTTACATGGTAGACTTTAACAATGTTTTCAGATATAAAGATAACTATTTTCGTATTGTTGGTGACAGAGTAATAATGATTTCACTTGATTATAATGATGAGAGTGCAAGAGATAATACATTAGATGCCTTCACTGCATATTAAAAAAAGAGCAGGAGATTTAATTCTTTTGATTTATTATAAATCGTAGATATTGTTGGAGGCAACTCTGACTCTGAAAATATCATACTCAGCGTATTATAATATCTCTTTACTGAACAATAAGGCTCTATTTCATAATGTATTTACTATGTAGTGAATTAAACCATTCTTCTAACTATACAAAAAGACTGTCATATCATAGTTTAACAGTCTTTTTGTTATGTTGTTTGCTACAAATTATTGATTTGCATACTTTAATAAAAGTTCTTCCATTTGCTCTTTTATACGTTTCTCTGTATTAAGTAGCTCATCTATTTGTTTTTGGTTATTATTTATGACAGCTTCTTGAGATTCATTACTATTATAAAGGGGGCTTAGTATTTTTTTGACATATTCATCTTCTGATAATAATGCTTGTTTAATACTATTCATTACCTGCACCTCCCTTCATTTTCTCTACTAAATAGCCACTGGCAAGAAGAGCTTTTTCGCATTTATATGACATAAGTCCTAAGCGGATATAAGGAAGTAAATATTTGTTGATTTTTTGGGTAATTTCAATTTTAGTATTCCCCAATTTTGATTCTCCAAAAGCTATGATTTGTAATAATGAAAGCATATCATTTCCACTACAATGTATAGGCATTGCAATGTATTGAGAATAGTCAGGATGATTATTTTCATCTTTATATATAAATCTTTCATTTACTTCATTCTTATCAATAAGTACATCTGGTTCATGTTTATTTTTTTTTAAATAGCTTTACCGCATAGAATTCAGAGTTTCTTCTAAAAGATAATGGTTTTCCATAAATATCTGGAGTGTTTCTAAATTTGCTAGAATGCGCAATCATTGTAATACTTTTAGATTTTCCTTTTGACAATGGATTTAATTGAAAAATACTTACGACAAAATCTTCACCATTAATTGATAAATCAGAAATTATACTTAAGATTTTTTCGCAAATCCAGTTACATTCTTTTCTAAAATTCCAATTATCAAGCGAAATTACATCATTTTTTTTAATGTTATTTGCTGTAGTATTTATATCATCTGCACTTGTTTCTAAGATTGCAGATAACGCAAGTTGACTTTTTTCATAAGCTTTGATTTCTTTTTCTTTTAATTTAATTTCAGATTTTAGATTTTTTATTTCATCATAGCATTCATCTAATATTTTGCTTTCTTTTCGATCATATATATAAGAAAAAATAAGAAATATTATAAATATAAAAGATAAAACAACAAGTGAAACTAACTTTAATTGGAAAAATTTATCTTCTTTTGCATTCCAGCTACCCATAGATGATCCGATTAAACCAATACTAACCGTCAAAATTAGTGAAATGGCATTTTTTAATTCTTTATTTTTGAATATCTTTTGCATAGCATTTCCACCTTATTCATATATATACATCATATCATATTGTTACGTGGAATTTCAACAACTTTATAAAAATTATCCAATAAAATGCTTATTTGAAGCGGTGACGGTAGGATTTGAACCCACAGGTCATGTTTTCCATAACACATCAGATTTCAAGTCTGCGCCGTTATAACCAGATTTCGGTACGTCACCATAAACGCAAAGCGGAACAATCGAAATCCATTCCTTTTAGAACACATCCGTTAGCAACGGAGTCCCAAACCTTATGGGTTTACTTTGCAAACAATAGGAGAGCAGTACAGCCACTCTCCACAATACAGATACTTTTTTACAGAACTTCCTCAGATGTAACCAAAAAGTCATTTACGTTGCTTCTGGCAATTTCTAAAAGTTCATGAATTTTTGTCTTAATCTTTGATTCAAATAAAATAATCTGTGCCTGTGTATATAATTCCTGCGTAGTTAGATATTTTTCATCCAATAACTCTTTTGAAACCTTATTATAATCAAGTTCCAAACTAATACTTAAATTCTCATTAATCGGGATTTTTTGGTCATTTAAATCTAAAACTACCTCAACAGCATCCTCTGTGTCTGACATAATAGGATTCCCGTTAGTAACAATGAATTTACCTTTAAATTCTATGTCTGCATAACGTAATACTTGTGGAAAATCCTTTGCCATCTCAAGTTCATCTGCTTCTGTCATAGTGCTTGTACCCCAAATTGGTACTAGAAGAGTTGAATATTTTCCCGCCTCAATATCTCTTTTTGGCTCAATTCTCATTATTTGTTTTCCTCGCTTTCTTTATCATTCAATTCATTATAGAGATCCCTGATATAGATGTACAAATCTCTAAGTACATCTTTACTGAGAGAACATCTTAGATCCTGGTACTTTAAATCAACATTATCTATTAAAAAATCAACCTTATTTGTATTTCTATTTACTTCAAATTTTGCTATGGTAGTGGGAGAGAAAAGCAATTCCAGCATATTCAGAGTTGTTCCACCATTACTTCTAACACTTCTGATTTCTCCCATCTTTAAAGGTCTATCAATATCATGAGTTTCCATTTATTTACCAACTTTCTTTTTATATTTTTGTTTTTATATAGTGGGCAGGAGAGGATTTGAACCTCTGATGTTATCTGCTACCATATTTAGCATTTCTACCCGCAAATGTTTCAGTTTGAGAATGACAATTTGGACAAAGAAATCTTAAATTATTAATAGAATGATTAGTATGATCACCATTTTTATGATCTAGTTGTAATGTTAATTTTTGTCCATTCCATACTCCTTTATTACCACAGCATTCGCATCTATATTCTAAAATGCCAGCTTTTATAATTCGTTCTTTTAATTTTGCAATATTTGTATAGGTGGAATTACAGACTAATATTTCAGATAAAGAATATTTTGGCTTTTGATTTGTTCTTTTATATGGTTTAAAGTGTGATGTGTTTATGTTATATGTATCGATTATATTTTTCATTACTTTAGCCATACTTCCGCTTGTTTTTTTAAATCCAAAAATTTCAAGCATATCACATATACTATTACAATGATTTACTTTTTCTTGTATTTCTTCCCTACTAAGATTCCAAACATAGCATTGTCTTATAAATATCACCTCATGTATTGTATTATTATCCCCGCTGTGCCACCTACCCATGAAAATAGGAGAGTGCTGAAAACTCTCCTGAATATTCTGTCTTTCCAGAATGTCAGACTGCCCAGCAGCCATTCGCTAATTTAATCTCTCAACACTTTCCTTATCAGTTGTCAGCCTGTTATAGTTTTTTTTGTTACTATTTATTTGACAATATATGGGATATTTTGTAGAATAATAAGTGCAAGCAGCATCCACGTTTTATTTTGGCTAGATAAGACGGTTAGGCGGTTGAGTCACGTCAGGACAGCGATGTTCTGTTAATCTTATAGATACCCTTGCTCAGAAAGGAGGGTGATAAAAGAAGTGACAATTTGTGAACTAATTGTAATACCTTTAGTTATTGGCGTTGTAAGCGGAGTAGTTTCAGCTTACATAGTCAAGTTCCTTGATAAAAGGCACAAAAATAACCGCCATGAGAAATAAAGCGGTTACTTTTGTGTTAATAATTCAATTTTGTTTTATTAGCCATTAATCGACCAAATTATGGCTCAACCGTCTAACGGATGCTGTTTGTTTTGTGTAGAATCTCTTTCTACAGAATATCTTAAACCAATTCGTAACTGTTGTCAATGTTTTGTTACGTAATTGCGGATATATTGTTGTGCTTGGATGAAATTGGAGATTTATTGGGTCAAATGTTGATAGAATCCTTTATTTTACGAACTTTGGAAGTATCCGTTTTTATGTAGAATTTCTTCGTGACATCAGTTCCAGAATGATTTAACATAACAGATACATCCTCTAAATTTACGCCTTCATTTTTAAGCAACGTGGCATATGAATGACGAAAATCGTGGCAGTGAAGTGTTGGTTCACCGATCATTTCTCCAATTACCTTACACCAATCATTCAAAGTTCCATTATTTATAGGTTTATCTTCAGTAACGTAAGGACTAATAAATACCCAACCATAATCATTTATCTCATTATCTTTTCTGTACTGTACAAGATTTTCAAGATATCTCTTTGTTTCTTCCGAAAAAGATAATTCAACAATTTTACCCTCTTTTTCTAATACGTCCGAAAATATTCTTTCATCCCAATCAATCTGTTCCCAACGTAAATTTGCAACAGCATTTACTCTTGCCATAGTAGTTAAGGAAACAAAAGCATAAGTCTGTAATTGAATATCTCCATGCTCCTGTAATTTCTCACGCATTAACTGTACTTGATCTTTTGTAAGATATGTTTGCACAGTAATTGGTTGTCCTGCTTTTGGACGTTCAATAAATTCAACAGGAGATTCTACGATTAATTTTTTCTTACGCAAAAACTTATAGAAAGCAGAAATAGAAGCCATTACACGTTTTTGTCTATTAACATTATTCCCTTGCTGTTTTCTCCAATAATAGTATTCTTCGAGATCTTCATCTTTAGCCTCGACTACAGATAAATTAAATTGATTGTTATACATATAAATAAACCACTGCATAAGATCTGAATTATACTGTAAAATAGTATTTTTAGATAAATCACGAATTGACATATCTATCTGATATTTTTGGAACAATTTTAATGTTTCTGGATTTATATGTTTTGCTTTTTCTTCATCATAAAGACAAATTCGTTTACTGCGTTCTGGCATTAAGTATCACTTCCTTTCAAACAAAAAAAGAAGTGATTAAATATTAAACCGCTTCTTTTAAAATCGTTTTAATTTTGTTATCTATTAATGACTGATATGTATTGTCGATTTCAGTCCAATATGGTATTTCTAAAAAATTATATCCATTTTTTAAAGCATATTCCTTTTTGTATTTATCTTTCCATTTTTGATATTTTAATTCATATTCAGGCGTAGTATTATAATGCTTTGCTGTTAATTGTGTAAATCCTGTTATTTCGTAATGTTGTTTCCCATGGACTTCAATAATCAATTTCAATTCGACAATTTCATTATCAAAAGGTAATGGAAAATTTGTTTTTGGATTAATAGGAACAATATTACAATTATGTTCATGAAGCGTATTATATCCATATTTATCCGTAATGTATGTATCCACTTTTTCTTGTAAAAATGATATACCTTTTTCATATGAACACTTAGGACATCTAAACTCATAATTTACACTATCACAAATACTTCTAATATAATCTTTGTGAATATCATCCTTACATTTCCACCATACTTTTTGACTTGAATATGGTAAGTATTCATAAGGCGTCTTATTATTTTTATCAGACCAATATTTAAATGACTCTGGATATATATAACCAAGACTATCTTCTTTGCAAACAGATTTTTTAGCACAATAACTACAATGATGTTCATGATTTTTTACATCATTAGGATATACATGAGTTGGAGGATGATATGTTGTATCTATACAATTCAACCAAACTTTTGATGTTCTTGTAGAAGGTGCTATTGCAAATGGATTAATTGTATTCATATCATAATTCCATATTTTTTCAAAATTATTTTTGCCATATTTGTCAATCATCCATTGAGCAAAACTATCTTTTGGATGAATCCTTATATGAGAACAATATGGACACTCGTTTCTTAAAGCATTTTGTCTGGAAACCTTATATGACCCATGATAATCTGTTTTGGTACATTTAATCCACACATGTTCTTTTGAATATGCAGGAATTTCCCATGGATTTTGTTTGTTTTTATCATAATCCCAGTATAATTCTAAAGCATTTTCACCTTTTTCGTCTATTAACTTTTGTGCAAAAGAATTACAATACTTACATCGTATAATGTCCATATTAGAAACATGTGCCAATTCATATTTTGTACTATTATGAATTCCTTTATCACATTTAAAATAGACTTGTTTATGTGCACAATATGAGATATGTTTTGGATCTAAATTATTTAAATCATAGTCCCATCTTTTTAACCATTCCTCATGATGTTGCTCTATGCACCAATCATAAAATGATTGTGAACGAATGCTTCCCTTTAAGTTTGCAACGGCCTCATTTCTCAAACATCCACAACTTAATGATTGTTTTCTTTTTAGAGCATTTTCACTAACCTCTTTAATTATTCCGCTTCCACATGTACATTGAGAAATCCAATAAGGAATATTTTTATTCTTTTTAGATTGTTTACTTTGTCCTTTTCCTATTATTTTCCATCTGCCAATAATATCACCAATATGAATATCTTCATAAATACGTCTTTTGTCTTTTATGCTAAATTGTTTATTAAATTCATCAATAGATATTTGGCAATCTTTTAATATTTTTAAAATGATTTGTCTTGAGGGTAAATTATATTGATATGTACATTTATTTGCTGTTGGAAATTCATGAAATTTATTTATATATTGATTATATAAAATAACCAAGTCATCATATTTCAAATCTCTAATATTTTTATGTGTTCCATTTACATCTAAAGTTCTTACTTTTCCAAATTGTAATAAAAATTCATTATATGAAATACCCTCATTTTTAACAACAGATTTAACAATTCCTGCTTGCGGAAGATTGTATTTAGATGAACATTGAGTAAGCATAGGAACACTGCTATATTTTTCTATATATTGTTTATATAGAATAATCAAATCATTATAAGTTATTTTTGTTGCTAATACTTTTCTATTACCAACATCTAAATAAACTGCTTTTCCCATTCATATTTCTCCGATCTCTCCGTATCAAAATTAAAATAGAAGAGGGCGGTGGGATACGGAGTACCACCTTCAGAAGTTAGCTAGACTTCCTTATCCTCTCCCAAATTCCAAATGCAGGTTCCGATACCAATTTAGCTTACAGTCCATACCAGTCCGTAAGCCAAATGATTCCCTAAGAAATCACATTGGACACTATATTTTTCTCCAAACAAAAAAGAAGTGAACATAAAATATTCACTTCCTTCCGTTCAATAAGTAACCAGCCTCATCACTGGTAGGGTATTTACTTTCACCAATACCATATCTCTATAAAACTTACCTATGTAATTCGTCTAATTCTTTTAAAATTTCTCTGACTTCTGATTCATATAACTTTACACAGCAAGTATATAAATCATCTATATATCCAAATTTTTCAGCATAACGAATTGTTGTAAGTTGATCTTTCTTCTTTATCTGTTTTTCATTATAATTTTCACATTTCATTTTTAGATCTGTATGAAAATTTTCACGAAAACATTTGTATAGTTCATTATATCTGTTTGCATATCCTCCCTGAGACTTCTTGCAAATTCTATTAATAATATCAGGCTTTTCATATAAAGGAATTTCATCTGTAAGCCCATTGATAACTATTTGCTTGTGATTATTTTCTTCAATCAGTTTTTCATTCTCTTCTACTTTTTCAAGTAATTGAACTAATGCCTCTTTATATGTAGTCGGTAGTTTGTATGGATTTTTAAGTTCTTGTTCCATTTCATCAAAACGCTTTACATATTTTGCAGTAAACAAAACACCCTTTTCACCAGTAAATTTATTTGCAAGAAAATCACATCCAAGTTTTGTAACGAGATAACAAGGTCTTTCTTCACCTTTTGCATCTACATACGATGATTTTATAAAATATTCAACCACCACGAAATCGTGGGCGTTAAGAATATCAATAATGCCTTTTGTTTTTCCGTCTTTCGTACCTTCTAATTTCTCAAGAACTTTATAGTGCTTCATTCCAAGCATTTCGGCAATTTCAAGCGTTGTGATAGTATTTTTGTGTTGATTTAAAATTTCATTCATTTACTTTTCTCCTTTTATTCAAAAATTTTATTTTCAGTAAAAGGAGAGTGGTGGGTAATTATCCCACAAGTCTCTCCATTGTTGGTGTGGTAGGAGCATACCCTACACATGCGTACCACCAATGGTTTATCCGTCTAAAGGTAATCAGTCGCTTCACTGATCGACAGTCATTTTCACTCACTGCAAATCTCTAAGTTATACTTCTCCAAACAAATAAGACCTACGCCCATTTTCTGAACGTAAGCCTTGCTTTATAAACTCTGATTAAGTATCAGATACTATAAACATCAATTTTCTAACTTTTCCATCAACTCTCTCACAGTAATTTCCTCTCCAATAGATACACATTCATCTAAACGATAGAAGAGTAGTTCTTTGAGGATTGTTAGTTCATCATCTGTCAAATCTACAGATTTTACAATTTTATCATACAATATTGTCACCGCCAGTCTGAATTACAGCCCTTTGACAGATTTTGAAATTGTAAACTTCAATTCGTCATGAGCAGGTTTTGTCCATTCCTTGCCTCCTGCAAGAGCAGCAACACCACTTCTCTCAGCAACATGTTTTACAGAAAACGTACCAATCCAAGGAAGAGGAATTTTTTCATCACGATTCTCGTTTAGTGATTCAAGTACAAATTTTCCATAGGCATTCATAACTGCCTCTGCAACCTTATTTGTGACTTCTGCCTCAGATGCAATTGCTTTAATCATATTATTCTTTACCATTATAAAAATCTCCTTTATTTTTGCATTTTAATAAAATAGGAGAGTAGCACGTACTCTCCAACACATGTGTTTATGGCTTTGTCAACCAAATATAATAATCATCCACTCGTGACGATTCTGTTGTTAAATAATATTCCATAACTTTCCAATCTGTAGTACAATAATATCATCACACAAGAGAGGAGATAGGGAATATGGCAACTACAGGTGAAAAGCCAGGGGCAGGTACATATACCTGTGATAATTGTGGACAGATAGTAGTGTTAGATGACAACACAGACACATTACCACCTTGTCCTAAATGTAATGGTACAGAGTTCCATTAATCTGCTAATGTAAAATGTTGGATCTCAAATGGTTTACCAAACCATTGTCTCCAGATTGCGAGCTGTTTTTCTCCATTCTGGAGACTATATTTTGAGTGATATTTTAGTGGTAATAACTGTTTTATGTAGAATAGAAATTTATTCATTAGGGCTTTCTCCTTCTTCAATGACAACTCCTGTTTGTTTTAACCATTCAGTTTCCATTTCAAGAATATGTTGAATTGTATCTCTATCATATTTTGTTTCTAACTGAATCCAATCAACCATTTCCTCAAAATCTAAAACAGGTACTTTTTTATCTTCGTTCATATTTCTCCTTAAAATTAGTAATCTATTTGTTAATCTAATGAAACAGGATAACAAGCCTTTATTCCATCATTATCAATTACGCAAACCATTTGTGAAGGCTTTCCACTAAGTCTCTTAGAAATGGTATAATCATCAGTGGTTCCGCTAAAACTACCACTTCTAATAATTTTTACGTTTGCAATATCATCATATGAACATCTATGTAAATGCCCATAAAAGATTCCTTTTGGTTTGAAATTAAGCATCATAACCAATTTAGACACACCAGATTCAGAGTAACTATCCCAATCGCCATGTACCATAAGATATTCATTGCCACGAATTATGCAAGTGGCAATAGTAGAATCATAATTTTCATCATCAATAAAAATTACATTCTGCAAATGGTCTAATTTTGCTTTTATATACCAGGGTATAAGATTATCTAATCGGTTTCCTCTAAGAACCTGATCCTTAAATGATGTCCTTGAGTGATTCCCCGCCACTCCATTTATATATACACTTCTAAAATGTTTACTCAATTCATAAATAAATGCAGAAATTAACTCCGCACTCTTTTGAATTTGCTCAGTGACATTTTCTCTATTTTCCAATTGCGTTGTAAAATGGATTTCGCCATTAAGAATATCACCTAATATACCGACATACGCATTTTCCGACTTATGTATCTTTTGTATTTCAATTATTTTTGATAAATACTGAGATAATCTATTAGCAGCAATGTCGGAATTATATTTTCCGAAATAATTATCTGTGTCAATTCCTAAATGAAAATCAGATAAACAGATAAATAAATCATTGTCAGCAGATGCAATAAAATTATTCACTAGTGGAAGAGTGGTAGAACCATTCTCTTTAATTAAGCGTTCTAATTTGGATAAATCTTCTTCAATTCTTGCATTTTCACGTAATGTTTTATTTAGGGCTGTACGCTCATCAAAAAGTTTTTGCTTTTCCTTCCTTATATCTTGTTTTTGAATCTGTAACTCTTTAAAATAAGAATCTTCATCTTTACAAGTCTTAAAAGCGTTAGCATCTAAATATCTCTTAGCTTGCTGATAGGGCTTCCTGTATGCTGCCTCGCTCCTGTACTCAGATTCGTCAGACCTGAATTCTGAATTTATAATTGTAGCTATTTCTTCCCAACTCATATCAAGAATTCCAGAATCTTTAGCAGAACCGAGCCTAAATATAAACTGTTCTTCATTCTCATTTTCTAATCTATGTAAGTCAGTAATAATACCCACCTACTTTCTATTCATCATCTTCCGACGTAATTAAGTCTAAATCTTCATCTGATTTAAGACTTACTCCAAATTCAATTGGCTGATTGATGAATACTTTTAACAAATCAGCTACTTTTACATCCTGTTCTACATCATTTTCATCAGTATATGTAATAAATGTTCCATCCTCTGATAAAACACCTTTTACTGATAATTTATCAGTCGTACTTCTTTTGAAAATTAGTTTAGATTTTGCCATAAATGAAATTTTCCTTTCATATGTATATTTTATTTTAAACTCTATAATATTTTACAATTTGTGGGCTATTGACGGAGAGCCTGGCTACGGAGGACTGTTTGTACTAAACAGACAAAAAAATACGGACTATTGGATTTGAACCAATGACCAGTGCTTTATAAGAACACCACTCTTACCATACTGAGTTAAGTCCGTAAAAGAAACAAATGACGATACCGCTAGAATAGCAGTACCGCCACCTGTATAAGAAATGAATATAAGAATACTTATAATCTCAAATATTTTAATGTAGTTATTACAGCCATGTACAAACCTAATCGTCAATTACACAACACGAATAAAACTCAATCATGGATTTTATCGAATTTTAGTAATTATATTTTAAACTTTACAAATAAAGAATTTTGACAAGTGAGTTTTAAGTTTTAAATGCTGAGTTTTGAATTTTCATTTCCAAAAGTATTTACATAAATACCTATTGAGCAGTAAACGATGTTATCTCAATAATCTGTATATGTAAATTTATCACCATTTGATAAATTTTCATTCAAATATTCTATCGAATATTCCTATATAATATTGGAATTTTGTTCATTAGAAAGCATTAAACTTTCATCTTGTTTTTACCTATGATGTCCTGCATAGGTGACAGGATGTAAGTTTTAGGTTTTCGTAATAACTACAATATAGTTTAAAAGTTAGAAATCTACTTCAATGAAGGTTGTTGCGTTAGAAAGAACAAGCACCGTATCCACATTAGACTTAAAACCATCAATGTCTGCTTCAAGAGTCTGAATCTTTTCATACAACCCAAGAGGGTCTACAAATTCAAATTCATTTTTCTCTCTATAAGGTTTCTCAACAGCTTCCTGATCCTCTTTACTCAATTTCTTATCAGAATCTTTCCCAACAAGAGTAGTAAGTAAATCATCTACCTTAGCATCCACTTTCTTATTTTCCTTATCAACAGTAGCAGTAGCGTTTGCATATTGACGTTTCATTTCATTAAGTAAAGTTTCATCATACTCAATAGAATTTTTACGCTCAATAGCTTCTGCAACAGTCATAATTTTATCAGCAACAGTGACTTCCGTAATTGCATTTGACTTTACAACAGCAGATTTTAGAGTGTTTCTATTTGCAATTAAATCAGTGACAGACTGATAAGATGCCTTTGCACGATCTTCAAAGTCTTCCTTCTTTACAACGCCAACTTTATCAGATGATTTTTTAGCAGCGCCACAAAGAGTAGCGTTGGTAATTGCCTTTGTGATTTTTGAATCATACAACTTCAACTCATTAAGTGCTTCCGTAATACTTATTTTTCTCATATTCAAATCGCTCCTTTATCTTAACTAATATATTTTATGTTACATTTATTATTTTTCTTTTATTGCCAAGGAAAGATAAATTTTATTGTCATTTTCTTTATATACCATTAAAAGAAAATAACATTTTTTCTGAAAAAATGTTTGAAAACCTTGGAAAATAAGACTTTTATGACACAAGGCTTTGTACACTTTTTTCCTTTTCTCTTGATTTTTTCATGCAAATACGATTAACTTGTTTATGTTTTTCTTTTGCACATTTTTGGCAATACTTACTAGAATAATCATTTTCTGATTTAATTCTGTAATTTTTGCCACAACTTTTACATTGTTTATAACCCTTTTTAAAATTGCCGATATATTGATTACCGATATTACTAAATTCTCTTACTTTATAACTTATCTCTCCAGAATTATCTAAGCTAACTTTTATATTTAAGTTATTAACTTTTTTCCCAAAAGTAATATATCCATTAGCATATAATTCGTGTAATAATTCATTTCGCTTATCGGAAGCAAGAGTAACATTTGCAAGTTTAAATACTTCTGAAATATCTTTTGAAGTCTTTTTATTAATCCATCCATCACAATCCATATATCTTGCAACAGCAAAGAATGTAAACATTAATTTCTTTTGCCTATCATTAGGCAATGAACTGATAAATTTTAACTCGTTTTCAAATATAGGTATGTATTCTCTTTCCTTAAATGTTCTGTCAATAGAATTATTAAATAGACCTTCACATGTACTCACGATTTTATTGTGATATTTATATTCTTGATAATTTTCTAAATCAAATGCCAGTATTCTCTCTTTAACAATATTAGATAATTGTTTTGTATTCAATTCATCAGAAAAATAGTATTTAGCAATAAGTGTTATGAAATATCCCATAGAGAGAGCGTCTGGTTTCTTTTTTGAAACCAAGATGTCTCTTATATATTCTTTCTCATTTAGTATGTACAGTGTTTAGCTCCTCCAATCTTAAAATAATGTTTTCACCAATACAATCCCAGCAAAACTGTTTATTTCCTTTATAACCATAAGTGATGTCTAAAATGATATTTAGACGTTCTTCATCATTAGGACATATTTCTTTTGCTTCTTGATTAAATTTAGTATAAAGAAAGTGCCTATTTCTATTTGATTCACCTTTATCATGATGTTTCTGTTTTTTGTATTCTCTTACACATTCACAATAATATTGTTCCAATTCTTTAAGAGCCAGTCTATGTTCTTCTGTGCAACGTCTTTTTGTTTTTAAAGTGTTATAGTCAAATAATGAATTTCTGCGCAATTGAGATTTATAACCATCTAATTGATTTTCAATATATCGGCAGATTTGATTCATTGAACATTTTCCTATACCAACAGGCATTTTAAATTCATACCAAAATAAAAATTCTTTCTGCTCATCGGATAAAACATCAATATTTTCATATAAATATTGAATAGAACAGTTATATATGGCATAGCATTTATCGTTGCTTTCTTTTATATATTTCTTATAATCACGTTTAGTTTCTTCGTAAATGTAAATCATAAAATATGGTTTGCGATATGCGCATATAGATTGTAAATACCTATCATCTGCACAGGCTCTCATATTATACCAACGACTGGGCATAGGAGTTGCAACAATTCCCTTAATCTTGTCTAATTCTGCCTGTTGATAGAGCTGTCCACAACCAATTCTATATTCCAATTCTTTATATTCCTTAGATTCTTTTTCAAAATGTGATTGCACTTCCATCATAGATGTCACATAATTAGTAATAGTACCGACCTGATTACCCATACCATTTTTATTCGTCTTTTTTACTTCTTCCTCAGTAACAATGATTTTTGATGTATTACGTTGTACACATTCAATAGCAGGAAGTTTCTTATAACGTCTTTTTAGTACATCATTATTTGTTGAAAATAAAATATCACTATCCCAGTCACATCCATTTTCTGCCATACAAAATGAATCCCAAGCATTAATAATCATAATAGTATCCATATATTGATACCAACGTTTACATTCTTCAGCATTATTCACCCTACACATTCGTATATTGTTATGACTTGTCATTGGACTTCTAAAAACAACAACATTATTTTCGTTTTTATCAATCCAAAACTTAGAATAACATTCACCTTCTTTAAGCAATCCTGTAACTTCTAATCCACAAATAGATTGCATTAAGGCGAACGGATCACCACTGGCAATTTGGTAATTACCTTGTACAAATAATTTACCAATCTTAGCATCGTTCATTTTCTTTTTAATAAATCTATGTACTGAATCAATTACATATGGATCACCCAACATATATTCACTTATATATAATGCTCGTTGCCATGAATTAACTTCTGTATTTTCTGTAATTCCTAAAAACTTAACAGTGGAAGCGTAGTCACCACACATAGCATCTTTCAAATAGTTTATTGTGGGTGTACAAAGTTCTTCTATATCATCATCTGTAAATTCATACGACTGTAAATACTGATAATTCAGTTCTCGTTGTTCTTCTAATATATAAGGTGATATTTTAGTTACAGAAAATCCATAGCCGCATTCTTTATAAGCATTTTCGTAACTTTCAATATTATCATAAGCCATCCATAGTTTAAGAGATGATTCAGTTATAATCATTTCGCATTCACGAATATCCTGAATATTTCCCCAAATATCTTCTATAAAGTAATTACCATTATTAAATTCTTCAACAAATTCAAGAATTGGAAACGGATAGAGCATTCCTTTTAACCACGCATTTCTTAAACAAACACCACTTGGTATATAATCTAATCCTAAAAATTCGGATACTCGTTTCATATATTCAATGGTACATATATTAAAACCATCTGATACAGTATTTTCAAGCTGCTTATGGAATACTGTTTCCATAACAGGTTCATCAGAATCTTTACCATCATCTAAAGATATTACATCTGCAAAATATTGTGTAACACAATCCTTTACAACCAAAATTCCATTAGGAATACAAATTGGTTGAGATGCTGAACAAGTCAGTGCTTTATATGCTTCGTATTTCGCTGGAACAAGTGGAATACTTTTATTTCTTTTACATTCGCAAAGTTCATTTAATTCATCTATGTATTTTGAATTACAAAATAGAAGAGTGTTATTTTTTAATCCTCCAGTTGTTCCTACAAATCTACGATAATTTATTCCATTAACTGTTACGCCTTTCTTACAAGTAGCTCGACCAAAATCTGATTTCTTATCTATAACCACTTGTATAAATATCTTTGAGAAATCAATTTCTGAAATCTCTTGTTTTAGAATTTTATTTGCCATTATACGAAATTCCTGTGCTTCAAACAATGACACTAATTCCTGGAATTTGAATGCATCTTTTTTTGTAATACTTAAATCCCAATTATAATATTTAAGTTTATTAGTTCCTATTTTAAAAATCTCATATTGAGGTACGCTAATTCCAGCCATTTATCCTCCTTTGCTTAATAAAAGATGTTTATACCAATGAAATTTCTATTCTAAGTCATTATCCTAGAAATTATTATTATCGAGCAATGACTGATACTTTTTTGCAAGCAGCTTTCGTCTTTCTTCATAATCATACATTTCCTGAAGACGGATCAAATCTGTATCAAACTTTTCCAACTCAGCGACCATCTGGAGTTCAAAGTTATTGAAATGGTTCCTTACAGGCTCATCTTTAGGTAGACAGTATTTAAAACGATAGTCTGATGCACTCATGCCGATAATGATTTCGTTAAGCAGGTTAGCTTCTCCCATGAATACTCCCTGATCGCCACGCTTTTTACACCAGTCTGGCATTGTAGGCATCAGTTCCTTTTTGGATAGGTTAATAATCTTGCGATAGTTTTTATAATGTTCTAAAGTTTCCCATCTATCAATATTCCACAAGCGTCTTGCTTTAAATGCTTTATCAATAGCGATAAAATATTTACGAGAAATGCGCCCAATTTTATTATTCTCCACCATAGACAATTCCTTTGCCATATCAAGAGTGAGAGAGTAGTCTTTTGTGTTATGCCCACCACTACCTTTTTTGCTTTCCCGTTTTGGAAAGCAAACTTTATAATCTTCGTTTTCTATAAATTCATACTTATCAATACGTCCAGCAATCCAAGCACCAAAAACTTTCCCGACTTTTAATTCTTTATGTAATGTCCTGGCATCAATCCAAGAACCATCCTCTTGCTGTAATACAGGTAATAGTTTCTGATATTCTAAAATGATTTGAATATCAGATTCCTTCAGATCTCCGTTTTTAACATATTGTTTCAGTTCCTCTTCTTTGAAACTATTCTTTCTCAGATTATTATTATTTTTGTTCATCATTCTTTCCTTTCATTTTCAAGTTGTATTTTGCATAGTTCTAATCTTATAACCAAGCCATTCCAATAATTCTCTCATGCCATGAAAACATTCATAATGACGATATTCACCATCTAAATTTTCAATATATTCTTCTCCATCATAAATTCCGTCACCACAAGAAGAACAATAGTGTACAGTTTTCTTGGGAGAATAATTAGGGCACATGAAATGGCAAGGAGTCATTCTACATATCTCGCAGATTAAGCAACACCTCCCACACCATATTTCTCTATTCGTTCATGTACATATCCGTCATTGGTTGTATAGTAAATATCTTGAATTCTAAGATCCTTAATTGCTACCATACAGGAAGGACAAGGGCGTGATAATCCAAACGGCTGATCATTGCGAATTCTATATATGTATAACTTGACTTTTGAAAAGTTAATATTCAAACGTCTGATAGAATTTATACAGTTAATTTCTGCGTGTAACTTTGGTAACATGATATCTGATGGTTTGCGGTATTTATTATATTTCTTCTGTATTGGATGAGTTTTGTTACAATTACAACCAATTCCTATAATATTTCCTTGATACACTGCCACACATCCAATGTGGGTTTTATAAAAATCAGATATAGTGGCAGCTTGTCTTGCTTTTTCAAAATATTTGTAATCAGTCTTTGTTATCATTTAGTTTTGCCAGTCTTTCCTTCTCAAACAACTCGTTACCACGCTCAAAACATGTCAGTTCATATTCGTATCTTTCTACAAAGCGATCAAAATATTTTTTGCCGCTTCCGTTATCAGTGATAGTGACACAATGGTGTACAATTCTGCAGATATTCTCTATAATGGTATCTCTAGTTCCTGATATGTATTGTGTATCAACCTTCTTAGAAGATAACTTCATCCGATCCTCCAAATCGGTACGATTCAACCACATTGAAAATGAATATTTATTTTCTTTTTTGTCAAAATGATATGCACATTCAGCTATGTAATTTGGATATCCCCAATTTGATAAGTCAATTGTGAGAGCATTTCCGTGATATCTTGGGTTCATCATTTCCTTTAACATTTTATAAATTCCTCCACATTTAAAAATTTCTAAGATGTACATTAGATTTTCAGAAAGAAAAGTTTTAGATGATACTTTTATCATTAAGTACGTCAAAATTTTCTACGCTAATGTACATCATTTAATTTCTAGCAAATAACACCATCCTAATTCTTCTTATTGGCTTGCCATTGTCTCATTCGTTCACCTGCAGCAATTTTCTGTTCATCAGACATTTCTCTTTTCTTTGCTCTAAAACTGATAAGTGTTTTATCTTCAACACGATATGTTTTTCCTCTACCTGTATCAGCAATGAGAGAGTACATATCTGGATTTGCTTTACATAATTTATCTAATTTAGTCATATATGTAGTATCTGAGGTATAGATTGTGGCATAATCTTCATCTCTCATAAAATTGATACATACTTCCTGTTCTGAAAGTGAAACTGAATTTGATAGTTTTGGTTTTTCAATAGTTATTTCTTCATTTTCATCAATGTTTATGTATCCAGATTTACTTGCCATAATTTTTATTCCTTTCAATACCTTCTCGATTTTTCTTCCAAAGTTTTTCTTCTCTTTGCTTATCTGCTTCTATACGACTTGCTATCTGAGATCCGTTTGTATTATCTTTCCCTCGATAATATGTATTGAAATCGGAAGGGTAAATTAGTCCTCCAAATTTTGTGTGATCTACTTCATAAATTCCATATCTGTTAGTTGTCTGTGTCATTAGTTACTGTAAATTCTCCTTTTCTGTTTGATAAAATTTTGGTTGTTAATGTTGTCTTCTTTGTCGTCATGGTTTTCGATTCTCCTTTTTTGGTGGTATGATAGTGGTGATGATGGATATTGATTCATGTTTACAATACTTATTTCTGTGTTTTGGAATTAATTTTGATAGAATTTTTTACTTACATAATTCTGATTTCTCAAAAATAAAATCCCATATTCTAATTCCTTCTCATAGTTATATTCTTCTTTTGTACATTGAACTATTTGATTATTTCTCAATATATACCGATAAGGACAGATATAAATAATATCATCAGTGTGCCAATTATCATTGGAATCTTTATATCTTGGCATCCTATGGGTTTTTATTAAACCAAGTTGTTCTAATACTTCTGTTGCTTTTGCAATCATTTTTCTATCACTACCTATAAAAGCAGCTATAGACTGAAACTGTGAATAAAATATTTCTGGTTTATTCTTCTTAGATTTTTCAGAATGTCCAGATGATTCATTCGTTCTGATCCAAGTAAATGCCTTTATATAAGATAACAGAAGAAATAGTATACTTTTATTTAATGGCTTGTATGGTGACTGATACTTATTGATTGTTTCTACTTCAAAGTCATATAAAATACCAAAATTGTTTTTTGGATTCATTTTTTCCATATTAATCAATGATGACTGAAAGGTATTCTGTATATATTTCTCTTTATCAAAGTCAATGATGTATCCATTTTCAAAGAACCAATCCATGCAATCTCTAAACTTGGTAAAAATATTTTTTTCAGTACCCCTATGCCAGTTTGGTTTATACTTACACCACTGAATCATATAAATAGGAGAGTAGTGAACAACATTTTCCCATGTTTGGTTATAATTTAAATAGAGCAAAGCCGATAATCTGTGTTCTGGTAAAGTATTTGCCAAAATTACTTCTTTTGGAATCTTTACAAAACGATTTACTGTATCTGGTAATTCTAATGTAGCTGTTGGTGATTTATTATTCTCTATGTAAAAAACGCCTCCTTTCTTATACCCACTTAGTTTTTCTGTTTTTTACACGATCATACTCTGTTTGTAATATTTGTTTTCTCTCTTCGTATGAGTAAATTTCCTGAGAAATAATTAACTGTGCATCATATCGTTCTAATCTTTCTACATCATCTAATTGATCTTCAGAAAAATAATTTCGTATCTGTTCATTAGAAGATATATTATGTTCTTTGCGATACTGTGTTGCAGACATTCCAAGTATTACAGTATTTAGTAATGAAAACTCAATAGAGTATAAATTGCCATTAGTAATCCATTCAGGAACACCATTAAGTAATTCTTCTCTTTTTGTGATTAAAGCACCACGCAATTCTTTGCAATTAATTAAGGTGTTTTTGCGGTTTGTATTCCAGTTTGTACGATTTTTAAATGCTTTTTCTATAGCGATAAAATATTTTCTCACTAACTTGGACATTTTCTTTAGCTCTTCGGATGTACGTCCACCTTTAGAACCGGCAAGCATTGCAATTTCCTTTGCATCGCTGAGCTTTAACTGATAATCAACTAATCCACTCCCCTTTAAAGGTGAATCAATAAAATAATCTATGTTTTCAACTAGTTCCAAATCTTCAATTTGTTGTTTGATCCAAGTTGAAAAATCTCGACTAACTTTTAATTGATTATGTAGTTCTTTTGCGCTAATTGTATTATTTTCATTTTCTTGTAAAATAGGCAAAAGTGACTGATATTCAAGGATTGTGGCTATTTCATTATCAGATAGTCTATATTGTTTTAATTCTTCTTCAGTAAATTGACCATCTTTGAATGACTCGCTTTCATATACTTTTCCTTTTCTTGGTTTTGTGGTATTTTTGTTTGTAATTCTCATGATTTTATTCCTTTCTTTTATCTTAATTTTTAATGTATATCACATCAGAGTGTGATATACTTGAAGAAAAAATGGCAAAGTATATCACACTACAGTGTGCAGAATCAGCCGTCTTTTTATAAATAAAGACTGATTATATAAATAAAGACTACTATCGTAATGAATTATTCGCATACGCTTCATAATTCATTACTCTTTTAAAAAATTTTTGATTGTTGATGGTTGTTGATGGTTGGTAGTTACAGGTGGTATAAATTACAAGTTGTAAGATAGAGTAGCAATGTCTATTTACATATTCTCTTTCTTTGGATATAAAATTCCTTGTATGTATTAGATCTACAATAGAAAATGCCTTGGATAAAATTAATCAAAGTATTCAAGGACTTCAGCAAAAATAGCTGTTAAGTCCTTTTTAATTTCTTCTTTGTCAGCTTTAAAGGCATCTATATCTATGGTTACACTGATTCCATGAGATATTGTTTCACCTTTACCATTTTTGATGGTTGGTTTTTCAAATGTAAATTTTTGAGGTATGATAGTTAGTTTTGCCATAATATATTTATCTCCTTCATTCTTAATTTGGTATTGTTATGTGCTCTTCTTATTACTTCTACATTCTGATGTGAAATGATTTATAAGTTTTCAAGTTATATTTATTGGTAGTAGGGTAGTAGATATCTGATAAATCCTAAATAATGTAAAATATACTCCCCCATTATCTGAATACTGTTTGAGGAAAATGATTTTTTATATTGTGATGGATATTTACTATTTCTCCATTTAATTGCCTTTTACATAAAAATAAGACAGACGATTTCTCATCTGTCTTAGTAGAAAATAATATTTTACATCGTAATCATCAGATTGTGAGTATGTAGGATTCTGAAAATCATATAATTTGATTTTTGCATTTTGTATGACTTCTTGATCTGAATTGGCAAACACACATATCCAATCCCATTTGTTTTCAGTCCTGTGGTCAATTTGTATCTGGTATTTGTTCATTAATATATCCTCCGTTTGTGTTTGTGTGAATTAATTGGTACAAGAATATATTCTCTTTCTGGTTGGAAATATTATTAAAAAATGAGGTGATGTGTATGAGATTAATTTATGAGTTCGGTGGGAGAGTAGTTTTGATGGAACAATAGAATGTAAAAGTATTGATTTTACAGGATATTTTAAGATTTTGATGAATGATTTTTAAGTGTGATTTTGTATATGATTTCTTTTCTTGAGTGCAATTTTAGAGTAAGTTCGGAATAATGCTTATTTTTCAAGGGTTTTGGAAGATTTCTAGGTTGTATTTTGTGGTTTGGGAATAGATTTGAATTGTCAGAAAATTTATATTACATTGATTTATAATGATTTTTAGGAATGGCACCGAATATGACTCCGAATTATTTTTGTGAATTGTTTATGTTTCGGACACAATTTTTAGGGGTGACGTGTGAATGGAAGAGATAGGGGGGTTTTTGGTAAATGGGTATTTATATGAAAATGTAAACCCACCTGGGGCTATAAAACATACAGTAATAGTATAGTATTATGGTATATTTAAGTTATGAATTGTCCATTTTCTGCAACTTGAATCTGAATAAATACAAACAAATATACCGTCAAGTAAAAATACTTTACACTAGTTGCTGTGCTGTCAAGTAATTTTGCTTGACGAGTTCGATGCATAAAGCCAAAATATATCAAAATGCTATTTTTATATACCATAATGCTACATCTATATTATCCAGCAACATCATAATATCACAACTCAAAATATATCATAATGCTATCTAATATATCAAAATGCCACATAATCATCTTTCTATCAATCCTCTTTCCCCTGAATATATCCATCCCTTTTTAGTTTTTCCACAATAGCCGTAGTTGTCCATTTATTCCGGTTCATGCCAGTATCAGACATAGCTTTTTCTACAGCTTCATATATCCAAAGTGGGTATTTCACACTATATTGTTTCATGTTCTCAGCGTCATATTTTGCTTGATATTCGCTCTGTTTTTTTCTATCTGACATTTTATACCATCCTTTTTAAAAACCATCTTAAATTGCATTTTAACACGTATTACCTAAGTTGTCAATCAATTAGCAAACTGCACAAAAATAACTAGGTAATACCTAAAATAATTATGTATTATTTTGCTATAAAAAACTAGGTATTACGTTGACAATCTAGGTATTACGTGCTATAATCTATACATAAGTTAAAGATAAAGTGTCACACCAAAACAAAGAAGTATATAGCAACAACTACACACAAACAACCACAATGAAAGGCAGGTACACAATATGAGAATACATTTAAACAATGCAACAGTTAGAGTATCAGGTTTTGAAAACAAAAAATCCTTTAGTCACATCTATCATAATGTTACTTGTATTGAAGAAGTAACAGCAAAAGAGATTGAAAAAGAATGTGGCGAAAAAATAGGTGCTTGCATTAGATTACATTTTGAAGATGGTAAAACAGCTACGTTTTCTAAAAAGTCAAAATTAGATTATGAAGTATTATAAATCCCCTGATGAGCAACGGTGAGAGCCGGCGAAACTACCCAAACAAGGGTAGTCGGGATAGCAGCATAATCCATAAGCACCACAAGCACATTGATAATTGAATAGACTTTGCACCTGAGTTGTGATATACTTACATTGTAGCAACATAAGCCACAATGTAGAAAGCAGGTGAAAGGATGGTACAAGAAGATATGACGCTTGACGAATTAAAACAGATTACCATTGATTATTATGTAAATTTGCAACGAATCAAAAAGGCTGATACGGGCAACAATCCAGAATTAGAGTATCAGCTAAAGGTATATAAAAACAAACTTGCTTCTTTGGGCATCCCGTCTGAAGAGTATGAAATGTAGCAAATAGGTATATCATAATCACGGTGTAAAGTCTATTGAATTATTAAGGCTTTACACCTTTTTAATGTAGAAATAATCTGATATAATGAAATAATCTAAATCAGTATATCAGGTTATAAGGAAGGTGGATACATGATTGCATATTATAAATTGTTAGACTTACTTAATAAAAGAGATATGACAAAAGAACAATTAAAAAATGCCTCTGGTATATCTTCAGCAACTATGACTAAAATTTCAAAGGGCGAAAGTGTAACATTAAAAACAATCAATGCAATTTGCGAAGTATTAAAAGTTCAGCCAGGAGATATTTTAGAATGGATACCAGACAAGAAACTTTAGAAAACTAAAAAAAATATTTAGAAAATAGTTGACAAGTAAAGCACAATAGTCTATAATAATACTTGTAAGGAACAAAGCACATTGATAACTCAATAGGGGTCACGTTTTAAGGTAGAAAGAGGTATGCATGACTGAAGAAGAGGTAAAACAGAATCTTATTGATAGATATGTTATGCTATTACAAATTAAAGCAGCAGAAACCGGAACAAATAAAGTCTTAGATATCCAGTTAGCAGTTACAAAAGTAAAATTGTCATCATATAATATTGACATTGAATCAATAGAAAAACTGATTCTTGAATAATAAACCCTTAAAAAACGTGATTCCTATTGAGCTATCAATAGATGCTAAAGGAACACAAGGGAAAACAAATCGGTATCATGGCAGTGTCAATAAGACCTGATACATTCTCAACATGGCAGCGTCAATAAGTCCAGGAGCGAAAAGAAAAATCCCCATTCCTTAACGAAACAGGGAAATTTCAAGAAGTGTTTTAACACTCATTCCTAGACAGTTTGAGTATAACACAATTCTTGATAATCTGTCAATCGGCAGATATTTCCCAAAAATAGAAGTAAGGATTGAACCTTGACAACTAAAGAAGTGGGTATAATAGAGTGTAGCAAATTGTGTACATCTAAATTATAATAGACTTTGCGCTTTGATTATGGTATACTATATATAATCAAACAACTGTTTTCATGATTAGGAGGTGAAAATATGCCTAGTAATGGTGAAATTATTGAAAGATCTATAAACGATTTTCAGAAAGTCCAAAAACGTATGTTATTAGCAAGAAAAGAAAATGCTGTCGAAACTTACGCAGACTTGAAAGAAGATTATATATCATTAAAAGTTATTCTTACAAGTTTGGGTGTGAATCTTACAACGATCGATAAGATTAATGAATGAGTAACCAGTAACTAAATAGTAAGCAGATTAGGGCGCAAGTCTATTATATATAGCTTACGCCCTTGTTTTTTATATAGGAAGGTGGATACATGGTAATCAAAACAAATCAGGAGCTTGCACAGGCAGTGAAACTAATCACGATATGAAGCACAATCGCTAGACCCCATACAAGCACACTTTAATTTATAGCAACTTTTATTTGTCTTGTTATAGTGAATACAACGCCGTTTATCTCTTTTAGTGGGGATATGTTTCTTTTTAGGTTTTTTGCTACTGGATGTAACAACGGCTTCACGGTGGTATTCTATGTGCCATCCTTCACCCTCTAATCTTGCATGTGCCTTGCTTATATCTCTATGACGTGCCATAAGATCATAACCTTTCTTTTGTTTTTAAGAGTATAAATATTATAGTTTATACTCTTTTTTGTTGCTCTGTCTGTGATTTCTAAATCTAATTCATAAAGATTTTATATCTATTCTTTTTTTCAAATTCAATTAATAATTTAAAACCAGCAGCATCCGCAATTCTTTTTACATCACGAAAAGCAAAATTTTCTTTTCCTACAATATTAGTATACTGTTGTGGTTTGCATCCCATCTTTTCTGCCACTTCTTTTTGTGTCAATCCAGAATCAATTATCATTTTTTTAACTTCTTTTTTTAGATGTTCATTGTCTATATATTCAAACATTTTCTTTTTCTTCTTTCTTGATAAAATCAATTTGCAACTCATAGCCGATACTATCCAGATATTGCTTTAAATCTGAAAAAGCAAGTCTATTATTATTGAACCTATTATTTAATTGTTGTGGTATGAGCCCACACTTTCCAGCTACTTCCGACATGGTTACATTATTATCAATAGTCAATTTCTTAAATTCATTTTTAACCTGTTTATTATCTTGAAAAATAAAAGCCATTCTTTTCTATATCCTCCACATTTTTAATATCTATTTTAATATTCTATTTTTGATTTTTATTTATACTTAAATATAAAGTATTTTCTTTTAATTGTCAAACGATAAAAATAAATGAAAAATATTTAAAAAATTATTGACATACAAATGAATATCATTTATAATCCCATTAAAGATAAACGAAAAACGTTGAAATGAAAATGTTATATAATAAAAAATAAATGAAAAATATTTAAAAAGTACTTGACTTTTAAATGAAAATCGTTTATACTTAGTACATAAGATAAAGAAAGGAGCAAGTCAAAAAGTGAAAAAATTAAAAAAGCAGTCACGCAAGAAAACAATCATTTATTTTCTGGACAGGGCAAAATATTATAATAACGCTGGTAAATATGATAAAGCTGTTGAAAAAATTAAAATTGCATATTCGATCTGGGAAGGCTATAAAAATTGGGAATCCAATAAAGCCCAAAAGATGCTAGACAAGATCATAGATGCAAGAGAGATAGTAATACATAATTACTTGACAGTAGAAGAAAGAAAAATTCGTGCAATAATAGGAGATTAACACATTCAGGCAAGCGGTCAAGCCGTGGGATTCAATTCTAACTTGCCATTTGGGATAAGTAGGAGAAAACAAAAGCAAGTTGCCCACTCTACCAAAGTAACAACTTGCTAATCTACAAGATAAGTTTTCACTTACCATTGATACATTCTATTATATTCATTTCTTTGGAAAAGTCAATGAAAAATCCCAAAACGAAAATAGAAAACAATATCAGGAGGATTAAACTGGGTAATGACCAGAAAAGAGGAAATCAAACGATAGCAAACAAGGCTGCTTGGCATAAGCAAATGACCGACATAGAACGACAACAAAACGGCGGTATGATTGAAAGAAGACCGAATCCAGATATAGCATAGTATATATTCCGGTGGAATGGTATAAGGTGGACACAAACGGCTTATATCTCTGGGTATCATATTTCCTTATAGATTTGATGAAATCTATCGTGAATTAGGACACGTTACAAATTCCTTTACATAGGCTTATAAGTCTGATTTATACGGTTTTATCAGAAAAAACCTATTCCACGAAAAGTTGAATTGCTATTGATGGAAGCGGGCAAGGAATTGTCTTAGGGGTACGGAATAAGCCTAGTATAGCAAAGGAAAGAAAGTGAAAAATTGACTATGCAATATAACAAGTAGCTGAAATAACCGCTAGTTTGAAATCGTAAATCAAACATAAAAATTCTATCGCTACAAAATAAAAGCGATTAATAAATACACAAGAACTTTTAGAGAGTGTCAAGAACCTTTGGCACTCTCTTCTATATTAAAAGCGGTCAACTGCTTTTCAAAAAGGAATGTGATGTTCAAACGAGAAATAAGAAGCAACAAAAGCAATACATAGTTTTATTAACCACTCAATACAATGAGGACATAGCCATTAAAGCTGGATGCATTTAGCCGTATCTTTTGAAAAGTCTCTTTTGTGGGTATGGATAAGTAATAAAAAGGTTTTAAATGATTCAATAATCTGTTATAATTAGAATATCAATAGAAAAGTTGGTGTAAAATGATAACGATAGAACAGTTAAGGGCAATAAATAAACCTGAAAACATAGCAGTAACAGAACATGCTAGAATTCGCTTGTATGAACGGAATATTAGCATTGATGATATTGTGAATGGTATAAACACTGGTGAAATTATTAAACAATATCCAGACGATAAACCACTAGCAAGTTGTTTGATATTGGGATTTTCTGTTAAATCACAGTATATTCATATAGTAGTAAGTTGTGATACAGATTTTATATATCTTATAACTGCATATTTTCCCGATCCTGATATGTGGGAAAGTGATTTTAAGACAAGAAAGGGGCGTTAATTATGGTATGTATGGAATGCGGAGCAAAAGCCGAAAAGGGATATACAACAAGCGTAACAGACTTAGGTAATTGCCTTTTAATCGTGCGCAATGTTCCTTGCTATAAGTGTACAGAATGTAATGAGGTTATCTATACAGGGGATGTTATTAAAAGATTGGAGCAGATCACAGAACAGGCGAAACAATTTACACAGGAAATTTCTATTGTAAATTATAGTAGTGCTGCATGATGGAATTGTAAGGAAATAAGTATGGACAGTATAAAAGGATTGGTTTTTCCAGTCCTTTTTTGTTTTGGGGAAAGATAAGTTGAAAAAACAAAAGCACCTAGTATAAACTAAGTGCTTTCGGATAATTGATGATACTACTCACTACTAAAAGTAGTGGAAAATTGATGTTTACACATCTTTTGTATCTTTAGTATACACATTTATTATATGTATGTCAAGAAGAAAAGATACAATTTATTTGCTTTTTATACTATTTTTTTGAACTTTTGGTAATGGTGTAAGTAAATATTCACGTTTGATTTGATAGTCAATAGCTTTCCAATCTTTTTCAGTAATTGAAATAATTGAACCGCTTTTTCTCATTGGTTTGTCAATTCGGGAAATATCAATCACACGCATTTGCTCAACTAAAACAGTAGAATTTTGCTTTTCCAAGTCAACATGATATTGTTTCCCATCATTCAAACGTTGCGTTGTAAGTGGTAATACTGTTATAGTCGGCGAATTTGGGTAAGTCCTTGTAACTAAGACCGGACGATGTTTCCCTTCCTCTGAGCCGATATTACAGCCCATAAAAGCCCAATAAATGCAATTAGGAATAATTGGAAAAGTTTTTGTTTGTGGATTGAATTTTAGTTCTGATTTCGTTTTAGTCCATTCCATAAACATTTCCAGATCGTCATACGGTATATTCTGCATTGGTTTCACCTTCTTTCGTAATATGATATTTCCATTATATAGCAGGAAAGAAGATGGGTAAATCAGAAAATATGTTCTTTTACAAAAAGAGAAATATTTGGTATAATGGATACATCAAATATAGGAAGGTGATTGTATGATTACTTATTATAAATTATTAGACCTGTTAAATCGTAAGGGAATGACAAGGGAAGAATTAAGAATTCAAGCAGGCATTACAACTAATGCAATTAAAGCAATTAACAATAATGAGCCTGTCTCACTTAAAGTAATAGACAAAATCTGTAATGTCTTAAAGTGTCAACCGGGTGATCTGATAGAATGGATTGAACAATAATCTTGAAAAATTCAAGAAAATCTTGAAAAAGTGTTGACAAGTACTTTTATTTATGGTAAGATATAATCAAGTTAAGGGAATAAAGAAAAGCGGTTGACACCGACCAAAGTAATCACCGCTTTCCTAACCTTCACAACAGCATATAGCCATTGCATCTTTATTATACTTATCTATTCAGGCTATGTCAAGTCGTGAAAATCCCAAACTTAAAGCTTTATCAATCCGCAAACTAGGGTTATTAAATCCGAATAGTGCTTTTACAGGTGTGTTTGTGTGAGGGTTGCACTTTGAAAGTTTCATATGTCTGTACTTGTAGTATATTGTTTACCCTCTTATCTGCATCGCTCAAGCGGATAAGTAACCGATATATCAGCAGTTAGAGATATACCGCAAAATAGGGAGCAAGGAAACGCACATAAAACACGCTAGAGTAGCGATGTATTGCAGGAATGATACAAGATTAGAAGCAGACACTATGTCACATTATAACCTGTACTTCCTCGTAGTATGTGACGGGTAACGCAAAAACAGGTTAAATAATTTGAAGGAGGTAACCATATTATGAGTAAAGCACCTATTAATTTTGAATTAATCGACAGTAAATCACTTGCTTATCTGAATGCTTTTGTAGATGCAAGAATCGCCATTGCAAAAGAGGATATGCGACACATGGCAGAAATGAAGCCGTTAAAAGCAAAACTTGAAGCAATTCACGAAAACAGGGAAATTGATTTAAAAAATGGCATGAATTTAGATGATGTCATCCGCAAACATTCCAGCGTTGAAGTAGATAAGGCTATCAGAGCAGAAAACAATTTACATAAGGAAACTTTAAAACCTTTAAATGAAGACTTGAAAAGCACATATGCTTTTATGCCTGATGGTATGTATGATTCTTATGTGCGCAAGATTGAACTTGGTAAACGTGGGGATTTTATCGAATGTATCAGGGGATTTCTTGAGAATATCGGTATAGAAGAAGTGGGTCAATCGGCACTCTGTAAGTTATCAGAACAGATTGCAGATCGGCTGGGTGTGAGTGTTAGCAATTCTAAACAGTTGTTAGAAGAGGGCGTATTTTCTTCTACAATGAGAGATAGACAGTTCAGTAAGTTGTTTATGTCTATATTTTGTGACATTCTGGTATTGAATAGAGTTATTGTAGTAAATATGTAGAAAAGCAATACAAGGGCTTGCATCCGTCAAAAGTTGCAAGCTCATTTCATAAAAATGTAGAAAATAAGATCAGGAGGAATTTATCATGTTAATTAAAGACTTTTTATCAATGTTTGTTGAAAATGAAGAAAGTGGAATATATTGTGCGATAGTTGATTCTGAAAATTATGAATTGCCTTCAGGATGCGAATTTGACGAAAAGAAAGGTACATTATTTCAGGGAATGTCAAATAATATTCCCGTTGATTTATTGCAAAGAAGGTTTTCAAAATGGGATATGTTTGGCAATGAATTTATTTTCGTGTGCCAATGAAACAATTATTTCAATTAGATATGAACGGTTTTTGATAATGCTTGAAAAAATCGGGAAATCTGATATAATTAATATACACAAAGGAAGTGAATCAGAATGAACCAAAAGACATATAATGATGTAATAAGCGGAAAATCCGACAACAATATAAATTTTAGTGATTTCTGCAATCTTATTGTTGATTTAGGTTTTTCTTTTAAAGGACAGAAAGGCTCCCACAAGTCATATTATCATAATGGAATAAATGAACGTATGACAATACAGAATGCCAATTCAAAGGCTAAAGGGTATCAGGTTAGACAATTAAGGAATATTATTAATAAACACGGCTTATAAGGAGGTTTTAAGATGGCAGAGTATTCTATTTTTATGCAATATGATCCACAAGATAAAATATATGTTGCAAGCGTTCCTGAGTTACAAGGATGTATGGCACACGGGGAAACAAAAGAAGAAGCGTTGAAAGAAATTGAAATAGCAAAGGAATTATGGATTGAAACGGCTTTAGAAGATGGGCAAACAATTCCAGATCCTGATATTATGGTGGTGTAAATATGTACAAATATTCTATGGTTATGTCATGGTCTGAGGAAGATCAAGCCTATATTGTGTCAGTTCCCGATCTTCCTGGATGTATGGCAGACGGAGAAACACCAACTGAGACAGTAGAAAATGCAGAAATTATTATTCAAGAATGGATTGAAACGGCACTAGAAGACGGGGAAGAAATACCAGAGCCACATTTGTTTTCTATGCCAGTTTAGATAGGGGGCCGATAAAGATTACTATACAACAGAAAATTGATATGGCGTTGGAATATTCTGGAATTAGTACCCTCCCCAATTGTCAATTTTGTGTAGATAATCTATAAAATATATGTTATAATTTTCCTATTAAACAAAAGGAATATAACAAAATGTCGGACAAATTAATTATAGTAGGGAAATACAAAAGTAAATTTAATTCCATCTTAGGAATAAATATAGAACCTAAAGATATATACAGATCAAAAGGTTTACCTGCTCATATGCTGAAAAGTAAACATGCAAAATGTTTGAAATATATCGACTATATACCAGATATTATTGATAATCCTGATTATATCGGCATAAATCCAAATGAAAACGGCACACAATCCATAGAACTAATAAAAAGATACCGTGATAATGTGATGATAGGAATTAAATTAGATAAAGATAATGATTATTTGTATGTGTCTACTATGCACGATATACAGGAATCAAAGATTCAAAGGCGTTTATATAGTGGCAGAATAAAGGAATTTAAGATTGACAATGCCGAAAATACATAGTATATTATAGGTACAAAGAGAATATGATAGTAATAAGCATGATTATTTTTGAGGTCGGAAATGGTTCCCGACACACTCGCAAGAGTACCTGAGATGCTGGATACACCGCCCAGCCAAAAATAATTGTGCTTTTATTATATAGAAAAGGAAGTGATAATAATTTCACCAGTATCAGACGCAAAGAAAAGAGCTAATAAGAAGTGGACAGAAAAAAATTATACACAAGTAAAATTATCAATGCCAAACGAAGAAGCGGAAACACTTGATAATTATTGTAAAGAAAAAGGTCATACAAAAGCTGGATTCATACGGCAAGCAATAAAAGATAAGATGGCAAGGAATGAATAGGACATATATTTTTAATATGTTCTATTTTTTTATCTTAAAATACAATAGTACTATTGTACATAATTCACAAATATTTAATAGAAACATTGGTACTATTGCATATTGAAAAGATACTGGTACTAGTGTACAATAAAGACAGTTAAAGAAATCAAACAAACGGAGGTAAGGACAATGACGAAATCACAAGCATTAAAGAAATTTGAAAATGAATTACAGATAGCGAAAGATGCAATTGAAGAAGGTTATACATTTGATAAAGCCGTAGAGATTGCAAGTGAAGACATAGAAGACATTGACACAAACGGTGAATATTTCTTTGATTTATGTTGTGAAGAAATAGACGGCTTAAAATGTTACCGTGATTAATCTAACCACCCAGCAGGAGCAAGCAACATACACGGGATTCGATTTCCCGTTTGGGCATTTACAAAGAAAACAACTAATTGTTGCAGTACATTGAACTTGCGCTAACACGGCATAGCAAGTATAAAACAGCCGGGAGATGGTGAACTCCTCAGTTGATAGAAAAAATTCACTAGATGCAGAATTGTTATAATGCAGCCTGAAAGTCTGATCAACTTTCAGACAGTCCCAAGCCTGGAAAATGCAGAGGGTAACAAGAAATCAATAGAGAAATAGTTGTTATACATAGACAATCAAAGAAAGGTTAAATGGTGAAAATTATGTTAAGAACAAATAGTAAAGAAGTAAAGGCAAAAGTAAGGCAGTATATTATGGATGGATTCCAGCCGGAAGCATACGGCTATGAGCAGTATTACAACGTAGACAAGGAAAACTTTTCTTGTGTGGCTCATGCAATTTATGAATGCTTATATACAGAAAAAATTAAATACAATAACCAGAAACTTTCTAAATATGAGTATTTCAAAGACTGGATGCAGGGGCTTTGTAGTATGGTAAATTCTTCTTACTATTACAATGTGTCGGCTATCGATTTACTTGCAGACTGGTTAGAGGAAACAGAGGAAGAGAAGAAGCGTTTCACAGAAGAACAGGCAGAAGAAAAGATAACATATTTGTTGTATCGTGAGTTAAAAAGCGGTTGTAAATTCTTTTAAGTGGAGGTTATAAGGCTATGAAAAATGATTTTACATGTGGAGATATTGAAAAATGTAATCCTGAAAAAACTAAACCTTGCCCATTTTGTGGAAGTAAAGAGATTGTTATTGATAAATACGAACATAGAGCAGGTGAAAGATTTAGAATTTTTTGTACTGGATGTATGGCAATGATTGATCCTGGATATGCACAAAACAAACATACAGTAATTGAAATGTGGAATAAAAGAACGGCACAATAAAATTGTAATTTGAAAGGAGATAACTAAAATGGAAATTAAAATAGCAATGGAACTATTAGAAAATTTAGATTAGGGGGAAAGACAATGACTGAAACAATGAAAAATATATTAAAACAGATTTCAGATTTATGTAATAAAGCTTCAGAAGAAGTTTTTGAAAACGATCAAACAAGAGAAATTTTAAATACATGTGACAAACTTCAATATTTGATAGATGATTACTTTAATATTAATGAATAGTATGTAATTAAAGTAATGAAAATATAAAACAAAGTAGGCAGCAAACAAAGAGGAAAAAGAATAATGATAATATACAATATCGGATCTGAAGCAATAGAAACAGTTTACACATATGAAGAATGGCTCAAAGAATATAACCGCCGGGAAGAAAAGTGGAGAATCAAACAGAGGACAGAACGCTTTTATTATATGAAACAACAGTTATCAGGTGCAATAATGGCAACTATTGGAATTGTAACGCCGTTTGTGCTGGATGGAGATGCAACATTTTCACTTGTTGCGTTGCCACTTGGAATATTTTTGATGATGACACAAGAAAAAGTTATGACATTTTAAAAACTGGGGGGATAACATGGATTTTAAAGCATATGCAGAACAGAAACGTAAAAAGGCACACAAGGACATTATTTTTGATATTTGCATGGTGATTAATAATTGCGCCTGTTGCTATAATGACGAAACTAGGCAAACGGAATGTTATCCGTTAAATTGCGTGGAACTACATAAAGTAACAGCAAATTCTTTCTATATGATTCCATATGAAAATAGCAAGACAAACAGAGAATTGATTGAGATTGCAGATAGACACGGCTATAAGTGCGGTTTAGTATTAGAAGATAATGAAACGATTATGAAATTTTGGAAAGAATAAATCGTGTATTTCATTGGTTATCGGAAAGTGATAAAATATAAATATGGAGATCGTAAAAATGAAAAAGAATGTAAATGCAATAGATAAAATTATAGCAGAATTATCCATGCAATGTTATTTGGCAGCGAATAGGAAAATTGCAGGAAGAGTAAAAAGTTATACATTATCTCAAGAGTGTTTAGATGCAATAGAGATAAAGCATGATTATCAAAATGGAATAATTACAGATGAAGAATATAAGGCATGGTGTCTTAAATGGAATTTGACACATCAATGAAACTACTGCTTCAACAATGGAGGAATGAGCATGAAAAAGCATGGATTTAGAAAGTTTGATAATGGATGGCGTTTTAAAATTGGAGGGACTTCTTGGGAAGCGTTTGGAATTACACTTAGATATTTTAATAAATGTGGCTTCCGTCTTTTACTGAATTTCAATACGGATTTTCTTATAAATCTTTTTGGATTTAATCAAAAAATCATTGGTGTTTAAACCGTATACAAGCCCATTTAAAGCCTTAAATCAGCGCATATGCAAATATGTATGTGCGTTGCATTAAGTCCTTAAATAAGACAAATAAGCATCATAGAAAGGGAAGTATAGAGCAAGTGACAAGTGGAAATGTTGCTTGCTTTTATTATTGGAAAATTAAATAGAATGGAGAAAATTTTTATGCGTACAGTAACAGAAACTTATAATGTATATACTTATCCTGAATTATCGGAGGAAGCAAAAGAGAAAGTAAATCAGTGGTATCTTGATGATCCATGCAGAAATGACGAATTTTCGAAAATTTACACAGAAGATTTACACAATATTTTTTCTAACAGTAACTTAAAGATGCAATATTCTTTAGGCTATTGTCAGGGGGACGGCTTAAATATATACGGAAAACTTGATTTGATGGACGTATTCAAGGTAATCCGGAACAAGTTATATTGTGGTGAAACATTCAAGGATTTTTGGGATTATATGACGGAACATGAGCAGAAGACCATAGAGGCATATATGGAAGTTTGTGGAAGAACTGTTACATTGCCTTATAATGACGGACATTATAATTATTGCGTATCTGATAAGACGGATTTTGCTGAAGGTTGGATATATGATCTTGAATATCAGCAGTATAAAAATATTCAGGTTGACACAATCCGAAAAATGGAAAAATTAGTTGCTGATATGTTTGTAATGCTTTCTAAACAATATGAAGAATACGGCTATAAATATTTTTATGAAGCGGATGAAGAAGAAGTAACAGAAACTTGTGAAGCTAATGGATGGGAATTTTTAGAAGATGGAACATTTTATGCAGCGTAGGGAGGGCAGAGCATGAGTACAAACGACTATATAAGACAATCAGCACAAAAATATCATTGGAACAAATATTATTCTGTTATGCGTCCTGTATCAATCGGGACACATCCAAAAGCTGGTATGATGGATTTTATCAACTATGATACCAGAACGGAAGTAAATGGGCGTATGGTGTGGGCAGAGTTGTATTATAACAGGGAATTGACACAGAAGGAACTGGAAGATTTTGAGATGGAGAAAGGATAGGGAGGAAATATATACATGACAAAGGAAGAAAGAAAAGCAGTAGGCAACTATTTTAACACATTCCATATGTATTGCGAGAATGATGTGATTGAACGTTTGAGGCGATTACAAGAGAAATTAGCGTATAAAGGGTTGATATTTAAGTTTGATGGAAGTAAATACGCTATTTTCCCAATGGATCAATTTGATAGAAAACCAATAACAGATTACATATTTTCGTTGGAAGAAATCGAAAATTTTGTTGAGAATATGTAAAGCAATGAAAGAATCGTTTTATGCGCATGAAATAAGTATAAATTATTGTTGACATATACGTATAAAGTGTGTATAATCCATATATAAGGAGGAAACACTATTGAAACAAAGAGATTTGATAAAGAAATTGGAAGCTGGTGGATTTGTTTTTGAAAGGCATGGAAGTAATCATGATGTTTATGCGAGAGGAACAGAGAAAGAAGAAGTACCAAGGCATAAAGAGATTGATGAACGATTAGCAAAAGCAATCATAAGGAGAAGGGGATTATAAAATCCCCTATCTCTTCAAGAATATAGAATATAAGTTCCTAGAAAGGAGAAAAGAAAATGAAAAATATATACCCTGTGTTTTTTACAAAAACAGATACGGTTATACTTGTAGAAGTTCCTGATCTGGAAATCTTGACAGAAGGGAAAGATATGGTAAATGCTGTTGAAATGGCAAGAGATGCCATAGAATTGAAATGTGTATCAATGGAGGATGATGGAATGGAAATTCCTTTGCCGTCTGAAATTAGTTCTTTAGATGTAAATAGCGGAACTTTTGTGGAGGATGGAACAACGGTTATATCGCTGGTTGATATTGATTCCGGGGAATATCGAAGGAAAATTGACACAAAAGCGGTTAGAAAAAATGTTACTATCCCTAGTTGGCTTAATTATGAGGCGGAACATGCCGGAATTAATATATCGAGAGTTTTACAAGAAGCATTGATGAATGTACTTAATGTACAACGGAATTTTTAATCTGAATTGAATAATAATTTATAACCAGTCAGAAGGCATTAGCGGAATATTCGTTAGTGCCTTTTATAGTGGTTGAAATAATTCCCAAAACGTTGTATAATATCATAAATTGGAATGGAAAGGAAGTGACCAGTATAACGCTACAACAAAAAATAAAAGTTGCCTGTGATACTGCCGGAATGAGTTTGACAGAGTTGGGAGCAAAAATGGGCATGAGTCAAGCATCTATTTCAAAGCGTGTAAAAACAGGAAAGTTTACGCAAGAGGAATTACAAGAAATGGCTGCATTTATGGGATGCAAGTATGAATCAAAATTTATATTTCCTGATGGAAATGAGATTAAGTAAAAGCATTGTGCAAATTGCATGGTGCTTTTTCTTTGTAAAAGAATATTCCGAAAACAGAAAATAAATTCCAAAAAGGTATTGACATTCCGAAAACGTTATGATATAGTAAATATAACGAAAACGGAATTATAAATAAGTTTTCGGAAGAGTACCAAAAGAACTCTTATAAACCTCTTTTGGGTTGATGGTGAAGCGAGTGCAGTATTGCGAAGGATAAGCGGTCAACAGGATGTGATACGGTTTGTATCCAGTATAGAACATATTAAAAATGATGTGTCCTATAGTGTATATAAGCACAGAATAAATGGAGAAATAAAGAGTAGAAAGGATGGTAATTGATATGAAAGTAAAAGTACAGGCTAGAAACGAATGGGCAAAACAAAGATACAAATTGTTTAATGAAAAAATTGACAGTTTCAAAGAGCATAAAGCGTATTCGTCATGGTTAAGGAAATATGCAGATGATGCTATCAAATGGAATGAAATGTCAGGGTATTTGATGATAAAAGCAGCGGATTTTATCAAGAGAATTGAAAAAATGCCACTTGAATATATAAGAGATTGGATTGAGGGAAAAAATCGGCTTGAATGGAAAACAGAATATCAATAGAACAATGGATTCATGGAAGGAGAAGTTATGAGAGGTATTAAAAATCCGAATGTAGATATTAAAATATGTGGAAACGATGTTGTTGTGGCAGATGGAAAGACAGAGTATTTTCGGAAACTTAAATCAAGACAGACAGTTGCTATTGCAAATGATATTTATTTTGCGGAAAAGTATATGGAGGTGTGATTATGAAAAAATCAAATGTGGTAGAAAATTACTTCCAAAATGTTATTAAAAAATCATGGACGTGGGAAAAGTTGACTAATGAAGAACGGCAGCGATTTATTGATATGGGTGTGTTTGACAAGATAAAGGGTAATGATAATACAAGGATTGAATGGTTAAACACTGTATATCAAGCCTTTTTAACTGCATTGGAATTTACGCCGATAGGATGGAGAGAAGATGAAAAAGATATTCCTCAATTTTAAGTAACAAATGGCAAGGAAATAATGATTTTAAGTGGAGAAGTGGAGGTTTTATATATGAAGGATTTATGGATTAAATACAAGAATGAAAATGGAAAAATAATTAATAGGGAATATGATACTATAATGGATTTTATTGATGAAATGGAATCCGATAATATTGATATTCCTATGTTAGATTATGAGATTATTAGCTACATATTTTTTGAAAATAGGTTAAATAGTGAATATGGAGGAACTATTGAAGGTCTTTTGGAACATTGTAAAGAAATAGTGCAATGAAAACACAAATTCAAGTTAGAAACGGAGGAAATTTAATGAAAGCAATAAATATTAAGTGGGACACAGATGGGCATATGGAATTGTTAAAGCAGTTACCGACAGAAATGGAAATTCCAGGGGATATGACAGATGAAGAAGAGGTATCTGATTATTTATCAGATAGAACTGGATTTTGTCATTTTGGTTTTGAGTTAGTTGATTAAAGACTGAAAATCAGGATTTCAAGAAGTTAGGAAGGAGAAAAACTATGGAAAACAGAGTTGTGAATTATAAAGGATATGTTATCAGTACAGAGGAGGGGACAGAAAAAGGACTATTTTTCAGGAGCCCTTTACAGGAAGTTAGTTTTGATGCTTACTATAACGAACCTAAAATGTCAGCATGGAAATATTTGCATGATATTAATAATCCTTTTAGAAGGGTTTTTGAAATCCTGATCGGCAATGGGAATATTGTTAAAAATATCAAAGAGTGGTCTAATGATGCGGATTGGGGAGGATTTACAGGGAATATTTTATGCTGTCCGATTTACTTTAAGAGGATATATAGGCGATTGAACACCGTATCAAGTGGAAGTGATGATATTCAGGAAATCAATTCATATGGATATGAGGGTGAATTTGAAATTTGTGCCGGTCATTGCAAAAAGGAAAAAACTATTATTGAAATGAAAAATGGAAGGAAAATCAGAATTAAAAGAGGCGAAGCGTATCATTTCACATATGAACACATTGTAAAAGAAATTATTGATACTGGTGTTGTCGAAGAATAATAGGCAATGAAGTCGGAATTTCATCGAAAAATAAAGGAAAGAGAGGAATAAAAGAATGATTATAGCAATTGGTAAATATATAGGTTCAGTTGGTGAGTTTTATCATGAAATACCTGCTTATGTGGAAAATGGTATTTTAGTATTAGGGCATAATGGTAGTAGCTTAGAGTATGGAGGTTGTCTTGATTCACCTGATAAATATGCGGTGGAAGATTTTGAATATTTTGCAAATCATACTTACAGAGGAAGAAGTTTCTCAACCCCTCACTATTTATATAAAGGAAAAATTCCGTATGAAATAATGGGGGTTTATTCTTCTTCAAAATGTCTTTTGTACACATATCTTATACCTTGTAGAGATGAAACGTATTTTTGCAAATGTAAAGATTGTGGAAAGAATTTTGTACTTGATTGTTATGAGATACCATTTTTTAAAGGTAATGGACTTACAGTGCCCACTGTTAGATGCAAAAGTTGTATTTCAAAGAAGAAAGATAAGAATAAATAAAGGTAATGAAACTCGTATTTCAACTTGGTATATTGGAGGAAAATATGGAAAAGAAAATTGGAACGGCAAACTATAAAGGAGCAGCTTATTTTGGCTTGGTGGAAGGTCAAAAATATATCTTGGATATAAAGGAGCTGGGAGTTGTTGTATATAACTTAAAGGGAACATATATAACAGCAAGTAGAACAGATGCTTTTGATAATATACATGATTTTTGTAAGCATGAAGACAGGAATTGTTTAGCTTGTGATTGTTATCATATATGTAGTTTATAATCTTCCTTATGATGGAGAAGATTATAGGTATGACAGAGAATTGTTTGTGTCGAAAATTAAAGAAGAAAATGAGTGATTGGAGGAAATAAAAAATTGAATAAAATAGATGATGAAAGAATCTTAGATATTATAGAGAAGGAAACAATAGAAGCAGCACATGAAGAATATATGGAAATGGAAAGATTGTATTTGGATGGAGATTTGGAGGTGTAGTGTGGCATTTAAAATTATAGAAAAGAATGGAAAAAGTTATAGGAAAAATATCAATACTACGGGACAATGTGTACATGATCCAGAAATTAGATGTGTATGTTGCAATCCAGAATGTGATCATAATTGTAGTATAGATGATGAATTGGAAGAAGAAATGGAGAATATGTTGGAAAAATTTATATTCTCTTAAAATTCGCATTTCAAGGAAGAAATGAGGTGAAGATATGGCAAAAATAGATGTTATCAATAATAAAATGGCAATGTTTATGGTGTGTGAAGCAATAGGACAAGATAGGGATGTAATAGATATCCAAGCAGATGAAAATGGATTATATGATGTGAAAATTCTGTTCAATGATCAAGAGATAAATGTAGAAAGATTCATTGAAAATTTACAGAGAAATTATCAAGAAGCAGTTAAAAAGCAAGCTGCTGATTTACTGAGTGCAGAATATGATAAGATACTTGGCAAAATTTATGAGATACAAGAGGTGTTAGAACATCATAATAAGATTTTTGAAGAAAAAGTTTATGGTTAGTAGAGGGTGGTGAAAAATTGAACAATATAAATTCAAGAGTGGGAGAAATTGAAAATAATCGTTTTGGAACTGAAATGAAAATTGTTAAGTATGATGGTTATAATGATGTAACTGTTGAATTTCAAGATGAGCATCATTATAGATTGCATACAACATATACCAATTTCAAACGCCACCAAGCATTAAATCCGTATGACAGATCAGTATTTGGAGTAGGATATTTAGGAGAAGGCAACCATAGTACAGGTACTTCAAAGAAAAGAACACAAGAGCATAGAGTATGGAGAGGTATGTTGGAACGCTGCTATTCTGAAAAATATAAAGAAGATAATAAATCCTACTATGGCATTGCTACAGTATGCGATGAATGGAAGTGTTTTCAGAAATTTGCAGAATGGTATAACAACAATAAATATGAAGTAGATGGAAGACTGCATTTGGATAAGGATATATTATATCCAGAAAACAAAATATATTCTCCGCAAACGTGTTTGCTGGTTCCACAGAGAATAAATATGTTATTCATGACAAGACCTAATAAAAGTGGATTACCTAATGGTGTTAGGAAAGAAAGTAAAGGAACATTTTCGGCAGTCTATAATGGAAAAAATCTTGGTAAGTTTGATTCTATAAAAGATGCTGAAACGGCACATTATAAAGCCAAATTGGAAGCTATAAAACAAGTTGCGGAAGAGTACAAAGAAATTATACCTCAAAAAGTATATGATGCTTTGATAAATTGGTCTTAAAATGTACCTTTCCTTTGATGAAAAGTTCTTTTAATTGGACACATAGAATAGTATAATGAAAATATAAACAAATAGATCAAAGTCCTACATAGTAGGCAGAAAGGAAAATATATGGAAACTTTAATTGGATTGGCTGTTATCTTTTGTGTATGCTTTTTACCTGGAATCATTACGAATGTTAAATTTGACAATCGGATGCCACCAGAAGGATATAAAACAGATTACGGTGCAATGAGCCATGATTTAGCAATGGGAAAATCTAAGAATGAAGTGATGAGTAAAGCTAATCGTGGCGGTTACGATGTTAAAAAGTGAATATGGAAGCGAATAGAAAGCCACTGGAAAATAAAATCTGGTGGCTTTTATAGTGGATAAATGATATAATATGGAGGACATAAGTATGAATGACAAATATGAAGTGATAAAAGAGTTTGAATGTCATGGAGAACAGATGGTGGCTGTTAGGATCGAGAATAACGCTCATGTAATGAGTTTAGAGGAATGGCATAAAATTTACGGCAGCAATCATCAAGATAAATGGGCAACTAAAGTTGATTGGAATAGTTTTACACCAGAAGGCGGTTACAAAACAAAAGTATCTTAAAAGGATTATTTGATGGAAAGAATGGAGGAAAATTAGATGAAGAAATTACAAATTGTGCTTGAGGTAGAAGTTGACGAAAAAGAAGTTGTAAATGTAGAGACTGCAGATGGGAAGCATATTACAACAGAAGAATTTGTTAAAGGACTAAAAATTTCAGATAGTGAAAACAGAGATAGCGGAGCTATTAAAATGTTTAATGAAGATGAAGAGTATTATTTGATGAATATTGGAGATGGAACACGTTGCATGAAGAATTCTAAAATTGTTAGTGTCAAAGAGATTTAAGTCTTGAAAGGATTGTTTAATGGAGGGAAGTTATATGAAGAGATTTGAAATATATGCGGCAAAGTTACCGTATGGATTAGAAACAGGAACGTATGTAATTATTTTAGGGAATGGAGTTGTAAACAACGCAATTTTTTGTGCTCCAATTATGTTTGGAAAAAATGATGATGATAAAAATCGTTTTCATATTCAAGCAAACACGAAAAATGGAAGAAAAGGTACTATAATTGCAGAACATATGAATAATTTAGACATAAAAAGAATAAATGGAATGGTTGATGTATTGGCAGAAGACGATTATCAGCATGTCAAAGAAAAGATTGCTGATTTGTATATGCCATTTAACATGGAGAGTGATTAAAATGAAAAGATTATATGTAGTTAAAGATATACCGAAATATCAAGAGGATTGTTCAAGTTATTGTTATGTTGTAAAAGCAGAAACAGAAAATGAAGCTATTAATACTGTAAAGCAAAAAACTGGTCATAGTTGGAATTGGGAAGCCAACTTAACAGATAACACAGAAATATGGGAATGAAATAATAGATTTATGGGAAGGGTGTGGATAATAATATGGGAAAATATATACCTAAATTTGATAAGGATGATCAAGAGCTATTAATTTTAGATACAATTTTTAATGTAGAAGGATGTTTAGAATATGCAATTAAACATAATATGAATGTATTGTTTACAGACACAACAAGTACAAGTTCTGTAAAAGTTATGATGGAATTTCAGAAAAGAGGTTTTATCCATAAACTATATGAAAAACCTTCCTATGCTCCAGACGGCATAGAACTTGAATCAAAAATAATGTGTTTGTTTGAAAAAGCAAAGTAAAAGAGATAGTGGATAAAATCTAAGTTTCAAGTGGAGGCAGATATAATATGATTACATGGAAATGTTTATATAAGTTGGATAAAGAAGAATTGTTAGGAATTATAAATGACATTAAGAACGGTGAAAGTTATACTGTTTTGGGATGGGAAGATACATATCCAACAAATGATGATATTTTGAAGTATGCTGCTGGATGTGGTGTGAGGTGATTGCATGAAATGCGAATGGAGATTTTTTATTATTCTAAATAATGATAATGAAGATATTGTTGAGGGAAAAGAAGTTGCTGGCGATGGTATTCCGGTGTGTAATGATTTTACGGTAGCAAAGTATTTTCTGAGTCCAGAGGAATTAGTAGAATGGGTAAAGAAAAATACTTCATTGGTTTTGGAAGATGGAGAATATCATATAGAAGGGCATTATTTACCTTGTAATGTATAGATTGGAGGGTTTGGTATGGATTTGTATTTATTGAAAGTAAAACACATATATGACGAAGAATTTGAAGAGTGTGGCATCTTTTCATCAAAGACAAAGATGGAAGAGGGAAAGAAGAAATATTTAGCCATAAGGAAGAAAGATTCTTTCAAGGCTGATGAGTTTAGTTTTACATATACAATGTTAAAACTTGATGAGTTATATTAAATAGGCAATGAAATTAGATATTTAAGGAAGGGATGAGGATAAATGGATAAAGAACAATTTATCAAATGGAGAGAAAATGGTGGGAAAATTTATAAATATGTATATGAGGTCGAAGCAGGAAAAGAAGATTTAAGAAAAAGCGAATGTGAAGTAGACGCAGTTTATGAAGACGGGTTTAAAACGTTCGGCTTTGGATATCATATCCCATTTGATTGCTTTGAAAAATGGAAAATGCAACATTGGAGTTCAAATTCATATGAATATTTTATCTTCTTGACTAATGAACAGAACATAGATGATTATTTGGGAGAAATAAAAAAATGTATTGCTGAAGGACTTCAAAAAGAAATAAGGAATTTGCAAAAATCATTGGCATTAGTTGTATAATCAGCACGACAATGTGATATTTAACTAAATACATTAAGGTAGTAAAGCATTTGGAAATAAAAATCCAGATGCTTTTTATTATACAAAAAATACATATTCAAGGAGGTTTCAGTATGAGTGCAGTAGTGGCAATGAATGAGGAAACAAGGAAAATGGAACAGTATAATGATATAGTGGCAAATATTAAGCCGCTTATGACTGTTGGGAAGGGAAAGAATCAGAGAGTGATTACAGGTAGTGCCGTGGTTCCCTTATCTCGTTGTTTTGTAGATGTTAGGTATCAGGGCATGAGAACACATAAGCATCTGAATCGGTTAAAGAATAAATGGGATGAACGAAAGTTGACACCTATTATCTTAGTACCACATCCAGAAGAATACAGATTTGCGGTTGTAGATGGTCAGGGGAGGTGTCTTGTGGCTCCTGAGAAGGGTATGGATCGTCTCAATGCAATTATCCTTATGGACGCTCCTGAAGACTTAGATGAGCGATTAAAATTTGAAGCTGAATACTTCATAGGACAGGATTCAGAAGTGGAAAATGTGAAGCCACTTGAAAAGCATCTTTCAAGGGTAATCATTGGAGACAACGCTGCCGTTTCCTTAGATAAACTTCTGAACAAATATGGAATCAAGTTTGTGTCTACAAAAGGAAATAGAGAAGAATCGGTTCTTGGAAGTTATACAGATACATATTCAATCGTAAAAGTTCATGGTGAGAAGTGCCTGGACTTTATTTTTTCTATTATTGATAATGCTGGATGGAATAAAGAGACAAACGGATATGCAACATTTGTAATGAGGGCATTAAGGGAGGTTTGGATTGCCCATCCGAATGATAGGAAAGAAATACATAGGTATTTGTCAAAGGAATTAAGGCAGATTGACCCTGCGTTATTCAGTGCGGAAGCAAAAGCAAAGTATCCGAAACGTGACCACAGAGTATCATGTGTACTTTATGTGGAAGATTTAGTGTGTGATGGACTCGGAATAGTGAAGAAGATATATGTAGAGAATGGGAAGAAAGTTAAAATCTCAAAATGATTTGGTGAAATGGAGGAAATGTCATGAAGATAATTAAAGGTGCGGATCGTGGAAGAACAGAGTGGACGGCACGGAAACTTGTTGAATTAGTGGAAGACGGAACAGTGAATTTTAACATTGATATTCAAAGGGGTTATGTGTGGAAAGATAATGATAAGAAATCTGCTTTGATTCGCTCTTTGATATTGGATAGACATGTTCCTCCTCTGTATTTCAATAAAGTAGAAGATGTTTACGAGGGAGAAGATGGGAAGCAGAGAACATTAACTATTATTAAATTCCTGAAAGATGAGTTTGAATTGAGTGGACTTGAGGAATTTACAGTGGTAAATGATGATGGAGAAACAGAAGAAATTGATGTCAATGGATACAAATTTAGTGATCTTCCTGAATGTTTCCAGAACGCTATTAAGGAGTATTCATTCGCAATTTGCTATACGGACAATGCGGATCAGGAAGAACAGGCGGATACATTCTATAATCTGAATAATGGTCAGGCATTAAACGCTGCTACGATGAACCGTGTAAAGGCGAAATCAAAGGAACAGATTATCAATCTTGGGAAGCATAAGCTGTTTGCTGATGCTTTAAGTCAGACAGCTTTAGATGGACATGTGAATGAAGATATGGTGGCAAAAGCACATGCAATTCTTAATGATAAGGAAGTTTCTACGGATGCCAAGTGGATTCGTCCATATATGAGAAAGGCAGATATTACAAAAGATGATGAACTTCTTTTAACAGAAGTATTTGATCGTATTTACAATATTCATACCATGATAGAGGATAAGAAAATTGCAAAAAGGATTTATGCCAGAACACATATGATTAGTATTGTGCCGATTGTTGCAGAGTCGCTTAATGAAGGTTATTCAGACAAACAGATGATGGAGTGGTTTGTAAATTTCTTTAGTGGAAAGAAATCTGCCACAACTTCTAAGGCGTATAATGATGCTGCCGGACGTGGAACAGGGAAGAATTCTGCTGTTATGAAGAGGGTGGAAGAAATTAAGAAGGATTATGATAAATATTTTGGAAGTGTAAAGACTTTAGCAAGTTAATTTGTATATTCCACGCTGTATATGTGTTGGATCGTGCTTTATACTTCTTCACGAAAAAGAGAAGTAGTTTATATAAAATGATTGGAGGAAGAATATGAATATGGATGCTTTTTGTGCTAATGATGATGTTTATTGTAAATGTAGAACTTGTAAAGAAAGTCAAATTAATGGTGGAACTTGTAGTCATTGTTTTTGTTGTGTAGACGGAGAAAAATCTATGGATGTTTGTTTGGAATATAATGATAATTAAATATAGTTAAATGACTTTGAAATGATTAAAAATTGAAAGAAGGTGCTTGATTTATGGCTTGGTATGCATTGTATAAATGGTTTATTCCTTGGAGGAAAATTCCATATACAAATTGGATAAATGGTATGGGAAGCACTTATATAGTGAATGGTTCAAGAGTCTTACAGATGTGGAACAGAAAACAGAATTAGAGCGTCAACAAAAGATCAGAGAAGAAAGAAAACACAATACAGAAATTGCACTTGCAAAATTCGGATGGTTATATTCTTTTATGAATGAAGTCACATATGGAAGAATGGATGAGTATATGGAAGTCACAAAACATATGAACAAAATAAGTATTCATTCATCAAAGTATTGGTAATATAGCTTTGAAATCATCGTTTCAACTTGTGATACATAGTTGCACAGAATATTGTACAAAATATTGACAAAACTATGAATATGACATATACTATATTCAAAGGAGAGTGATTGTATGATAGCAACAAATTTTTCAAATGTAAGGAATAACTTCAAAGAAGTTTGCGATCGGGTTGTACATGATTCTGATATCGCAATAATTACGAGAAAAAACGATGAAAATGTTGTGCTTATGTCTCAGGCACAGTATGATAATCTGATGGAAAATCTTCATATAAGGGAAAGTAAAGCGAATTATGAGTGGTTGAAAGAGTCTATCAAGCAAGCTGAAGATGGAAAACTTGTAAATTTTGATGTGGAGGATTAGTTTATGAATGTGTCTTTCACAGAAAATGCTTGGGAAGATTATCTTTACTGGCAAAAGATGGATAAAAAGATTGTCAAGAGAATCAACGAATTGATCAAAGATATAAAGAGAAATCCTTTTGAAGGTGTGGGGAAACCAGAACCACTAAAATATGATTTGGCTAGAAAGTGGAGTAGAAGAATAACGGATGAACATAGGTTAGTATATCAAGTAGAAGGAAGCAATTTAATAGTGTTTACTTGTAGATATCATTATTGATAGTTGTAAGTTGATTAAGGGCATTGGCGTAAATCGTTAGTGCTTTTTTCTTTTTTAATGTAGAAATATAATGTAGAGGTAAAACTTTTAGAAAGGATGGATTTATTATGTGTTATAAAGATGAAGTTCAAAAGAAGAATTCAGAAAAGTTACAGAGAAAAATGAATGAAGATAATATACCAATGTTTATACAATTTTATCTTTTAAATAGGAAAAGTAAATTAGGTGCATTGAATTATTATTCTGTAATTAAGAATTTATTACAATGGCTGATTGATAAAAGGATAATTCAGAAAAATAGTATATCAGAGATTGTGCAGTCCGATATGACATATATAGAATCGGCTTATATAAATATGTATTTAGAAGAAAAACAAAGTGAAGGTATATCACCGACCACATTAAATACAAGGAAGAATATCTTTAGAAGTTTTTGGAGATCTATGGTTAATTCTCCCAGTGTCCCAGTAAATTGTAATATTGTTGAAGATGTAGCATATGAAGGTTTAGATTCTGGATATAATCGCTATGTTAAAATGCCATCAAAAGAAGATTTGGATGAAATGAGAAGAAATATTATTCAGAAAAAGAAGAATGATAGTTTTGTAAGGGAGAGGAATCTTCTTATTCTTACAATTCTGATGAATACAGGTTTGAGAGAATGTGAACTTGTAGAATTGGAATTTTCTTCTTTATTTTTAGATGGAAGTGAAATTGAAAAGTCTCCACATATCAGAGTGATGGGGAAAGGGGTGTATCACATTGAAAAAGGAAGAAATGTTTTGCTTAATAATACTACAAAAAACGCATTCTTGGAATGGTTTGAAGTCAGAAATACAATAAACATTGTAGACAATAAAGCAGTTTTTTTAAATAAGACAGGGAAAAGAATGCAAGAGTCCGATGTGAGAGCAATATTTAAGGTATATAGTTGCAAAAAACTTACACCGCATATGATTAGACATTGGTACGGAACTGTAACAACGGAAAAATATGGAGCAGCTTTTGCACAGCAACAATTAGGACATAAAAATGTTAATATTACGGTAAATACTTATGTAGATGGAGGATATGGTATTAGAGAAAAATTAACACTTGAGTAATAATATATGGTATAATATGGAAGGAAGATTATGACTCGTAAAGAGGCATATGATAAATTAAGAGAAGCTAAAGCGTGAAGCGTTAGCAGATAGTAGTAATATAAAAGTGGGAAGATGAGAATTGGAGAAAGCATTAGAGATATTAGTGTATAAATAAATCAGAAAATGAAAGATTGATTTTATTGGAGAAAGAGATGAAAATATTATGAGTGATTATAAAGTAGAAAATACGCAATTTGGAACAAAAACAAGTCATCCGAGTTATGGAACATTGGCGTTTAGTAGAAGGACAGGAGGAACGACACCGCTATTTGGAAGTAGTATAGAACATAGGGACACAATTGCAATGACTTTATATCATGCAGATATTACAAGGGGGTTGCATTATGATTCTATTTATGGTGACAAAAAGATTGTAGAAGTAGAAATGAGTTATTTACAATTTGCTGAAGCTATTACATCAATGAATATGGGAAGTGGCGTTCCAGTTACTGTGCGTTGGACAGAAAGAGATGGACGTATACCAGACTGTGATTTTGTTAGTAAGAGAGAACAATTTGCTGATGAGTTTAAAGAAAAAAGAAAAGAAGCAACTATGGAGTCACAGCAAATTATTAAAGATGTAACAGAACTATTTAATCAAAAGAAAACACTTACAAAAGCAGACAAGCAAGAAATTCTCAGTAAATTGTCTAAACTGAGTATGGAAATCGGGTGTAATATGGATTTTATTGCAGATCAGTTTAATGAACAAATGGACAAGACAGTAATGGAAGCAAAAGGAGAAATAGAATCTTTCTGCCAAAATAAGATTAATTCCATTGCTAGTGCTGCTTTGGTAGAACATAAGGACGAATTTTTGAAATTGGAAAATCCAGTTGATATTAAATTGGATTAGTAATTGAAAATTTGATTTCAAGGGTATGGTGATAATATTTGTTATAATGAACGAATTCAAACTGAGGAGATAAATATGGAAAAATACAAAACATTAGACAAAGATTTGAAAAAGATAAGACGTAAATGGGAATATGATTTATATGAAGAAAATTTGGAATCACAAAAGCGAATTGATAAATTTTATAGCGAAGAAGATATTTCTGAAAATGATATGATATGCAGAAAATATCAATTGAAATCATATCTTAACAGGAGAAATATTTTATTTTTTCCAATTATAATTACTATTATTTTTGGACTTTTAGTCAATTTAGTATTCAATAAAATTAGTAGTATTCCTAATTTTATTGAAATGTTTCAGAAATTGCAATCTATACCTATCACAGCAGAAAACATGTACGAACTTTTAGGGTTATATATTGTTTTGATTATATTGTTTATTCTAATTGTATTGGTATTCGTTGGTGTCTTTTTTATTCCGTTTCCTCCACTTTACTTTTTAGTTGAGTTTGGAGATAATAAAATGAATCAAAAAGAATATGAGTTAAAATTATTGGAGAAAAAATTAGCAGAAAAAATAAATAGAAATAAAAATGGAGAAAAGTATGTACATACAGTAAAAAAGAAGCCGATAAAATTTTTAATAATAATATTGATTTTGATTATAGTAGCAATTATCGTTGGTATAGTTGGAAAAGTAACTTTTTGTATAGTGCTTGCTTTAATTGCTATAGGAATTGTAATTGGATATTTGGTTTGTAAATTAGATAATGATAAGTAGAGAATGATTGATAATGAAATTCGATTTTCATTAGGAGAGAAGTATTATGCCAGATATGAGAGAAAAAGTAAAAGAATACATAACTGAGATTCAGGAAGAAATTGATAGATGTGTAAAGCTGATCGAAGATAAATTTGTTGAGTTAGAAAATGATGCAGCAAAAGAAGTTTATTTGTGCGGCATTGAATACGCAAAAATAGAATCAAGAATTGAGACACTTGGACAGGTTCAGAATGATTTGAAAAATCGTTTGGAGGAAGTTATATGAATAATCCATTTAGAAGCCAACTATGGTAGCAAACAATCAGGAATGAGAATAAATTATATCCAAGCGAATTTTGTATGAGTGTGACTAATCCAAATGGAGTATTTGTAAGATTGGATGAAATAAATGAGATGATAAATGATGGAATTTTATCAGTTGATTTTGATAAGTTAGAGCAGAGAATATTTGATAAGATTGTTATAAAGTGTGGATGAAAGTGGAGGTAAGTATGGATAAGAAATTCAAACATGGAGATAGAGTTTATCACAAAAATTTGAAGCAATATGGATTCTTTATTGGATATGCATGGGAATCCGAGGAAGAATGTGATGTGAATTTTGAAACAGAAGATGGAGAAATGGAACAGAAACATGTCAGTGTGAATTGGTTGGAACCAGCACAGAAGACATATAATAAGAAAGTCATGGAGGCTCTTAGACAGCGTAGAGGATTAGAACCTGGTGATACATCACAAGATGGAGATATTATGAGTATGTCGAAACAGGATGTGTTTAATGAATATTGTGAGTGGGAAGGATTGCTTGGTGGGTACGGATACTCATTGCTAAATGTTGTGGAAAATATTTATGATATAAATTTGCAACAGTAAATTTTTAGATTGGAGGATATCATGCTTGATGTTGGATTAGATAATGGTAAATATACTTCGTGTTTAAATTGTAACGAGAAGCAAGATGAATATAGAAAAATATATTCAATTACTATAGGAAATTTGAATCCATTAAAAATAAATTTATGTACCGAATGCATGGGCGTGTTGGTTTCTAAAATGACATATGCGTTTAATATGGAATTTCCAAATAATGATAAGACAGATTACGATACTGAATTGGAAATCGAAAGCAAATTAAGAATTTTACTTAATAAGAAAATTTCTGGAACTTGGAATGAAGATTGTCAAAAGGAATTAGATTCTCTTAACGAAGAAAAAATGTGCAATTCTCATAGATTGCTTTATAGAGATGTTTGTAATTGGTAAATGATAGTCTTGAAATCCGGTTTTTATCGAATATACAAGAGAAGAGGGATATAGATTATGAAGAAATATACTGCTTTTTTTCCAGGAGCGCAATTAAATAGAATTGGACAAGATGAAAAAGAAGCATTCTATTTAGGAATATTGGCATATGATACAATATATATAAGAACATTTCATTTGGAATCGCTAAAGAAAAAAGAATTATATGCAGATAAAAATGATTTATTGAAAAGTGATGAAGATGGATGCTCTCTTCTTGATCTTAACACTTATTCATTAGTAGAATATTATTTAAATGGTGATATCGAGACAGTAAGAAAACTTATCAATAAAAAAATACTGCAAAATATATATTCTTTACATAGTTTTAATGATAATTTTATAGACGATGTTTTTTGGTATTATTATAATAATGATAAACATTCTATCTTTCCAAGTTCAGAATTGTTTTTGTTTGTATATAATAAATTATGCAATATATATCCAGAAAAAATTGTGAAAAAAATATTGGATGGATACAAACATTATTACAGGATTTGATTATATCTGAGTATTATAAACAAACTTATGGAGTGAATACAATATATTCTTTAAGCCATATTATGCTGATGGAATTCTTAAAAGAAATGCCTGTTTTTATATTTGACGGAGAAGATATTGAAACTATAGGTAATGAAGAGAGTGATTTGCCATTATTTTTTTCATCTAAAGGAATAAAAAAATACTATTCAAATACTAAAGAATTATTTGAATTTAGGGGAATAAAGAAAGACGAAACTGTAAAATTGCTTTTTTCAGAAACTCTTCCAGATATTACAGAACTTCCTATAAAAACAATATATGATGCAAAACAGAAAGATAGATTTAGAACGCTGCCATTATTAGCAGAAGACCTTTCTGTATCTAAGGAAATATCACATGAAGATATAGTGAAATATTTTGATGAATCAGTATGGAAATTTGCAAATAATTCATTAAAAATTTCTGCATCAGACATAGTATTTAATGTTTTAGGGCAGATATCAATAGAACCTTTCAATACTGCTGTACAAATATTTTCTCAGTCTAATGATATATTTGCTAGAATAAGCAGTTATAAAGAAAATGGATGGATAATTCCGATATCAGAATTAAAAGAAGAAATGAATCGAAGAAAATAGTTTGCAATGAATTGTTGCTTTTAAGAGGGAAATGTTATGAGTAGAAGTTATAAGAAAATTCCATGTTGCAAGGATTATAACCGTGGAATGAAAAAGCGTGCAAATAGACATTTGCGTAGAAATTATTTGGACATTCCGTCTGGAAGGGCATATAAAAAATTATTTTGCTCTTATGATATTTGTGACTATAAATTTTTAAATTCCTTTAACTCCTATAAGAAGGGGTGGTCTAAGTATAATGGAAATAGAAAGTATTCGGATAAGGAATTGTATAAAATGTGGTATAAAGATTATAAGATGAAATAAAATGCTGTTTTTATAGGTGTTAGAATGGATAAAATATTAGAGAAGTTAGGAATATATGATCTAATGGTACTATTGCTTACCGGAATGATTATATTGCTTATTACTATTAAAATTTTTCCGATTTTTAATTTTCATATTAAAATAGATGCTGATGATTCATTACAATTTTTAATAATCAGTTATTTTATTGGAATGGTTTTTCAAGAATTAGGTTCAAAATTTAGTGGAAGAAAATTATTAAAACCAGTGTTTAAAGTATCAAATGATTTACATATTTCTTTATCACAAAAAGAAATAGATTTTATTACAAATACCGTTTGTGATAAACTGGATATTGTCTTTACGGACGATTCTGTTTCAGAAATATATAATTATTGTAAAGCATGTTATATAAAATCAAATAAAACCACAATAGAAATAGATAAGCAACAATCAATTGGAGGTATGGCAAGAAGTTTATCAATATATTTTGTTTTGATTTTTTTAATTTCAGTGATAAAGTTTTTAATTTGCATAAATAGTACATATTTTTTTATGACTATCATAAGTTGCCTTATGACATATATTTTTTATAATAGGTATGTTAGATTCTTTAAAATGAGATATGTGCTTATACTAAGAGCATTTTATTATGAGAATAACAGATAATAGATCTTTTTATGTGAAAAAGTCAATAAAAGGCTGGATTCAAGGGTATTTAGGAGGGATATTGTTGAAATCTGAAGGCGTAAAAGATGTATTCAAATGGTTAGATAAAAAATGCAAAGAACAAAAAAATCTTGTTGAAAAAGCTGAACAGAATTTTCAAGATACGAAACGAAGTTGTTATTTTGAAGATGAACAATGTTTGATAGATTCAGCGGAAATTGAATTGGAACGAGCGAAGGAAAGACTAAATGCGTATGTAGATATAAAGATTAGTGTAGAGAAATATATGCGAAAATTAAGACATCAAGGAGAGTAGAGCATTGAAATTCTAGTTTGATGGTTTATGGACAGAGAAGAGGTGTGATATGAGTAACAATAAAGAATTCTTAAAGTTTCTTCTAGAACGATTTGAAATTGAAAGAGAGCGATTTGACAGATCGGGTGTATATGCATACACACAGCGTCTACTTGCTTATAACTCAAATAAGATTGAAGGTAGCACACTTACTGAGGAGCAAACAGCTTCTTTGTTTGATAATGGAACTTTGCCGAAATCAGATGATTATTATAGAGCAAAAGATGTTGAGGAGATGAATGGTCATTTTCTGATGTTTAATAAAATGCTGGACACTTTGGATGAGTCATTGACACAGGAACTAATAAAGAAATTTCATTATGAGTTGAAGTCTGGAGTGTTTGAGGATCGTGCTAACGGATATGCAATCGGTGATTATAAGCAGCGTCCTAATATGATTGGAATGTATCAAACTGTAAGACCAGAAGATGTTGCCCAAGAAATGTATTTACTAATGGAATGGTATTATGGTCAGACGATAAATATTTCTGTATTAGCTGAGTTTCATGCAAGATACGAAAGCATTCATCCTTTCCAAGACGGGAACGGTAGGACGGGAAGATTAATTCTCTTTAGGGAGTGCTTGAAGAATGGTGTTGTGCCGGTTGTGATTGAAGATGCAAATAGAAATGAGTATCTGGAGGCATTGAAAGAATATAGAGAAGAAAAAAGTCTGGATAAATTGATTACACTTTTTGAAAAAGAGCAGCAGTTTTATTTTGATAAGTGCAAATATTTTATGTAGGACATAAATGTTCTGTTTCAATAGGTGAAAGGAGCGTACTAATGGATAAGATTTTGAATGTAATAGGAATTATTTTAGTTATGATTGGAACAGTATTTAGCTTATGGTCTATTCTTTCTACTAAAGAAAAATATTATGGGACATGCGAATGGTTTTCTAACTTATCAGATGATTTTAAAAAGGATAAAAAGAAAGTAATTATAGGGACAATTCTGATCATTATGGGGAGTATACTACAAATAATTGGATTGTTTTTATAGATATGAAAGTGAAATTTCAAAGGAGGATTTATGGATACATTAAAAATATATCAGGAATATAAATTTAAAAAAGGTGGTTCTGAATTTCATATTTCTGAAGGAGAAAAATTGAAAGTTAAGACGGACAAAGGTATTTTTGAAGGAGTTCTTACAAGCGTTGGAGCATTTGGAGACGATTTTCACTTGGATATTGGCGATGAATCAGTAAAGATTCATTGTGATAAGGTTATCGATATAATACCAGTTTAGACATAAAATAACTATTTCAAGTGATTTTGGTTATAATAAGAAATGTATTGCATAACATAATTAGGGGTGTTATAATGAAATCAAACAAAACTGACGATATAAATGCTGAAAAGGAGGTTGATGATATGAGTATAGCTGCATTGGATGAAAGATATTGTACAATTCAAGAATCTATAATTGAATCATTTAAGGAAGTAAAACTCATACGAGAAGGTAAACTTCCTAAGAAGTCGTGGAAAGATTTTATGGATGAACATAAGAAACGAGAGGAAAACGAGTGAGATATGTATTATACAGTGATACCAACTCCTAAATTTCTTCAAGATATTGATTACTATGAGAAAAAGAAGAAGTTTAAAAATATTACAGATGACATTGACAGTGTTGTAAAGGATTTAGAGATTGGTAATTTAGTGGGTGATGATATACCGGATATAGATATTCCAACAGATAATCATACTTATAAAGTGCGGGTTGCTAATTCAAATACAAAAGTTGGAAAATCAAATGGTTATCGGATTATATATTATGTGGTTAAAGATGATAAAGAAATATATCTGATAACTATTTACTACAAGAAAGAAGATAAGAACATTCCAACAAAGAAAGAAATTGCAAATATTATAAAAGAATATTGTATTTAAGTGATAAAAACTGAAAAGGACTGACATTCCATTCCTTTAAAAAGGAGAATTTTATGATAAGTGAAGATATTGAATATAATAAAGATATTTTCTTATCTGAATTAGAAGCTTCTTTGAGGGAAGTGAATAGAAAAATAAATATGTCTAAATTAGAAAATAGAAAAATAGGTACTATATCATCAGAGGAGGCTTTAAAAGATGTTGTTCCTATTCAGTGGCGTGAAGACTTATTTAATGACAATGAGTAAGTTAATATCAGAAAAATAATTTTAAGGCATTGTATAGAAATATACAGTGTCTTTTGTTATTATAGGATTTATGGTTAACAAACATATATAAATGGTGTACAATTATAAATGTAAAGGAGGTAGAAATAAATGAGAAAAGCCTTTACAAGTTCAATTGAAGAGAATATTCAAAGAGATTTTAAGGACAAATGTAATCAATCTGGAATACCTCAAAATGTTATTCTCGAAGCATTTATGAAAGCATTTGCAAATGATGAAATTAGAATGAAATTAGTAAATAATATTCTTTCAGTTGAAGTAAAGTAAATAGAGTGTAGCTCACAGTCTGGACAACTCAGCTACACTCAGTCATGGAATCACTCAAAGAATGATTTCTGTTCTATTATAAAAGAAACTTCATTTCTTTTCAAGTGATTTCTCACAATTTTCTCCAAGTTGCACCTTGATAACTTAATATTGAGCATCGCAAGTATGATTTTAGAGAAAATGTGAAAAGTTTTGTAGAAATAGTTATTGGAACTATTGATCAAGATTTTTTCACAGAAAGGAAATGATAGAATATGGTAGAAACACAATTTATTAATGACAGGAAATTGAGGGATAATGCAGTGTGTCATTATGAAGTTTTGGAAAAGGTAAAAAATTATTATTATTGCCAGGAACAGAACTATCGACTGTTAAACAAGTTGCAGATTTCTATGAAGTTGGAGAGGATGCAATTGTATCTATTTATAGTAGGCATTGCGATGAATTAGAATTGGATGGAATGTGTATTGTAAAATACAAGGAACTTTCAAACTTGCAATATGAAAGTTTGAAAACATCAAAAGGGAAGGTGACATTTTTCTTTAAAGATGGGACATTACTTGATTTCCCGACAAGAGGTCAGAAAGTTTTTCCTCGTAGAGCGATATTACGTGTTGGAATGTTACTTAGAGATTCAAATGTTGCAAAAGAAGTTCGCACACAGTTACTCAATATAGAAGAGAAAACTTCTGACGAAACTAAGACACACGACATTGATGAAGAGCAGAGTCTTATGTTATCAGTAGGTATGGCAGTTGCTAGTGGTGATGCAACGGCTGTGGCAGTAGCATCTGCAAAATTGGTAGAATTTAAGAATCGTCATATTCAGAAGTTAGAAAATGATAATAAGGCGTTAGCAGAAGGTATTCTGGAATGGAAAGACAGGAATAAACTTAATGCCGGTATTAGAAAACTTGCTGCTGTGACAGGAATTCATTTTAGCAAGATGTGGAATGAATTATATAAGAATCTTCAGTATAAGTATGGGATCTGTGTAAAGCAGAGAGGAGGTACTCCATATATACAGTGGATTGACGAGTCTGAGTGGGCTGATGTAATGAAAACATTTTGTGCTATGTGTGAAGCATATGAACAGTCGCCAACAGAGATGTTACAACAGAGTACACCATTACAGAATTTAAAGCAAAATGATAAGCTAAAGGGTATGGCAGCTTTGAATGATTTAAAAGCAAGGCGGATAAGTGTTTAAAATTACATATGGTCAGTATGTATAAAAGCATACTGACCAATATAGAAACCATAATTTTATCTTTGATATTAGCCAGTTTAGCATAGAAAAATCCTTATTTCTATACTAAAAATATGGAATCAATGGATAAAACTGTAATATGATCAACCATCTATAAGTGTAAAAGCGTGTAAAATAGGCATTTCTGCATATGAAAATAAGATGAAATTATGGTTTCTATACCTTAAATGAGTTAAATATTTAAATGTCCTGTATATTGGACACTAAATGAGATATTATTAAAGAGCAGTATCCTTTTTAGTATTTTGCAATTCATTAAGCTTTGATGTATACATAAGCATACGTTGTAATTGAGGATCGTCTGATATTAATATTTCGTTTGGTGTGCAATTAAGTACTTTGCAAATGTTTTCAAGAGTTTCAAAAGATATTCTTGTAGTTGTTCCATCGTATAAAGCACATGCAGCAGGGTATCCTTTATCAAAATAATGATTTTTTCGGAACTTTATCTTTATATGTAGTATTAAAAGAAAAAAATATTATTCATAACATTTTGTTTCCTCAAATGGAATGAATAACCGAACAAACGTTCTTGACAAAAAGAAACATATGTTCTATACTTATCGTTGTTAGGAAATATAAGAAGACCCATTCAATCATACAAACGGTGTTGGAGCACCTCTGAATTGAATGAGTCTTCTGAATACATACACACAGCAGAAACGCTATGTTGACTATATTATTACATATACTCAAGTTGTAAGTCAAGTGTTTTCAAGCGATTCTGCAAATGTTTCAAAAAGAGAATAGTTGAATATAGATATTAATGGGCTATCGCCAAGCGGTAAGGCACAGGACTTTGACTCCTGCATTCACCAGTTCGAATCTGGTTAGCCCAGTTATGGGTTCTTATTTCAGTCGGTTAGAAAACTTGGCTCGTAACCGAGCAGTCCCGGGGTTGAGCCCCAGAGAATCCATTAAATCAGTGTTTTAAGTACACTGTATTTTTTATACCCATTTTTAGGGAATTTTATAAGAAAGGATGAAAAAAATGGACTATGTAATTAAAAATCATAAGAATCTGTACATTCGACTCAATAAAAATGGAACACCTGTTACATGTGCAGAACATGAAAAGACATTATTTGAACAGTCAAAAGCAAAAAATATTCTGAGTAATTTGCCTAAAACATTAAAAAAATTAAATTTTATAGTTGAGGCTATTCCAGATATACAGCCAAAAGAAATTTTAAATAGTAACGCTGAAAAGTGTGTAATAGAAGGAGGAAATTATATAGTATCGGATCAAATTAAGCAATGGGTAGAAAAGTTCGGAATTTGTGATGATATCTTAAAAGAAGCACAAAAACGAAAAAAAGAACTAAACAAAGCATTGTCCGAAATAGACAAAGAATTTATTAATATAATTCATGAAATTGAATTTGAAGGAAAAATTGATTTATATGGAGGGTGGCAAGAGAGAAATAGGGTAAAAGAAAATAGAGAAAAGAGAAGATATATAAAGAATGAGATGCTTGTTCTATCAAGTGTGCTAAAGATGGATTTTAGAAATCTTGATCGAAATACAATTGATAAAGTAGTTACAGGCTTAACAAAAAGAAAATTTACATATCGAGTGGTTGAAGAGGAGGAAACAGAGAGTGTTGTGTAAAAAATGTCATGACAAAGTTTATACAAAAGAACCGAATTTTCAGGAGTGCATGAGTAGAGCATCAGAGAAATGTAGAAATAAATAGTACATAAAATTTTCAAGAGGGTGTATCAATATGGAACAGATATTAAATAAATATTATGCAGATAATGCAAAAAAACTTCATAAGGTAGTTGATAAGATTTTAAAGAGATTTGGAGGTTTATCAGATAAAGATGTAGATGACTTTTATTCATTGTCTAATGAAGTATTTGTAGATGTAATGGCAAGATACGATGATTCTCAATCATTTGATGCATTTCTGTATTCATGTTTGTTAAATAAAATTAAGACAGAAATGACAAGAAGAAATTGTGAAAAACGTAAAGCAGATAGAATGTCGATTTCAATTGATACACCGATTGGGGATGATGAGAATTGTACTATTGGAGATATGATTGCATCTGATTTCTCTATTGAGAAAGAATTATTTGAAGGTAATGAAGAAGGATATAGTCAACGAATGTTGCAATATCTCAGTCGACTTTCAACTCTTCAGAAAGAGGTATTAAGGCTTAATATAGTGGGTTATCTTCCAAATGAGATTCGAGAAGAATTACAATTAAGTGAAAAAGAATATGCAGATTGTTATGCTGCTATTCATTCATATAGAAATGTTTCAGTTTTATTTTAAGAGACAGTATATTGTTGAAAATAATAGGAGGAAATTTAAAATGGCAAGACCTAGAAAACAAACATATCCTTTAGAAACTTATTTAAATGGTAATAAAGATGGAGATATTTCAAATAATGCCGACACTCAGAGAAAACCGGCATGGAAAGCAATAATTAATGGACTTATTGTAACAATTCTCACGGATGATTATATTCCTCCTATTATTTTAGCGGAAGAAGATAATAGTCAGTTAGATATTGTTGATGGAGGTAGTAGGACTGCCGCTTTTATGATGTATAGATATGGTAATTATAAGATTACATCTTCTGTCGAAAACTCATTAATTTCATATAAGAAGAAAGTAAAGGATGAAAATGGCAATATTATTTGGGAAGATGCCACTTTTGATATAAAAGGAAAAACTTATGATCAGCTTCCAGAAGAATTGAAGAAGAAGTTTAATGCTTATCAGATTGAGACAGTTATCCACGAAAACTGTGACAAAAATAGAATAGCAACATATATCAAGCGTTACAATGAGCACTCTTCAATGAATACAAATCAGAAGGCGTTTACATATATTGATAAATTTGCTAATCGTATTCGTAAAATGATGGATAGTAGATTTTTCTTAGAATGTAATGTTTATTCTGATAACGATAATGAAAAAGGTGTTGTTGAGAGAATTATTGTTGAAACAATTATGTGTATGAATCATTTTGAAGCATGGACTAAGGAGGCAAAGCGACTGTTTAAATATATCAATGATAATGCAACTGAAAATGAATTTGATATATTGGAAAAGAATTTACATAGATTAGAGAATATCATTACAGATGATATTAAAGATATTTTCAATAAAAAGGATTCCTTTATCTTTTTGACAGTATTTGATAGATTTACAAAACTTGGAGTCAGTGATACAAAATTTGCAGATTTCTTAAGAGAATTTAAAACAAACTATAGAGGAAATCGTAGAAATAGAAATGGACTTATTTTTGACGAGATCAAGCAGAGTAGCAGTACTAAGGCTAAACAAGTCATTACAGATAAATTGGAATTAATTGATGCTCTTATGAATGAATTTTTAGATAATGCAGGTGAAGATTGTTCTTCTGTCAATGTAGAAAAATTTATCGTAGAGAATCTTGATATAGATGTTGATGAATTCAGTGATGATTTAGAGGACTACAACGATACACTTGATAAGTTGCTGGATAATACGGTAAAGATCGGTTCCAAATTGTTGGATAAACAAAATAGATTATCATTACTGGCAATGATGATTTATTCATATAAAGAAGATAAAGATTTGGATAAATGGATGGCAGATTACGCAAGTAAAAACAATACATATTTTGTGGATCAAAAAAGAAATTTCTTACATATGAAAAATGATTTCGAACAGTATATTAAAAAATGTGCATAAAGAGGATAAGAAGATGGCAATTATTATTAATTTTCAGGAGTATGTTAATTCCAAAACGAGGAAGGAGAATAATATAACAAGAAAAAACGTTTCGACAGAAAACGGACAAATTATTTATTTCAATAAGGAGGCTATTGAACAGTGAGATATATAAGTGATGATAATAAGGTATTTAATACAGAGCAGGAATGTTGTGAACATGAGCAGAAAATGCGGGATGGTAAAGCAATGAAAGAAAAACTTGAGAAAGAAAGACAGAAAAGGATTTGCGAAATCAATAAAAAATATGAAGAATTACAAAAGTTGATTTCCGAATTTGAAAAAGATTTCGTGGTGAGACAGAAACCTTATTTTGCACCAGTCTGTGAATTGATGAATATGTTATGCATGTAATAGAAGCCGCATTTCAAAGGGAAAATTGAAGAGAAAAGGAGAAAAATATTATGAATTATGGCAGATGTATTATTTTTGGTGATAAGGAGTGTAAGAAAACTCTACCAATGTCATTAGCTGAGTTGGAAAGTGCAGTATTTGAAATTACCAAGAAGCAGAATTATATATCGAATTGTGGATTAAGTGTTGAGGTTACTGCACTTGCAATTAAGGAGTTACAGGAACAGAAAAAGGAACTGTTGGATTTGATGCACAAAAAGGTTGATGAACTGTAGGAGAAATAGTCATGAGTGATAAGAAAATGAAGAGAGATGATTTAGGAAATCGAATGAAAACATTTTATGAAGAAATCCCTAAGACAAAATTAATGAGAAGAACGCCAGTTGTGATTCGGATTGATGGTAAGGCGTTTCATACATTCACCAGAGGATTCAAAAGACCTTTTGATGATGTTCTTATTATGACAATGCAGGAAACAGCGAAATATCTTTGCGAGAATATACAAGGTTGCTCATTAGCCTATACACAGTCAGATGAAATTTCTTTGTTACTAATTGATTATCAGAGATTTGAAACGTCGGCATGGTTTGATTATGAAATACAGAAAATGTGTAGTATTTCTGCAAGTATGGCGACTATGGCTTTTAATCGGATATTCAGTGAAACTGTGTCTGATTTGAAGGTTGATAATACAAAAACAATGGATAGATATTTTGAGGTTGCTTATTCAGGAGCCATGTTTGATGCCAGAGTCTTTAATATTCCACGAGAAGAAGCGACAAATTACTTCTACTGGCGGCAACTTGACGCATCCAGAAATAGTATTCAGATGGTAGGACAAGCAAATTTCAGTCATAAGGAGTTACAGTTTAAATCTTGTAATGACATTCAGGATATGCTCATGACTCAGAAAGGTATTAATTGGAATGACTTTCCTACATATCAGAAGCGTGGGAGCTGTGTGGTTAGAAATCGAATTATTCTTGAATCAGATGGCGTAAAGGAAAAGTGTATATTGCGTGATCCGAAACAGGGTGAGAATAATTGGATTGTTGATTATGATATTCCAATTTTCAAAGGTGATGGCAGAGAATATATTGAACGGTTTGTGAATGTAGGAGAGGTGTAATATGAATGAATTTGATAAGTGTTATTTCTGTACATGTTATGATGAATACGATGGATGCGAATGTGGATGTGATGATAAATCTGGATTTGATCCTGATCATGATAAAATTATTAGCAAAGCAAAAGAAAAACATATTTCAGTAGCAGATGTAATTGCATTAATGAATATTTGAGGAGAGTTACAGTGAAAACTACAGAAAACGATATTCTTATGATATGTAAAGGTCTTTATGATCAGGATAAATATAAAACATTAGAAGATGCTTTAGACGCATATTATAGAAAATATTATTGTATTCCAAAAGAAAAACTTCCTGTTTTATCATATAAGTTTATGCTTCATTTATGGTTTAACAGATGTGTAGAAGTGTTTCTTACACCAGATAGAATTAGGAGTTTTTGGCAGAATGTAATTGTTGATGAAGCATTTCAGGAAAAACGATGGTTAAATGCGGATGGTTGTACAGAATTTTATGAAGTTCTATATCATCGAATTGTTTCATGGCTAATATTACTTAATGTTAAAGATGATGAAGGGAATTGGTTAATTGATGTATCAGATTACACAGAAGATGTAATTTGATACCCAATGAATCTAACATTTTATGGCAACTCATGTACTATATATAGTATATAGCAAACACAGAAAATACAGTATATAGTGTGTTTAAACGGAGGATTTATGAAAAGACGATTTAGGGTGAAGTGTTCATTTTATACAGATGTGGAAATAGATATCACAGACAATTCTACCGATGATATTTCAGAGCTGGTTGAAGAAGAATTAAACAAAGGATATGTATGTGAAAATTTAAAATATTCTGTAGAAAAGGAACTTGTAAAGGAGTGAATGTAGTGCAGGATTTAAGAGTTTATAAGGTTGATGAAAATCTAAATAGTCATATTCAGTTAGATTTTGATTTATCTTGTAATAGAGATGGGGACTTGAATAAAAGTATAATTTATGTTCTTGAAACTCATGATATGGAAGAACAAAAGTGTTTATATGTTGGACAAACAAATGTTAATCCTATTACAAGACTAAAAATACATATAGACAATTTGATGTTTGATACTGTAAAAATGAAGCAATTGAAAACAAATGATAGAAATGAAGTAAATTCAGAAGAACAAAAATACATAGAAATGTTAAAGCCTATCTTGCAACATAAATTTACAACATTTGAAAAACAAAATAGTGGCGGTAAAAAGTCTTATAAAGATGTATTAAAATGGATTGAATGCCAAAATACAAAAAGACGACCAGGAAGACCGAAAACAAAAGAACCATCAAAATTAATTAATGTTGCTGTTCCTATTCGATTGTATGAGCAAGTAATAGATAAACGTGGAAAATATGGGTTAAATATAACTCAATATATTAACAGTTTAATAGAAAAAGATATGGAATTGATTAATTAATAAGGCGATGAAAAATTCATTTCGTGGAAAGGTTGGAGAATTATATGGAAGCTAGAGATGCAATAGAAATATTAAAGAAAAATTATCCAAAAACTGCAAAAATGATTGATGGAAGATATGTAGGCGGTTTTGACGATACTGAATGTGAATTGGGGCAAGCAATTTCTGTAGCGATTATTGCTCTGGAAAAACAAGTCGCAATTTCAAGAGAAATAATTGAAGGAAAATATTTTTGTCCAAAGTGTCACAACTTGATGAAATATCCAGGATATTGTGGTTGCGGACAAATGCTTTATTAGTATGTTTTGTCAATGAAAATTTGATTTTGTGGTGTGAGGTGATAGGATGACGGAGAATGAAGCAAAGAAACTAATTGCAAAGTTTTGTGAAGATAGAATGAATTTTGCTAGGGGAAAGGATATGAGCGATAAAGAATTGAAGGATTTCTGCAAATTTTCGGATGCACTAACTCTTTCCATATCTTCTCTTGAAGAAATCCAGCAATACCGAGCAATCGGCACAGTCGAAGAATGCTGGGAGGCAAGGGAAAGGCAGAGGGGGAAGAAAAGGGTTTTAGATTCATATTGCGGTTTTAATAGTTATGAATGCCCCGTTTGCGGCACAGAACCGGTCGGTGGGAGTAATTATTGCCACAAATGCGGTCAGAGATTGGAGTGATACCCAATGACCTACCAAATAGCAGACCAAAGACACCCATTCATGGGGCTTGACAATAAAATCTGCAAAAATCCTACATATTGGTGCAGACTACATCAGGTTTGGATGTCTGATGATGATGTAAAGAAGAAACAATGTAAATGTAAACAGACTTTTGACATGGTTGGTACATATTGTTGCGGAAATTTAGTCAAGAAGTCAATAAAATGAAACTTTCAAGTGCAAAAAGAGAAGTATATATTAAACACACAAATAGAAAAGGAGAGATATTATGTGTAATTTTAAAAGTGGAATTATTTTGAAGAACAGGGTTGTTTTAGCACCAGAAGGAAATGAAAGTCATTCGGATTTGTTAGAGAATCTTGGGATTGAGGATACTCACATGAATGCATCTAAAACATTTGTAAGAGCAGAGTTAATTCCTAAAAATAATGATAAAATGACCAATGTAAAAGACTGGAGATATAAGGTCGATCAGGATATTGTACCTGATTGGTACGAAAGAGACCCAGAGAGATATGAGCAGGATTTTAGAAATGCAGTTGAAGAATATATGAATGAGTGGAGAAAACAGTTCAAATTTATTTGCGGGCATTATTGGACAAGTGTACAGGATGGAGATTGTACATATTACTTCATGAATGGAATTCTTAAAAAGTCAGAGTTTGGTAAAACAAATAATTATGTAGAATCTTATGTACGAAATGATCTTATTAATAGTGAATTGTCTGAGGATTTAAAGAAAGAATTTGGAGATAAACTTGTTCCGATTTCTCTTGATTTGACTTCTATGGATGGATTTAAAGATTATGGAAGTGTTGAAGGCGATATTTTAGCAATCCCAAATATTCAGTTGCTTATGAAGTTTGGTGAAAGTATTCCGTTGATTGATAATTGGTATTGGCTTGCTAATCCTAATCAGACACCGAAGAGAAACGATGCCCTCTGTGTTCAGTACGTTGGCTCCTGTGGCAATGTGGGCTACAACGGCTGTTTCTGGAATGACAAGGGTGTGCGTCCGTTTTTCATCCTTCAATCTTAAATCTTTGAATCTTGCAAAAAACTATCGGGTAGCCAGTAACTAGGAATGCGTCAGCATTCCGTAGGTAGCCGATGAGCAACTGAAAGGAGCAGGGAAAACCAGTGAGCGAAGCGAAACTGGATGTTATTGTAAAAGCAATAAATCTTATGGAATATACTATGACAATTACATCAAACCGAAAGAGGTATCCAGTTAAGCATTTAACATTGGTAAAACGCATCCAAAATCGCTGTATGGATATATATGAATATTTGCTTGATGCAAATAGGCTGAAATTGGATACTTCAAAATCGGAACGCCAAGAATTACAAACAAAAGCAATTTCATGTTGTGATAAGTTGTCTTGTTATGTGGAACTTTCTATGAAATTGAAATTAATTGGAAGTGATACAGTAGGATATTGGCAGAAACAAATAAATGATGTGAAATATATGAGTATTGCATGGCGTTCAAAAGATAAAGAGAGATAATTTTAGGTTGTTTGTTGTATGACCCACTATGTTCAATACGTTAACTCCAATGGCAATGTGAACTATAACGACTGCAACTGGAATGACAAAGGCGTGCGTCCGTTCTGGATCGGAAGACGAATGAAAGTAAGAGAAACACTGAAATTAGAGTCCCGATATCAAAAGAATAAACAACCTTTCCTAACACGAAGATGTCAGGATAAATATAAAGGAACAAAATATTATGATAGAAGATAAATCAGATTTTGAAAAAGTAGTAGATTTCGGCAATTTGTATCAAGCATTTTTAAAATCTAAATCAGGTAAAGGTTTTTCAAAAAGCAGTCAGAAATTTCAAGTAGCAGCTCTTGATGGAATCCATCAAATAAAGAGAAGATTAAAAACAAAGACATATCAAGTATCAAAATACAATGAATTTACGATATATGAGCCAAAAGAAAGGGTCATTAAGTCGTGCTCATTTGTAGATAAAATTGTACAGCATAGTCTATGTGATAATGTATTGATTCCAAGGTTGAGTAATGAGTTTATTCAAACAAACTACGCTGGGCAAATTGGCAAAGGTACATTATTTGGCTTAGATTGTCTGAAAGCACAAATGTATTTGGCATATCAGAAGTATGGTTATGATTGTTGGATTGTGAAAGCTGATATCAGTAAGTTCTTTTATAATATCAATCACGATATTTTGAAGGATATTTTGAAATATTTTATAGAAGATAAAGAAGTGTATTGGCTGTGTGAGAAGTTTATTGATAGTACTGAGGGAGTAGGGCTTCCTTTAGGCAATCAGATTAGTCAGGTTTATGCACTTCTATATTTATCAGGGTTGGATCACTTCATCACAGGAGAGCTTGGTGTCAAATACTATGGTAGATACATGGATGATTTTTATTTGATAGTCCAGGACAGAGAGTATGCTAAATGGTGTTTGTCTGTAATTTATGAGTTTGTATATACACTAGGTCTTGAATTGAATGGAAAAACTCAGATTATTCCATTTAAGAATGGAATTAAGTTTTGTGGTTTTCATACATATGTGACTTCTAATGGAAAAGTGATTCGTAAGTTGAAGAATGAGAATAAGCGTGCTGCTAAGAAGAAATTTAAGAAAATGGTTGGATTAGTAAAGTGTGGAAAATTGGGCAAAGAGAAATTTTATGAAAGCTATAATGTATGGAAGAATCATATATCGCATGGTAATTGTGTGAAATTGGGATATGAGATGGATAGATGTGTAGAAGAGTTGTTTGGAAAATAAAAGAGAGGTTTATTATGAATTACGAGGTAGAAGATCAGTATAACATTTTTGTCAAAGATGTAGAAACAGGTTTACTTTCTCACGAATTATATTTAAGAGAAGACGAGTACGAAGATGAATATTCTCACAGTGCGATTGATAGAGGACATATATTATTATCTGAAAGAATTAGAAAATATCTGCATGATAAATTACCCAATCAGTATTGTTTATTTGTAGATTGGTGTGTTCGTGTTATATCTGTAGAGATGGCAGAAAAGAAAAATATTAGCAATTATAAAAACTATATTGTTAAGTAGTTGAAGCACGAGTTTTAAGGAGGGAAAAATTTATGAAATTACATTTAGTAGATACGAATAATAAACGTGATAAACTTTTTGAGATAAATTGTAACCAAGATTATTATAAGATATGGAAACAAATAGATAAAATTATTGATGAATATAAATATAGTATCGTTGGTTATACAATTCCCAAAATTGATAAAGAAAACCGTATTGTTATAGTTCATTGGATTGAACTTTTTGGCACCTTATCTACTCCTTATTTGGAAATTTTAGAATGTACAGATAAAACTTTACAAGAGTTTGATTATCAAATACAAAGACATAAAAAGATTAAAGATTCAAAAAGAAAGCATTGATTTTCTGTTTAAATAGGTGACAAAATGAAGAAATATAAAGCAGGTAGTTTTTGTTATAATGAAGAAATTGTTTATTATACAGATGATTTTATTAGTTTTTATAAAGAGAATGATGAAGAATTAACAAAAGACGATATGGAAGAATGGGCTGTTTGGATTAATAGTCCTTGGTCACAAGTACATGAAAAATATGAAATTAAATGTAATTGTAAAGATGCATATATGCAGATGAAAGAAAATGAACCCGTTTGGAAATGTGAATATTCTATTGTTGATTACGAGGGGATTTCTATATCTGTAATAGGATATGGAAATACTGAATTTGAAGCTTTGGAGAACTGTAAAGATCATTTTAAAATGTTACAAGAAAAATATAACACAGAAAATTAGAGTATTTAATAAAATTTCCGTTTCAAAGGAAGGTGACTAATATAAATATTGTATATGATTGGATAGAAACTTTATAAGAGAAAGTAAACAAAGAGAATTAGAAATACGAAGGAAAATTGACGAACAAAAAACTATTATGAAAACAATTACTAATGAAGAAGATTGTGTTGTTGATAATTTTTGCATGACTTTACAAAGGCATTCTTTGAGTTGGGGTGATTATATTGCATGTTTAGATAAAGTAAATCAAGCATTATTGGCCGGAATACCATTAAGAGAAATAATTTATAACTATTTAGAAAATAAAAAATGTTCAAGTTATGGAGGAGAGAATATGATGGATTATTATGTTAGAGCATTTAATACAGAAATGTTACCAATTGAAAAAATTTTAGCATGTAGAGAGAAAGATATTAAAATTGTAGATGTCAATCCAATTGTGCCAAACAAGGTTGTAGAAGTAACTTTTGCAGATGGAACAAAAGAGAAATCTGTATGTAGAGAACCTGATACATTCAGTTTGGAGTCTGCAATTTCTATCTGCATTTCAAAGAAAATTATGGGTGGATCTTCAGCTTATAATAATGCGATTAAACGTGGTATGAAGGTCTATGAGAAGAAGTTAGAGTTTGAGAAGCATCAGAAGGAAGAACAAGAGCGAATTGAGAAGAAACGTGCCAAGAGACTTGCTTATAAGGAACGTAGAACAGTTAAGAAACGTGAAGAACAGATTGCGATTCAGACAGAAGCATATCTGAGGGCTATGAAAGCGATGGATGACTCTAAGAACGTGGTTGTAAATGAGGAGAATAATTAAATGGCGATAGTTGGAGCAATTTTAGGTGATATAGCTGGTTCTCAATATGAGTTCCAGCGTCCTAAAAATTTGAATTGGAAGAAATGTGAACTGTTCACTGATAACTGTTATTTTACGGATGATACGGTTATGACACTGGCTGCTAAATTAGCAGTCAAAAATAATATTCCGTTTGCTGATTCCTATAGAAAGTTAGGTAGACAATATCCAAATGCAGGATATGGAGGAATGTTTGATTCTTGGCTAAGATGGGATGATGAGAAACCATATAACAGCTTTGGCAACGGATCAGCAATGCGGTGTTCATATATTGGAGAATATTTCAATACAGAAAAAGAAGTAATAGAATGGGCGACAAAATCAGCAGATTGTACACACAATCACCATGAAGGAATCAAAGGTGCAGTTGTAACATCCATGTGTATTTATATGGCAAGGACAGGAGCGTCTAAAGCTGAAATATTCAATTATACAAAAATACAATATCCGATGGATTTCTATAAGTACAGTGTCGAATATGAACTGGATGAGTATAGAGATACATATAGGTGGGATGTTACTTGTCAAGGAAGTGTGCCAGTGGCAATCAGATGTTTTTTGGATAGTGAAGATTATGAGTCGTTTTTGAGAAATGTTTATTCACTTCCTTGTGACATGGATACATTGTGTGCTATTGGTGGAGGTATTGCAGAGGAATTCTATCATGGCACTGGATTTGATGAAGAATGGTTGTTGAAAAATTATTTGGATGGGGACTTGTATAGAATTGTAAGGTTATGAATGTTAAAAGATGAGGTCAAAGCATCGCTAACTTTGACCTCAATACAAAGAATAGTAGCACATTCTTTGTGTGGTAGTGGGTTGATATTGTAATGATATGTATATAGCTGATAGTTACTTTTTCTTCCTATTAAACTTGAGGTGTAACTTAATTTTGGATTTTCTATAAGAAGTTTCTAAATCAAATTCTGTTGGCTCTAGTTTATTGATCTTATTGAGAATTGAAATTATAAAAATTCCAATAGTAATAATAGGAATAATTGTTAAAAAAATTATACACAAATATGCAATCATATCAGCTACCTCCGACTAAAGATTTTGGTAACTTAAGTTAATCAAGTTCGAAGTCATAAATAGCAAATGATATACATATCTATCAACTTATAAAAATTATATCATGACGTTTGCAAAAATACAATTGTTGAAATCTGCGATTCATATGGAGAGAGGTGATAAATACATGATAGAAACTGTTAGTGAAAATGACCATAAGGTATTTAAAGAAAAAGTAGATAGGCTAATTTTACAAGGATATAAAATTTCTTCTACCAATTGTGGTTATGCTGGAGAAGTTGGTGGAAATGTATACGATTGCGAATACTGGATGGCGATTTTGATTAAGGAGTAAGTGAATATGGAAGATGTTAATATTATTATCAAAGACGCTTTTGGCAGAGAAATCAAAACCAACACAGATCAGATTGAGGAAGATGTTTTGCGAATGAGAATGGGATTGGAACCACAGGAACAGGATGGTGACTAATGCGTAGAAGATTAATAGGAAATGTTTGCATTGGTATTGGGAATCCATCGCCAGTAATTTTTGATAACGAATGGACAGATAATGAAAAGTTCAATGAGACTGCAAAACTATTTTTTGAAGATGCTCTAAATTCATTAAAAGATGAAATTATTGATGATATTGGCGGTTTCGATTTCAAAATAGAATTAGAAGATAACAGATTTAGAATTTTATTTGGTATGGAACCATCATATATGTATGATCCATATATTTGTTATTGCTTCGATAGCAAAAAAGAGAAGAGTTATATACATAAGGGGCAGTCAAGTGGATATTATGGTTCTGATATTAAAATCAAATCAAAGAAGAGTTATAAGAGATGTGGTAAAGAATTTAGAGAATGTATAGATAAGCATTGGGATAATTTGATGAGGTGTTTAAGTGAGGTTAATTGATGCAGATGGGTTTAAAAATTTTTTACAAGCATTGGTAAAAGCTGGTGCGCCTTATGATGATGTAATTTCTTTATTGGATAAAGAAAAAACTGCTTATGACATAGAAAATGTCGTAGCCGAAATGAAAGCAAAATCAAGGAAAATGGATACTGTTAGTGTTCCACATAAGTATTATAGAGCAATAGGAACACGAGCATGTGAGAGTATTATTAGAAAAGGTGGAGTCAATTAAACTTGCATTTCATTGGGAGAAAAGGAGAAAAATATGAGCATGTATTCTTATATACAGGGATTGAAACCAAAAACAGAAGAGTATGAAAAGAAATTACACATTTATAATGCCTGTAAAGAAATTAATATATCACCTCCAGATGAAATACTGAAATTTTTTGATGGAGAAATATGTGAAGATGGAATTGTAACAGAATTACCTAAAGATGCAATAAGAGAATATGCAGATGATTGTTGTAGAGATTTTTTTGAAGTGGACTTAACTAAAATCCCATCTGATGTAACAAAGATTAGATTTGTAAATTCATATTAAATAAAAGAAAGGATAAAATCAGAAGTTCCTATAGGTGAAAAGTGCGCACAGCTTATGACGGTAAGCAAATTTGGAACAGAATAGAGTAAATGGATATTGTGGATATATAACAACGATTAAGCAGCTTAGAAAACATAGTAATGCTGATAGATTGCAGTGTGCAACAATCTTTGGAAATAATGTAATTGTAGATTTGAATTATACAGAAGGACAGAGAGTAATTTATTTCCCTGTGGATGGACAATTAAGTGAAGAGTTTGCATGTGATAATAATCTTGTTCGTTTAAAGGACGAAAACGGAAATAATGTTGGAGGATATCTTGATCCTGATAAGAGAAATATCACAGCTCTTAAACTTAGAGGTGAAAAGTCAGACGGGCTTGTATTGCCAATCGAAGTATTAAGTAAATATGTAGATGTAAAAACATTATCAGATGGTGACCAGATTTCTATGTTGGATGGACATGAAATTTGTAGAAAATATATTCCGCATTCTAATCGGAGAAGATGTGAAAACAATTCCACTGGTAATAAAAATAGAAATAGGAAAGAAGAGAAGGAAAAAGTTTCTTATCCATTTTTTGTAGAGCATATTGATACTGCGCAGCTTGCATATAATCAGAATGCTTTTAGAGAGGGCGATACCTGTTACATAACACTTAAAATGCATGGTACATCTGCTAGAACTGCAAATGCTATTGAGATTGTAAAAAAGAAGAGACATTTTATTTTAAAGAAGGTATTCAAAATTAGGGATAAAGAGATTAAGCGATTTGCAGTTGTTAGTGGGACAAGAAGAACCACATTAAGAAATTATGAAGGTGGCTATTATGGTAGTAATGCGTTCAGACAGAAATATCAGGACTTTTTTAAAGATAAACTTCCAAAAGGTGTAGAAGTATTCTATGAGATTGTTGGATATACAGAAGGCGATCAGACAATTATGGGAAGATGTTCAAATAAACTTGTCAAAGATAAGGAATTTGAAAAACAGTATGGTAAGGAAACTGTATTCTCATATGGGTGTAAACCAGGCGAAAATGATATTTATGTATATCGAATGACTATGACAAATGAGGATGGATTTGCTGTAGAACTTCCTTGGGAGCAGGTACAGATTGAATGTGAGAAGCTAGGGATTAAGTGTGTTCCTACTTTTGAGAAATTTGTATTTACTACATGGGAAGATCTGATGGAGAGAGTGGAGAAGTATTATGATGGTGCTGATCCGATTGGCAAGACCCATGTAAGAGAAGGAGTTGTAGTGAGAATTGACAATCGAGAGAAATTTACGGCATATAAACATAAGAATTTCAGTTTTAAGGTACTTGAAGGGATTATTAAGGATAAAGCGGATACTCCAGATATGGAGGAAGCAGAGGAGTTAGTTATAAATGAATAATACAAAACCAACTTTTGTTATGATGGTAGGTTTGCCTGGCTCTGGTAAATCTACCTATGCAAAAGAATTATCAAATGATTTAGAAGCAATAATTTGTAGTTCAGACACAATTAGAAAAGAATTGTGTGGTGATATAAATTCGCAGGATAAAAATGAAGAAGTTTTTAAAGTTTTACATGATAGAATCAAGGGGAATTTAAAAGAAGGTAAAAATGTTATTTATGATGCTACCAACATCAATTCAAAAAGGCGTAGAGCATTTTTATCTGAATTAAAAAATATTCCTTGTTATAAAAAGTGCGTTATTATGGCAACACCGTTTGCTGAATGTTGTAATAGGAATGATTCAAGAGATAGAAATGTTCCATATGATGTGATCAAAAGAATGTATATGAATTGGAATACACCCTATTGGTTTGAAGGGTGGGATGATATTTCAATTGAATTTAAAGATGATATTCGTAAGGTGATGGGATGTTGGGTAAATAATCATTTAAATTATGAGCAGGATAATCCACATCATTCAATGACTCTTGGATTACATTGTAGAAAAGTAAGTGCATTTTTAGCACAAGATAAACTATTGGAATGTGCTGGTTTTTTACATGATTGTGGGAAACCGTTTACAAAGACTTTTGTAAATTCAAAAGGAGAAACAACGAATATAGCACATTACTATCAGCATCATTGTGTAGGTGCATATGACAGTCTGTTTTATTTATATCCGTCTGGTGTAGATAAATTAGATGTATCAATTTTGATTAATTTACATATGTTTCCGTACTTTTGGGAAAAAGATAAAGAACATGGAGAAGATACAATGTCAAAATATGAGCGATTTTGGGGCGAATGGTTGTATGATAAAGTAATGAAGTTACATAGAGCAGATAAAATGTCACATTAATAAGCAATAAATTCGAGATTTTATTGGAAAAATGGTGGAAAAAATCCACCAACAATTAGTATAAACTACGGTAGATTTTGCTGCCGAAAGGTGATAGATATATTCTAATCACTAAAATCTATGTAATTTTATATATATAATATTGCATTGATACAAAGTTGCTATAGTCTAATTTGATGTAACGGACTTTGTATTTTTTATAAAATTATATAGATACAAAGTCAAAATTGCTTATGATACAAAACAGGAGGCAAAATAGATTGATATTAACAAGAAAAATTCAAATAATTCCATTAGGAGAAAAAGAAGAAATAGATAGGGTTTATAAATATCTTAGAGATGGTATTTTCTATCAGAATAAAGCGATGAATCAATATATGAGTGCGTTATACATTGCTGCAATAAAAGATATTTCTAAAGAAGACAGAAAAGAATTAAATAGATTATATTCAAGAGTAAGTAATAGTAAAAAAGGGAGTGCTTATGATAAATCAATAGAATTTGCAAAAAATATGAATTTAGGATATGTAGTGAAACAAGTAAAACAAGACTTTGCAAATTCATGTAAAAATGGGTTGCTATGTGGGAAAGTCTCTCTGCCAACATATAGAAAAAATAATCCATTATTAGTCCATGTTAATTTTGTGAGATTACGAAGTACAAATTATCACCAAGACAATGGAATGTATCATAATTATGAATCACATACAGATTTCTTAGATCATCTGTACTCAAAAGATTTAGAAGTATTTATTAAATTTGCAAACAATATTACATTCAAAATGATTTTCGGTAATCCACATAAATCAGCATATTTACGAAGCGAAATTCAGCAGATATTTGAAGAGAACTATAAGGTGTGCGGATCTTCTATTCAAATTGATGGTAAGAAAATTATTTTAAATCTTAGTATGGATATCCCCAAGCAAGAACTAGAATTGGATGAAAATATAGTTGTTGGTGTAGATTTAGGACTTGCTATACCTGCTATGTGTGGATTGAATACAAATGATTATATAAGACAATCTATTGGTTCTAAAGATGATTTTTTAAGAATTAGAACACAATTACAGTCACAGAGAAGAAGATTACAAAAATCCCTAGCATCAACATCTGGTGGGCACGGTAGACAAAAGAAATTAAAACCATTAGAGAAATTAAAAGACAGAGAAAGAAATTTTGTAAAAACATATAACCATTATGTCAGTAAAAATGTTGTAGATTTTGCAGTTAAGAACAAAGCAAAATACATAAATGTAGAAGATTTAAGCGGTTTTGATTCAAATCAATTTATATTAAGAAATTGGAGTTTTTATGAACTTCAACAGTTTATTACATATAAAGCTGCCAAATATGGAATAGAAGTAAGGAAGATAAATCCATATCATACTTCACAGATTTGTAGTTGTTGTGGACATTGGGAGGAGGGACAGAGGATTGATCAGGCACATTTTAAATGTAAATCTTGTGGTGCAGAGTTAAATGCAGACTTTAATGCAAGTAGAAATATTGCTATGTCAACGGATTTTGTTTAATAAATCTGTTGTAAGTAATCAGGTGATTTTGCATCTGAAAGTTGAGAGATATTGTACTCAACAAAATTATGTTAATTAAACATAATACAAAAGCTGATAGGTAGTCAAGTGTAAAATAGTAAAGGAGAAATTATATGGAAGATAATAAGATAACAGATGAACAGCTTGACAAGATGGTGAAAACAGTCTTGAGTGATGAAAAAATGACCAAGAAAATGTTGAAAGATTTTGGGTACGAAGTAAAGGAGTATAATCCAGAAGATTTGGCATATATCGTTTATGCTATTACTCAACATGGCGGACTGAAAGATCAAGTAAAGGTATCAAAAACAATTTACATGGTAGATCAGATTGCAAAATTTTCTACTCAGCATAGTAAATTTGAAGATGTCGGTAAATTTGCAATGGATATTTTAAAGGAATGTGGTGTAATTAACTATAATGAATAACCATGAAAAATCTGTTTCATCAAGAGGAGGTGAAAAGAAATAGTAACAAGAGAGGTTAATATAGAAATGAATCCACAGGAATTAGCTGAAGAGTTCTGGAATATGGATTCAGCGCAACAAGCAGATTTTTTCAATATATTAGCAGATATTATTGAAGAAAATCAAGGTAGAGGAATGATGCAATTAGATTACATAGTAATGGAAAATGCGTTATATCCGCATGGTGCAAGATTAATAAATTTGTTAGCAGATAAAATCAAGGAAGTTTAAGAAAAATAACACAGAAAGGAACAAAGGTGTTGCAACCGTAAGATGATCATGCCTTTCTGGGAAAAGAAAATATTTGAGAATAATAATTATGAATTATGGCAAGGTGATTGTCTAAAACTGATGGATGATATTCCTGATAGATCTATAGATGCAATTATCACAGATCTTCCGTTTGGGCAGACCGCCAGGAATGCTTGGGATATAGTAATTCCATTTAATGACTATATAACTTTAGAAGTGAGAAAGAAACCAAAGGTATTTTATAAAGATGATTTTCTTTTGTGGTGTTATAAGCAAGGAGAAACTAATTATAATGGTGCGCTTGCGTATTTTGAAGAAAATAAGTCTATAGGGTTATGGACTCAATATAAAAGAATTATTAAAGATAATGGCGCAATTATTCTATTTGCAAACGGAATGTTTACCGCTGATCTTATGGAGAGCAATCGTGAGATGTGGAAATACAATCTCATTTGGGAGAAAATACAATCTCATTTGGGAGAAAACACAACCTACAGGGTTCCAGAATGCTAATAGAATGCCAATGAGAAACCATGAGGATATGTGTGTTTTCTATAAGAAACAACCAACGTATAATCCTCAGAAAACAAGTGGATACATCAGGAAAGTAAGTACAGCGTCCCACAAAAGAAATAGTAAGCAGTCAACAAATTACAACGAAATCAAAAATCATACATATGACAGTACAGAGAGATTTCCTAAGTCAGTTTGGCTATTCGCCAAAGATACCCAAAAGTGTGCATTAACTCCAACTCAAAAGCCAGTAGCATTAGTAGAAGAAATTATTAAAACTTATACTGATGAGGGCGATACTGTGCTTGATTCAACGGCTGGTAGTATGACAACTTGCGTAGCTACTATTAGGACAGCCAGGAAATGTATTTGTATTGAGAATGATGAAGAGATATTTAATATTGGTAAAAATAGAATTTTGGAATGTGTAAAAGGAAGGTGTGATGTAAATATTGTATAGTGACACCATAGAAGAAAAATATGAAAATCTGAAATATAAGTATGAAAAATTACAAAAAGAATATGGGGATTTGCAAAGAGAATATAGAAAAACAGATGATAAATTATATAGTGCTAATTTTCGAATAAAACATGAGTTAGAACCGAGGATTCAATCTGAAAGAAATGCATATGATCGTTACATATTGAGTGGTGGAGATTCATGTTTTAGTCAAGGGATAAATGGTGGATGTGGTTTTCATTGTTCGAATTTTGGAGAAGAAGAAAATTGCAAGGAAGTTATTTCTGAAATAACTAATGATGAACTACTCAAATATTATACAGATAATGAAGCATTTGATTCTGTTCCTATTGTTAGAGAAGAATTAGTAAGTAGGGGATTAGAAAAAGAAGTAAAAAGTATTGATGAACAGTATTGTAGACAATGTATCGAAGACTTGAATAAGAAGATTTTTGGTACAAAACAAACAATAAAATTATATGAAAATGTCCTAGTAAATGGATATCAAGATTAGCAGTTGAAAAGCCAATTTCAAAGCAAAAAATTTAATTAAAGGAGAAAGAGTATGGATAGTAATATCAAAAAGAAATTAGAGGAATGGGTGAAAGATCATTATAAACAATATTCTACTGGGTGGACATCAGAGAGATCAGCGGGAAATTATGATGATTGCTTTAATGATGGATATGAATCTGGAACAAGTTGGGCAGCATATCAGATTGGTTGTATTTTAGGAATGGAACTAGAGGAACCTGACGAGCCAGAAGAAGAATATTAAGCAATAAAAATTTCGATTCATTGATAGTTGAGAAGTAGAAGTAACAAATAAGCAAATGCAAAGCAAATAAAGAAAAAGATTAGGAGGAAATGAGGTTTCTGCGCAGAATAAATCCGGATTTACTCCTAAATAAGAATGGAATATCAAAAGAAAATCAAATGTGAATTATATAGGGACTCTATGCAAAATTATAAGAAGTATGCAATTCCACCTGCTCAGTTAATTATTGCAGATGTTCCATATAATGTAGGAAATAATTTTTACGGTTCAAATCCGATGTGGTACAACGGAGGAGACAATAAAAAAGGTGAAAGCAAATTAGCTGGTAAAGCAGCGTTCAACTCTGATTTCAATTTTAATCTATATGAGTATTTTCATTTTTGTTCCAAGATGCTGAAAAAGGATGATACTAGACCCGTTCCAAGAGGTCGGAGCAGTAATTCACCTTGTATGATTGTATTTTGCTCATTTGAACAGATTCAGACACTCATCAAAGCAGCAGAGAAGCATGAATTTGTTCATTACATTCCGCTGATCTTTTGTAAGAATTATAGTCCACAGGTGCTTAAAGCGAATATGCGTGTTGTAGGAGCCGCTGAGTATGCACTTCTGTTATACAGAGATAAATTGCCTAAATTCAGAAATGGACTTCAAATTGACGAGAATGGCAAGAATATTCCAGGTACAGGACATATGATTTTTAATTGGTTTGATGGTGGGAATGAAGATGAATGGGGAAGAACTTATTATAACAACAGTACATATATGATGTGGGAAAAAGATAAGGGGAAAGAGATACCTAAGATTCATCCAGCTCAGAAGCCAGTAGCAGTTCTGAAACGATTGATTGAAATATTTACTGATCCTGGTGATGTAGTTATTGATCCGTGTTGCGGAAGTGGAACTACATTAAGAGCTGCTTATGAACTTGGTAGAAGTGCTTATGGTTTTGAAATTGACCGTAATTTCTACCAGAGAGCAAAAGATGAAATGTTGAATTTTGCAAAAGAGGAATAGTACATATAGACTTAAATCATCGGTTTCATGGTAGGAGGTGTGATTTATAAAACAAAAAATTATATTTCTTGATGTTGATGGTGTATTAAATGGGTATGATTTTTGGTCTTTATTAGGCTGGAATGTGTCTTGTTTGTTGCACATACAAGATTGGTATAGAAAACATATAAGAAATTCATTTACCATTCATAAAGAAAAGATTAAGTACTTATCTAAGATTGTGGCTGCAACAGATTCAAAAGTTGTAATGTCAAGTAGTTGGCGTGGTGGATTTTGGAATGTACCATATGAAGAGAAAACAGATGATCAGAAGTTGCTAACAGATTTGCTAAATAAATACAATATTGAAGTTATTGATATTACACCAAAATCATCCGATGGTAGGCGTGATAAAGAAATATTATCTTGGCTATCAAAACACCAAAACGAAGTAGATAACTTTGTAATTCTTGATGATGAGTGCTTTGATTTAGAGTGTTTTAAAGACACACACTTAGTACAAACGTCATCGGTGAAAAAAGGAAAACTGATTATGTGTCCTTGGTTTAAAAATAGAGGATTAAAGAGAAAACATATGAGAAGAGCGATTTGGATATTAAATAATAAAGATTTAATAGATTTACCAGCTCATAATTGATTTCTTCCATTCGGCAGATAATCACCTTAACAATTCTAACGATTTCCTATAGATGATAGGAATGATGTTTATGACAAGCAGTAGTGTAGATACTTCCTTGTATATAACGAGGGGAGAATTACACTAAAAAAAGGAATGGTGGTGATAAATATCAAAAAAGGTTTTGGAAAAAGATTTAAACATGGAGATATTGTTTATTGGTGTAATAAAAGTAGAAATGAATATAGTGTTCAATATGGCAGAGTAGACGAACAATTTTCTGATGCTGTATGTATAGATCTATTGGAACCAAAAGAAACAAGATATATAAATGGAGTTCCAATTGATGAATTTAAGGATAACCAAAAATATAGAAAACTTCCTAAAGGCTGGACACATAATACAAAATTGTTTGATTTGGAATGGAAAACTGATTCTGAAGATGAAAAATTATTTAAAGAATTATGTGTGCGAATAGATGATCCAGAGTCAATTAAGAAAGCATATGAATCAGGTTTGCTTGTTAAATCCAATAAGATTTTTCATGGAAATATTGAAACTGATATTACCAAAGAAGGATTTCGCATCATTAAGAAATACCCTATGTGGCAACATCATATAACTCATGTGAGCATCAGGCCAGATAAAGTGTATTTTACATATCAAGAGGCAAAGGCTGAAGTAGAAGAGTATCTTGCAGAATTTAGAAGACAAGCTACATTGTCTGATTATGAATGGGCAGTAGAGGAGATTGACAAAACTCTTAATCATTGGAAAGTATTTCAGGATGCTACAGATGAGGAAGTGAATGCGTATCGTGAATGGTTACTTTCTATGAAAAATGTAGAAGAAATTGAAACGAGAATCAGTTTTGGAAATATTCAGTGGAAATATGAAAAGAACAAGAAATGGAACAATATTGTTTTGTGAGGAGAAATAGAATGAGTAGTATTATTAACGGTGTTGCATCTGAGTATGATATGCAGAAAGTATCAAGAACTTATGAAAGTAATAGTAAATTACCACAAACAAACTGCAATATTCCAATGCCAAATATTAAAAACACTGGTGAAAAAATTTGTGAGAACTGTGATAAAGAAGACGTGTGTATGTACAAAGAAGAGTGTATGAAAGCAGTAAAAGATATTTTAGATATTGAAAGTAGGGCTAACGTATTTATCAGGACTCATATTGATTGTAAAAAGTGGAGTAAAAAATCTGTTGGAATTAATATGAATGATATTTTATACAGACAAAAAGGTTAGCATTGTAATAAAAAAATACAAAGAGAAATATAAAACAGGAATGATCTTCAGAAGTAAGAAATACCCCTGGGCAGACATTATAATCGATTATGTTAGTTATAATCGTATGGCTGAAAATTCTTATGAGTTCAATACATATTCGATTATTGACTGGCATAGAGCGAATGGTATTGAGTTTGACAAATTCGTATGTAGAAGAAAAGGTTATGATTATGATCCAAGAGAATATGGGCGAATGGATTTTAGAGATAAAACAACATTTCCATATCCTTCTTGGGGTGAGATGAAACCTAAGTCAATGGATGCTTATATTAAAAAGTATGAACTTGAGTATGTAGGAATGAGTGATAGAGAAATCACAGTATATCAAGATGATGAAGCAGAGTATTCATCAGGATTTAAGAATAAGTACGAATGAATTTTTCATTTCCTTGCCATTTAGAAAGAGGTGATAAAACGGATAGATTAGGAGAAATAAGAATCAATAACCAGGGAACAAAAATGAAAATTATCGCTTATCGTAAACGAAATGACATGGATGTGGAATTTTTAGATGATTTTCATTATGTGAAAAGGCATAGTGCATATTCAAATTTTGTAAAAGGTACTATTAAAAATCCATATGATAGATCTGTATTTGGTATTGGTTATATTGGTGATGGTAAGTGGAAAGTTAAACATAATGGTAAATTTTCAAGAGTTTATTTATGTTGGATGCACATGATCGAAAGGTGTTACTACGACAAAAATCAGGAACTTCATCCTTCATATTATGATAAATGTACTGTATGTAATGAATGGTTAAATTATCAGCTATTTGCAGATTGGTATAAGGAAAGAGAATATGAATGTGATGGGAGACTACACTTAGACAAAGATATAAAATGTCCTGGGAATACTGTTTATGCACCAGAAAAATGTTTATTAGTTCCACAACGAATTAATATGCTTTTCTTAAATAAACCAAATAAACGTGGTCTTCCAAATGGAATTAGAAAAAATTCTTGTGGATATTTGGCAAAGTATAATCAAATGGAATTAGGAGTATATAACTCTGTTGAGGAAGCATATTCCGTATACGCCAGTAAAAAGAAAAAAGATATTATAAATATTGCAAATGAGTACAAAGAGATTATTCCAGACGAAGTGTATCAAGCACTGTTGAAATATGAAGTATCTATTGTTCATGATAAAAATTATGTGGGGGATGAAATGAATAGTAAATGATATACACGAGTTATTTTGCAAAGCTAAAAGAGTTAGAAAATCATAACATTATACCAATCTCAATCTGTGGTAAAGCACCTGACTGGTATAAGGGATTACAGTATAAAAAGTTGGCTCCAAAGTATGGATTCTTCATGGAATGGAAAAAGAATCATGATAATGACTATTATATAGAGCGTTTTAAAGTTGAGGTTCTGGATGTTTTAGATGCTGCCACTGTAATTAAGGAATTAAATTATTTAGTTCCGAATGTAAATGGCAAAGACATTGCACTGATTTGTTATGAGAAACCATCAGATTTTTGTCACAGATATTTGGTAGCTGAGTGGTTAAATCAGAACGGATTTCAGTGTGAGGAATGGAGAAGAAAATGATTAAAAGGATTATGGATTTGTTTTGCAGACATAAAAATAGTGAGGTGGTTTGCTGGCATTGGACTCACGGATATAACGATAATGATATCCGTTTTTTAGAAATAGAATTAAAATGTAAATATTGTGGAAAATACTTTTTTCGTTACATAAAGATTGGGATGAGTGTGAAAAATTCATAGAAAAACATAAAGATAAAAGATGGTCAGATACATGTAAACCAGTGTTAGATTGATGCCAGAAAACAACTCTTTCATTGGGAAAATTGGAGGATTTATGAATTGTAAAACATGTAAAAATTATACAGGCGATTGTGGACATCATCATATAGATAGTGATAATCATACTAATTTTGATATTCCAGCAGAATCGGCTACAGATAAGTATGGTGAGTGTTATTTTTATAAAGAAAGCAGGGATGATTTTCAAGTAGCATGGGATTATTTAAATTCATTAGTTGCTGTTAGAAAATTTAGTTTTCATGAAGCAGAAAGTATAAAGAATAGAATTAATGAGATGTATAGTGATATTAAAGATTTAATTGGATATTGGTTTTCTACATTAGAAGATGAAGGATGTGAACCTTGGAAAACAGAAAAATGTGTAAACATAGCAAATAAATATGAATATACAAAGGAAGATTATCAAAATTATTTAAGGACGATTTGTTGAAATTTTGCTTTCATTGGCACGTTATTACTTTTTCTTTTTGGAAGATTTACAACCCAATTCAATCTGTAAAATATGTAGAAAATTAATTTTCAGGTTAAGATCAAGATTATCGTTTTTCTTTTTGTAAATTACAAAGCAAAGGAAAAATAAAAAAACTATTAAAGTTACACAAAAATAAATCATACGGCTGTACCCCTTTCATTTTGGCGATGTATGTTTATCTTTTGTACGTTAATAGTCTTAAGTCTTAATCTATCGTTTATTTGAAAATATTGTAACAAAAATGGAAATGTTTGTCAATAATATTTTGCCGTTAAGAAATCAATAAAATTCTGATTACTCAATCAGATAAAAAATAAAATTAAAAGGAGAAAGAAAATTATGAACAAGAAAACAAATTGGAAGTTACCGTTAATCATTGGAGTAGGTATTGTAGCTGTTATCCTACTTTGTGTATTTGGTGTACAGAGTTCTCAGAATAGAGCGTTTGCTTTGGAAGAACAGGTAAACACAGCACAATCAGATATTAAAGTTCAGGAGAAAAGAAGAGTAGATTTGGTGTATAACCTTGCTGATTGCGTGAAGCAATATGACAAACATGAATTTGAAACTCTCACAGCTATCGCTGAGGGGCGTGGATCAGCAGGTGATATTGAAAATGTGACAACAGCCATTACAGCAGTTTCAGAAGCATATCCAGAGCTGAAGTCAAATGAAAACTATAAGCAGCTTATGAATGAATTGGTAATGACTGAAAATCTGATTGCGGAATATAGAAGTAATTATAATAAACAGGTAAAAGAGTACAGCAGATATGTTCGCAAGTTTCCAACAAGAATATTTTTAAATATGCTTGGTTATGAAGCGCAGGATTATACATATTTGGATTATGACGCACCTGAGACAGCACCTCAGAATTTGTTTGGAGAATAAATATGAGTAGATACAGTTATAGAAAGAATGGATTTGATTTTGGTGATTTTGAAATTACCAAGAGAGAAATTTTAGCAAGTATTTCTATTGTGGCTGTAATGTTACTAATTGGTGTTCTGATTTCTAGCAAGATTTCAGAACACCAACTAGACGCAAATGAGGTTTATAACAAGGCAGTAAAAATAGATAATACAGATTTATTTCAGTATGGCATGGACACGAATGTTGGAAATGCCTTTGTGTATGGCGATTTAGTGGCTGTTGATACAGTTACTTATCCAGAGATTGGCGGCGAGTACATATATGTTGAAAAAGTAAAAGAGAAATATACAAGACATACTAAACGAGTAAAGTCAGGAAAACACTATCGTACAAAAGTTTATTGGACTTGGGATAGAGTAGGTAGCGAGGATAAGAAATGCCAAGAAATATCCTTTTGTGGAATTACTTTTGGTAGCAATAAGATTGATTTGCCAAACACAAATTATATTGACACCATCAAAGAATCAAGTCATATCAGGTACAAATATTATGGAATAGGAACAAAATACACAGGAACAATCTTTACAGATTTAAGAAATCAAACAATTTCGGATAATACAAAGTTTTATATTGACAAAAATATAAATGAAACAGTCGAGTATTTAGAAGCCGGTGGAGGATTAATCATATTCTGGATATTCTGGATTGTGTTAATCGGCGGCTGTGTGTTTGGGTTTTATTATTTGGATAATAAGTGGTTAGAGTAAGGACTTAAAACCAGAGTTTCAAGGGAGGAAAATTATGTTAGAAAAAGAAATTGAAATAATTAATAGAATAATTGTAGAAGCCATTGTACATGGTTCTGATGGGGGTGGCAGTTATAATATGAATGAAGAAAATTTAATATCATCTATTGTTTCATGGTTGGAGTTTAATGGTATTGCTAACGATTATGAAGTTAAAGAAGTTGAAAAGGTTCAAACATGTTGGGGATTTTACGGATGTATTCCTCAAATTGTCAAAAAGTTCAAGGAAAGAAAAGATGGATAACGAATATACCAGAAAAGAAAAGGTATGTCCTCTTATCGGTGATTACTGTAATGAAGAACACAAAAATTGTGATAGGTGTATAGTTGAAGAATATGCTTGGCAGCGTTTACAGTGTTACATAGATTGTCACAATTATGATTGGACTTTTGAGAGGATCAAACATGATTATCAAAAGTATTATCTGAATGGCAGTTATTGTAGCCATACACTTATGGATATTATAGAGAATAATGAAAATGACTGTAAGATGTTGTTTGGATTGGAGAAGTGAAATATGTCAAATAAAAAAGAAATTCCAATTATTTATTTAGGAAATGGAGATATTGCTATAACACAAACAGTTGATCCAGAGCTTGATAAAGTCAGTCTCATCTTTTCTCAATTAGATACAGTTGGAAGATTAGGAGAAAAAATAGAAAATGATGTTGGCGTGCCTATTGGAGAAATTGTTTTTGACAATGTTGATGGGTTAGAAAATTTGATAAGTATTCTTAAAATTTTAAAGAAAAGAGTATATAGAGATAATCATTTCTATAAGAAAATGTTGCCTTGAAAGGTTAATTTCCTTGGCATATGGAGGTGAAAATATAGATAGAACTGGTGAAATTCGTAAGAATAATAAAGGAACTGATATGATGATTCTTGTATATCATTCACATGATAATATGCAAGTTGAATTTTTAGACCAACATCATTATATAACAAATACAACTTATTCAAATTTCAAAAGAGGACAAGTCAGCAATCCATATGATATTACAGTAAACGGCATTGGGTATATTGGGGAAGGAAAATATAAAACTAAGAAATCTCCACAAAGACATACGGATGCTTATAATACATGGGTTACGATGCTATATAGATGTTATTGTGATGAATCAACTGTTTATTATAAAGAGAGTACAGTATGTGAAGAATGGTTATGTTATCAAAATTTTGCAGAATGGTATGAAAATAATAAATACGAAGTAAAAGGGAGGTTACATTTAGATAAAGATATTTTATATCCAGGAAACAAAATCTATGAGCCAAATAAATGTCTGTTAGTTCCTCAAAGAATCAATATGCTTTTTGTAAATAAACCAAATCAAAGAAATTTACCTAATGGTATTGATAAACTTAATAAAGGATACTCAGCACGATATTCTGGTAAAGATTTAGGTTCGTTTGACACAATCGAAAAAGCGTACAAAGTATATTCGCAGAAAAAGGAAGAAGAAATAGTAAAGATAGCGAATGAATATAAGAGTATAATTCCGCAAAAAGTACATGATGCTTTGTTGAGATATGAGTTTGATATTCACAACGATAGAAATTATTTGATATAAAAAATCAGAAAGGAAAAACAAAGTGTAGCTACTGTGAACCATATGGACTTTCTGGTGAAGAAAAAATAGAAATAAACAAAATTTTCAATATAGATTCTATTAAGGCAATGAAAAATATGGAATCTGAATGTATAGATTTGTTAGTTACCGATCCTCCCTATAAGACAATCTCTGGTGGATGTAAAGATGGAAAACGCACAAAGCGTCCAAAAGGTATATTAAAAAGAAATTCTGGTACATTATTCGCACATCAAAATGTAAATATATATGATTGGATGCCAGAAGTATATAGAATTTTGAAATATGGAAGTCATGCTTATATATTTACAAATGTTCTAAACTTGACTGAAATGTTGAATGAATCACAGAAAGCAGGTTTTAAATTACATAATCTTTTATGTTGGGAAAAGAATAATTGTGTGTGTTCACAATTTTATATGAAGAATTGTGAGTATATATTATTTCTTAGAAAAGGAAAAGCAAAATGGATTAATGATATAGGTGGAAGTAAGACAGTTCATCAATTTGATAATATCATTGGTAACAAAACTCACCCATGTGAAAAACCTGTAGATCTATTGAAATTCTATATTAGTAATTCGAGTAGAGAAGGAGATATTGTATTTGATCCTTTTTGTGGTACAGGCTCTACGTTAGTAGCTGCAAAAGAATTAGATAGAAAATATCTGGGGTATGAAATTGACAAAGAGTATTTTGATATAGCGGATAGTAAATTGAATAGTATTTTAGTTCAATAAAATCTTGGTTTCATTTGGTGGGAGGTGATAATCAATAATTCCAAAACAAAAATATGAACTTTTTCAATTCTTCAAAGAACATGAAAAAGAAATACATGATTCTTTACTTGAAGAAATGGGCAAATGTATTGATAAAACGTTTACAGATTTTAAGCAAAAAGAACTTCAAGAATTATTTGAAACTGATGGACACGAACATAATATTGGAGAAGATATAAAACGAGTCTTAGAATCTGGAAGTTACAGTAAATATATTAGAATACCTAAATCTCTACAAGATTATTTAAAAATGCAAGATATGATACATAGAGAAGTGTCAGATCATATTCAAAAGATAGAAGCAGAAGAATGGGTGAAATATACTAACAGTTTGCTGAAAATTGATAGAGGATTAAGGAGAGAGGCAAAGATATTAGAACAGCGGATGAATGGAGAATATAAATAAAAGAGGAGTGATAAAAATAAACTTAATTGAAGCACTAAAAAAGCAAATAGAATTTTGTAACACAAATGAAAATTATAAGTGTGGAGTTTGGGTAACATCAAAAGCTAAAAGTGATATTGTAATAAATGTTATTTCAAATTTGATTTGGGATCAAAAGAAAACAGAAATAAGAAATAATCAATGTGAATCTAGTGTAAGATTTCCTAATGGTAATCTCATAAAAGTTGTTAGAGCAAGTAGCACAGCAAGAGGGAATAGATTTAATGGAATGATTGTTGATTCGATAGTGAACAAAGAAGTTGTAAATACAGTTATTCTTCCGTGTCTAAAATCTCTATTTGTAGAAAATAGATACGATAATAATGACGATCCAACAGACAGAATGTATTTTTGTGATATTACAAAAGATGATGTGATTGAGTCAGCAAAATATAGACCAATTTTATTTGTTACTTCCGCAAGAGGAAGTGGGAAGACGATGAAACAATTTAAAGAAATGTTAGATGCAGTTTCTTGTGGTTATAGTATTAGAAGTGTCAATTATGATGAAAATATTTTTGAAAAGGAGTATAAGTGTATGTTTTATGAAAACGATTATGACAGACCAGTAGTGGAGAAGGAATTAAATGGTGATAAAGTAATGCTTTACGAGGCATGGGGTATACCAAAGGACTTGATTACATATTCTACCGAGTTTGTGAACAGGACAAAACAGACTTACTTAAATGTTATTGGTAAATATGAAATGCCAGATTTGGGATTTGAAAATGATATAAATATTCATCTGTTTATTGATACCAATATTTATGATGGTTATGAGGTACATATTGAGGATGGAATGATTACGGTTGTATTACATGAAATTAAGAATGAAGCCCCCGTATTAAAAGATTATGGAGTCGCATAAAAGCCAATAAATTATAGAGGCATTGAAAGCACGATTTCAAGGTTTGAAGTGAGGTGAAAAATATAAATTTATTCAAATTACTTGGAGAATGTATAAGTAAAGAAATTGAAGTTTTGAACAAACAGCTTGATTATTATAACAGATTATCAGAAGAAGATAAGTATCACATTGAAACAGGTAAAAAATTTAATAAACTAATTGAAAAATATCCAATTTCACAAGATGAATTATTGGATATGGATGAAGTAGTATGTGAATATGTTTTGAGAACACGGAACACAGACATAAAAAAGTATTTTTTCATTAATGATGATATGGTAAGGCTTCCATTCATGCTAAATGGTTTATGTTATGACCAAATTAATATGATTATTTCTGATCTGCTTGGAGAAATGAATATTGATGAAAAAGGTAATAATGTTTTGGTTGGTGGTACTGAGGGATATGAAAATAAGTGGAAATATGAAATCGGAGAAAATTATGGACTCCAAAAGGCAATTAAAATAATCAAGAAATATTGGAAGGAGAATATGTAAATGGAAGTATGTAATTTACCAAGAGGTCGTGGAAAAACTACATATCTTGTATATAGAAGTCATATAACACGCACTCCTATATTGTGTATGAATCAAATTCATGCAAAAACAATTAAAGATACTGCAAACAGATTAGACATTTCTATTCCTGACCCGATTACCGCTTCAGAATATGTTAGAGATTATATTAATACAAAGTCAAAGAAGAAGCCAGATAAAGTATTAGTAGATGAAGCATTATTTGTATTGGGACAAGTCCTTGAAACTAATGTTGATACAGTAACATTTACGGAATATGATGATTATAATGAAAGGTATAATTGAAAGAAATATGGACTTATGGCCAGAAGATCTCAAAGAACAATTAGATGAGGTATTAGAGTTTGCACAATACCTTAGAGAAAAAGGTCTTTGGAGAGATGACATGAAAATCTATAAAGATAAAAATGGAAACTTAATAGCAGAATAAAACCGAAATTTCATTGAAAGAAGGAGATGACTATATGAAACCAGCAAAAAGTTGTAATTGTATTCAATGTACAGATTGTCCTAATTATACGGAATGTGTTGAATATGAAATAGAAATTGAGATTAAGAAGGGAAAGTTATCTTATGAAGAAATTTTTAAAAAGACTATTTTGTAAACATGATTATACATATACTTATCTTCACATGATTAACGGAGGAATGGCTAAGTTATATCATTGTGAATGTAAAAAGTGTGGAAAGGTAAGGTATAAAACTAACTAATGAAAATATTTTTTGATACAGAATTTACAGGACTACATAAAGATACAACATTAATCAGTATTGGATTAATTTCAGAAGATAGAAGATGTTTTTATGCAGAGTTGACAGATTATAAAAGAACATTGTCAGATGCAGATAATTGGAATTGGATAGAAGAAAATGTCATTGCAAATCTTTATAAATCAAAAAGTGAAAATGATAGAAAATATATTCCTAACTATCATATTGGAACAAAGGATGATATTGCATTGGCTCTCGGGAATTGGTTTAGTCAGTTTGATAAAGTGGAATTAGTATCTGATGTATGTCATTATGACATGGTTTTGCTTATTGATTTATTTGGAACAGCGTTCGATTTACCAGATAATGTGAGTGCAAGCTGCTATGATATAAATCAGGATATTGCAAGGTATTATAAAATTAGTCAATCTGAAGCATTTGATAAATCAAGAGAAGAAATATTGTGGGATAGATGGAAAGATGGTTCAGTTAGTGGTGACAAGCATAATTCTTTGTATGATGCAAAAGTAATCAGAGAATTATATCAAATTTTGAATAATGTAGATTTTGATGAGCATTGAAAGCGTTCTTTCATAGGAGAAAATATAATGGTAATAAACGAAAATTTATTTCAAAAAAGATGTAAACAGAGAAAATCGTATTTAGTATATCTTGTTACAAGTTGCGAAATGGGTTCTGAAGGATGGTCTGGTTGGGATTATTATGCAGTTGCACATGGATCTACAGAAGAAGAAATATATAATGATTGGATTGAGCAATGTAAAATAATTTATGGAGTAGATTTATCAGAAGATTTAAAGTGTGTTAATGGTAAATGGTTTTGTCATTATGAATTAGCAAAGAATGAATTGCCAAGTTCTGTATATGGTGACGCACAACCAATATATATTGAGGAAAGTTATAGAAAGCACACTTGTTAGTAGGAGTTTTTATGGAAGATAAAATAATCATTATTCCGGTTGAAAATAACAAACCAGTAAAGATAGTATCTGAAAACAGCAAAGAGTTTGAGATTGATGATAAAAATAATTTAATTATTAAAGAAAAAATATCTATTGAAGAACTTATAAGAAGAGTAAAAGCTGCCAATGAAGATCCGAATATTGTTTTAGATAAATTGTTTACAGATGGGTATTGTAATGATGTAAAAATGGCATAAGGAAATGAGAATAAATATATGGGGTGTGTAAGTACAATTACTTATGATAAATTTCCGAAGCAGAAAGATGAAAATTATAAATTTCCTGAATTAGCTGTAGGAAGTAGGGTTGCAGTTTGTTATCACTATGATACCAGCAAGAAACATTTAGGAACAGTTGTCAGGGATGATTTAGAAGAACCCTACGAAACTATCATTAAACTGGACAACGGCAGGTATTTACGAGGAACTGAATGTCAGTTTTCATATATCTAAGATATATACAATATATAGATATTTAAAGGAAGAACAACTACTATATATTGATGCGAAAAGCGGTTGAAATTCTTATTTCATTGGGATGAGTTTAGAGGAGGTGGGACATTGGAGAAACTTAATCAAGACGATAAGGATAAATTGTCTCAAATATTACATAATAGTTGGGACAATGTATTTAAACTTCTAACTGGTTCTTCAGTTGATGAATATGGAGTTCCTTACAAAGAAGTATATAAATATGAACTTGCGGAAAGAGAAAAAAATTTCCCGAATTTAGTTGATATTTATTTGGAAAGCAATTCATTCTTTGATAGAGGGACGATGAAAGATTGGCTAATTCAAGAAATTGTTGGAACATTATTGAGAGACACAGATTGTAGAAGATTTCAGTTTTATATGTGTACCAATCAACTATATGATTTGATTTTGAAAGTCATTCGACCATATTATAAAGGTTTGTATCCTGACAGAAATAAAATAGAAGTAAATGTTATAGAAACAAATTTAAGTATCAAGAATGGTGAAATGTTTGATCATCAATCAAGAATGGTTTCTGTAGATAACTGGGAAGATTACATAAAAGCATTTGTAGAATATGATGGATTGGCAGTTGGAGGTTTCCATGCAATAACTAATATGCTTGGTAATTCAATTCAAAAGAATGCGGAAATTTCTAATTTACAATATGACGAGTTTCATTTATCTTGTGATATAAAATATAAAGATGGATGGACAGAAAAGAAATTAGCTTATAAATGTCAATTAAGATAGCTATTATAAGCATTACAATTGATAAAATATAGAATAATAAATCAAATACACACAGTAACAAGTAAACAATTCGCACGGTTATCCGTAGAAAATCCAATATTAACAACTGAACAGTTATATTCGTTTTGGGTGGTGAACAGCATACCCTTGGTTAAATTACGTCAAATTTAGCCATAAACCACTGATTAGCATAGATTTTATATGGATTTAATCTCTATGTTCCAGTCTGAAAAGGCTGTTGATGTTATATAAGATGCAAAAATATTTAAATAATTTTATTTTACAGGAGGATTTTTATTTAATGGCAGAAACAAAGAAAAAAGGAAGACTATTCGATTTACCTGAGACAAAAGGATCATTCCAGTTAAAGGGCGTTGTTAGTGGTGTAGAGAAGGAGAACTTTTATAAGGAAATTAAAACCAAGAGCAACAAGGATATGAGAATGATTAACTTTGGAGTCGGATACGCTGAAGGTAGCACACTCTATGTTAATTTACAGGGTATGGAACAGGAAAATGTGTATTTCTCAAAGAAAGCTGAAAAGAAGGGCGATAAGCCTGAAACTGCAAAGGTTCCTTGGGCAGATAGGTTTTCTTATAATCGTGAAGGATTTCGTCTTATCGGTAAGAACATTGGCGTAAAGAAGAAGGTAGATGAGAATGGTAAGACCATGAATGACAAGAAGGTTATGACAGATTTTGATGCTTGTAAAGAAGTAAGTGAAAATCTGAAAGATGGTGCAAGCGTATTTATCAGAGGTGGTCTTGATTATAGTAGTTTCTTGGATAATAACGGCAACAAGAAGACTTCTACTAAGTTAGTGCCTAACCAGATTTCACTTTGCTCAGATATTGATTTCAGTGATGGGAACTTTACTCAGCAAAATGACTTTATCCAGGTAATTGTATTCATGGGTATTGATCAGGAAAAGGGAAATGATAAGCCGACTGGAAGATTTGTTGTATCAGCAAAGGTTATTACATACAGCAACATTGAAGATGTTGAATTCATTATTGAAAATAAGGATTTGGCAAATAAGTTCAAGAAATCCTTAAAGCCATATAATGCAATTCAGGTTAGTGGTCATATGGTCGCATCTACACAGACAGAAACGATTGAAGATGATGATGACAACTGGGGTGAAGAAGTATCTATGGAGAAGGTTCTTGCACCTACAAAGAGAGAATTTATCATTACAAACGCAAAGGGTTCTACTGTTGATAAAGAACTTTATACGGAAGCAAATGTTACAGAAGCTGTGTCAAAGATTGTACAGGCAAACAAAGCTGAAAATGATTTCGGTGGCGATGTTGATGGTGATAATTGGGGAGAAGCTGATTTGGACTCTGGAAATGATGAAGATGAGGCATGGTAAAGATAAATACTTCGGAACGTCAGAAATGGCGTTCCACAATACTTAATAATATTACAATTTCGGAGGTAATTTAATGGCAAAGGCAAGAAAAGCGTCAGTAACACAGAGTAAGTTAGGAATGATTTTATATGGAGAACAATTTACAGGTAAATCTACTATGGCTATGCAGTTAGCATATTTCAAACGCCCAGATGGTAAGCCCTTTAGGGTATTGTATCTTGATCCTGAGACTGGTTCTATTGATGATTATTTGGGTGAATTGGAAGCAAACGGTGTAGACCTTGAAAATATTTATATCGTATATACACAGTCTCTTGGAGAAGTAAGAGAGTATATTGCAAGGGTTAAGAATAATGAAGACTTATACGTTCTTGATGAAGAGACTGGTGATGAAACCGATGAAGTTCTGTTAGATGCAGATGGTGAGCCTTTTAGGGCAGACGCAATTGTTGTTGATGGTACAAGCATTTTGAACTTGACAACAAAACAGGGATTGATTGAGTTCTCTAAGAAAAGAAATAAGGTAAAAGCTGATAAGGATGGTCTTGTAGGTGATGCTCGGCTTGTAAAGATCGAGGGAGCCGGTATGGAGCTGAAGGACTATCAGACTATCAACTTTAAGGGACAGGACTTGATTCTTGATTTGATGGCATCTGGCGTTCATTACATTGTGACCGCAAGAGAAACGGATGAGAAAGAAACGATTAAACAGGCAGATGGTTCTACCATGAGTGTTACAACGGGCAGAAAGATTCCTGATGGATTCAAGGGTATGACCTATAATGTCAAGACAGAAGTTCGTATGTTTAGAAATGAAGATGGTGTTGTATGCGCCCATGTCAAGAAGGATAGGACACATACCCATGAGGACAATATTATCATTGAAGATCCTACTCTTGTTGATTGGCAAGCAGTCATTGATAAGACGGCAGATAAAAAGGCATTTGTTGTTAAGAATGACTTAACTAAGGCTGTTGATGTTGAACAGGACATTTATAGTAAAGAGATTCTTGGTAAGGTTGGTGAACCAGCAAATGAAGAATCTGCTGAAGAAAATGGTTCTGGTGTCGATATCGAGGTAATGAAGAAAGAAATCATTGCAAAGAAAAATGCGCTGTCACCTGTTGATAAGAAGGAGATGGGAGATAAGTTGAAAGCGGCAGGACTTCCTACGGCATTTAAGAATGTTACGGATGCGGTTGTTTTGCAGAAAGTTCTCGATATGTTTCAGTAATCAATTTTCTTATGTAAAGGTGGACTAATGCGGTATATAAAAGATAATCAACATGTTGGAATAAGAAGAAAATGCGGATGTTGCGAGGAATACTTTTACATAAGCCATAATGATATTGACGATGCAATCTACTATGATAAAAAAACATATCATAGTAGTTGCTTTATCAATATGTGCAACAAACGCTCACAAATGAAGAGAGAAGATGTTTCGCAGAAATGGACATGGGTTCTGGATCATTTAGATCAAATAAGAAAAGAATCTTATAAACATTTAAGCTTAGCTATTACAAAAGAAAATGTATTTGAGTTTATAAAGGATTCGTATGATGTCACGATTGTACCAACAACCGTATGGCAAAAGTTAAGTGATATATATAATGGTACATTTAAAGGCATGTCTGTTGGAATACCACCAGAGCATTTACTTGATATGTGGAAAAGAAAGATTGATATGTTAAATGGTATTGCAGATAGGAACAAAACAAAAGGACTTGTAATGAGTTCTGATAAACGTATCAATTATGACTTGTCAATTTTGATTAATAAATATGATAGCTATTTAAGATGGCTTGAAAAGCAAAGAATTATAGAGGCAGAAAAAGAAATAGAAAAAAGCGAAAATATTGTTGGTAAAAGTATTGGATATACATCAAATAAACCAGAAAAAAATGATCCAGATGATATATCTGCTTTAGTTGATGATATTTTCGGATGATTGGTGGTGATAATTGATTGGCAGAAGAACATAGTGCTGCAAATATCCAAGCTGAGATATGCTTCGTGGGCGCACTACTAAAAGACCCTGATTCATTTGTTAATTATGGCAATTTTATGAGAAGTAAATATGACTTCTCTGATCCAGCAGTAAAGTTCTTTTATGATTGTTTTGAAACGTATTATCTGACTTTTTCACAGACAGTAGATGAGACAAAGATGAATGTCTTCATGAGCCAAAATCCAGAAAGATTAAGTACATATAAGCAATATAAAGGCTGGAAAACTATACAGCAATATATGAATTTGGCTGATGAAAATGACTGTAAAAACTATTTTGATACAGTTAAAAAGTATTCTCTTGTAAGGGAATATGGAAGAAATGGTTTTCCTGTCGAAAAGATATTAGCTCATAAAAATTTCGATAAGATGTCACCAAATGATATATATAGGATCATCCGTACAAAAGCAGACAAGATTCATACAGTTATAAACGCAGGAGAGGAGGCAGTAGAGCTTACAGATAATAATACAGTACAGATTGATAAGTATCTTGAAAAACCTAATTTCGGGTTACCTTTCCCGTGGTACATGTATAATGAGTATTTTCTTGGTATGAGAGATACAAAATTATTATTTGAGGGTTTCTTATCGAATGAAGGTAAAACAAGAAAACTGGTATTATTGGCAGCATATGTTGCACTTGTGCAGAACGAAAACTTTTTCCTTATGAGTAATGAAATGGATGAGGAAGATTTGCGTAGTTGTTTGATTACTACTGTTATTAACAATAAGGAATTTCAGGATTTACATGGTGTAGTGCTTGAAAAGCCAGAAAAGGAAATTGTTCTTGGTGTATATCACGACAAAAAGGGAGAAATCATCAGAAGAAAAATAGATGATTTTGGTATCTACACAGAATCTAATGAAGAATATATAAAAAGAGTCCAGGCAGAATCAGATGAATATTGGCAAGTAAAAACTGTAACGGAATGGATTGACAGTTCTGACCGCAAAGGTAAAGTGCTATTTAAAGATGTTGGTAATGATTACAGTCCAGAGCAGATTGAGTTTGAATTGCGTAAAGCAAAGATGGTTCAAAACATCAAATATTATGGATATGACACATTAAAAGGATATAACACAGATGATTGGTCACAAATAAAACAGTTTGCTACTAGACTGAAAGAATTGACAAAAGAATTAAGAATGAGTGGTTATGCAGTGTTCCAGTTAAGTGATGATACTGTGTTTACAGATATTTTTAGTCTAAGCAGTAACAATATTGCAAATGCTAAACAGATAAAGCACGTTGCTGACATCTTAAATATTGGGAAAAAGCTGAATAAAGATGAATATCACAAATATCAAATGGTCGCAGAAAATGATAGCTGGGGAGAACCAATTACAGAAGATTTAGACTTAAAAAAGCAATATTTTTGTATTAAACCTGATAAAAACAGGGCTGGCAGTAAAGACAAAGTTATGTTATTTGAAATAGATCTCAATTTTAATATTTGGAGAAATGTAGGTTATATCATTAAAAAACATAAAAGTACAGAATAATTTGGAGGGTGGCACTTGGATGTAAAAGAATTAAAAAATTACATATATGAAAACCGATATGTTGAGCAAATCCTAGAATCCATTGGTTGCCACCATATCAAATATCATGCTTCAAATGATTATTGGACTTGTGCAAACGCAACAGGAGATAACAATGGAGCAGTTGTTCTATATAACAGCGAATATTTAATGTGTCAGAACTACACAAGGCAAATGGTTAAAACCAATAGAAAAACGGATATTATTGATTTGGTTTGCTATACGAAGGATTTAACTTTTCCTAAAGGACTACAGTTTATATGTGACGAAATTGGAATGTCTTATTATCATGATTTTGAAGAAGATATTCCAGAAAGTTTTAAAATCTTAAAGATGATTGATGACATGTGTTCTAATACAAGTATAGAAAAAGAAAAACCATTAAAACCAATTAATGAGAATGTACTTTCTTATTATAAGGGATATGTCAATGATTTGTTTTGTGAAGACAACATAGATTATTCTACCCAAAAAGAATTTGAAATAGGTTTTGATGAAGAAAGCAATAGATACACAATTCCCATCCGCTCGGAATTAGGAGACTTAGTTGGTATAAAAGGTAGGTATTTTTATAGAGAGGTTCCTGATAGTGAGAACAAATATATTTATTTAGAACCATGTGCAAAATCAAAGATTATTTATGGATTATACAAAACTATTGATTATATAAAATCATCAGGAAAAATTTATGTAGGAGAATCAGAAAAATTTACACATCAGTTATGGAGTTATGGTTATAGAAATAGTGGAGGAACCGGAGGAAAGGAATTATCACAATGTCAAATTGATATGTTGGTTAGGCTTGGCATTGACATTATACTTTGTTTTGACAAGGATGTGACTAAAGAAGAATTAGAGAAATTGGCAGACAGGTTTCCAGATGGAGTACCGCTTTTTTATATGTTTGATGAAGACAATATTTTAGGTGATCATGAGTCACCTTCGGATAAACCTACAAAATGGCAGTATATGGTAGAACATAATATTTATAAATTAAGATAGAGAGGTACAAACTTGCAGTACAAATTATATGAAAACGGAAACAATGATACTTCCAATGTTTTAAAGGAAGTTCTTAAAAATAGAGGGATAAATGATTATAATAGATATTTGAATTTAGACGAGAATGTCGTTGAGCCATATCAAAACTTAGACAATATTGAAGAAGCAGTTAATCTCTTTATGAAACATTTTAATCAAAAAGATAAAATTGGAATATTGGTGGATGAAGATCCAGACGGATTTTGTTCTGCAGCAATGATGTATTTATACATCAAACAAATGGATAGTAAATATCCTGTTGGTTATATATTGCATGGAAGAGCAAAGGCACATGGGTTATCAGACGATGTAGTCATTCCTAAAGATATACAGTTATTGATTATTCCAGATGCAGGAACAAATGATAATGAGCGGTGTAAAGAATTATCTGGGAGTGGTATTGATATTTTGATTTTAGATCACCATGAAAAGGAAGAAAATAATCCATATGCACTGATTGTCAATAATCAAATGAGCAATGATTATTCCAATAAAAATTTGTGCGGAGCTGGAGTTGTATATCGTTTCCTTCAAGCATTGGATGAAGAAAATTGGAATGAATTTGCAGATGATTATTTAGATTTGTGCGCATTGGCGAATATCAGTGATGTAATGGATATGCGTTCTTTTGAAACATGCTATTTAACAGACATGGGGTTATTAAATATTCAAAATAAGTGTTTTAAAGCTCTTATAGATGCACAGGATTATAGTATGAGTGGCAAAATCAATGTGCATAACGTACAGTGGTATATTACACCTATCTTAAATGGGATGATTAGAATCGGTTCCCCAGAGGAAAAAGAATTACTATTTAGAGCATTTATTGAACAGGATGAGTTTTTTGAATATAAGAAACGTGCCACTAAAGATAAACCTGCTGAAACAATACAGGAAAGTATATATGATAGAGCAGCCAGACTTTGCAAGAATGCAAAAAGTAGACAAGATAAGCAAAAAGAAAAATGTGTATCACAAATTGCAGAGATTGCGCAGAACATTTCAAAAGAAGACAAGGTAGTTATGATTGATACTTCTGATATTCTGGATAATGGCTTGACAGGCGTTGTTGCTATTAAAATTGCAGAAATGTTTAATAAACCATGTATTTTACTGAACAAGTTTTTAGATAAAAAAACAGGAAAGATTACATATGGTGGGAGTGCTAGAAATATTGATCACAGTCCTATTGACAGTTTTAAAGATATTGTAAACAGCACTAACATTTTAGACGGAAGAGGTCATGCTAATGCTTTTGGCATTGTTGACTTAGAAATAGATAAGAAAGAAGAAGCATTGAACAGATTAAATGATATCCTGCAAGATGTTGAATATGATTCTACTTATCGAGTTGATTTTATTATGGATATTGATGATGTTTCTATAAAAATTATTACTGATTTGGCTAGGTTTGAAGATATTATTGGACAAGGTATCGAAGAGCCGATGCTTGCCATTGAAAATATCAGCCTTACAAAAGAACAATTTGAGATATTCGGCAAGAATGAAGACACTATCAGTTTTTTGATTGATGAGATTAAATATATTCAGTTTAAGTGTAAAGAAGGAAATCAACTGTATGACTGGCTACAAAATGCATGGGATGAGAATGATAGTGTTGTCTTTGACATTGTAGGAAAACCATCAATTAACGAATATAAAGGAGTTAGAACACCACAAATAATTATTGAAGATGTGGTTGTAGTTAGCACAAATAATTCAGATGACGATGAAGAATGGTAGGTGATTGATTGTTTACACATTTACATATACATACAACTAAAGGTTCTTTGTTAGATTCTATATTGACTGTTGAAGAAGCAGTTAAATTTGCAAGTGAAAATGGTATGAAGGCTGTGGCTATAACGGATCATGGAAGTATGGCTTCATTTGTAGATTTTGTTAAAGAGTGCAATAAATATAATATCAAACCCATAATCGGAAATGAGATTTATGAAGTAGATGATATGTGGGAAAAGGCAGATACAAAAGAGTACACTCAGCCACGCTATCATTTAATTTTACTTGCAAGGACTCAGGAAGGATATAAAAACCTTATCAAAATCACATCTGCATCAAGAACAGAAGGTCTTTATAAGAAACCAAGAATTGATATTAAGTATATACAAGAAAATGGTCTTGGGAAAGGTATTATCTGCTTAACAGCTTGTCAAGCTGGGCGGTTGAGTAGATACCTTGTAAATGACAAATATGAAGAATCAGAACAATATATTAATAAACTGAAAAATACATTTGATTATGTCGTTTGCGAACTTCAATCACATAATACAGAAGATCAGGCAAATGCAAATCAACTGATTTATGATTTCTCACAGAAACACAATCTGCCATATACGATTACGACAGACGCACATATGTTAAGTGATTCCTTCAAAGAATCACACGCAATGTTTGTTGAAATAGGGGAAGGGAGAGAAGTAGGAGAAAGTTATACAGACTGCTATTTACAGACTGAGAATGAGATATACGAAAAGTTATCTGACCAATTTTCTGAAGACATTATAAGAAAAGGCATTGAAGAGTCTGTAAATATAACAGACATTATTGAAAACATTGATATTGGTCTGAATAAAGGTAACATCATGCCAAAAATAAATATTGAAAATGGCTATGATAATCACGAAGAATATTTGAGATATTTGGTATTCAAAACCTTTGATGAAAAATTTGGTCATATGTCTAAGGAAGATCAGGAGATAAGAAGACAAAGGCTTGAAACAGAACTGCCAGTATTATATGCAGTTGACTATACGGATTATTTTATTATGCTGTATATGCTTGCAAAAGAGGCAAGAAAAAGAAAAATACCATTGGGGTATTCCAGAGGTTCAGGAGCAAACTGTTTATGCCTATTTATGTTGAATGTGACACAGATAGACAGTGTTAGATGGGATTTAGACTTTTCACGTTTCGCAAATCTTGGCAGAAAATCTATGGCAGATTTCGACTGGGACATATCAAAGCGAAGAAGAAAAGAAATGGTTGAAATATCTGAGGAGTTATTTGGGAAAGAAAACGTGGCTCCTATTGCTACATTCAATACACTAAGTACAAAAGTTGCAATTCGTGATATTGGAAAGGTATTGGATGAGAAAGACTATTCCCCATACTACAAACAGATTCCGTATAAATTGCGTGACGAAGTTGCAAAGATGATCCCTACAATCATGACGCTAAATGATTTAGGAGAAGAGGAAGAGAAAGACGTTCTGCTCAAAGATATTCTCAATAAGAATGAAAAGTTGAAAGAAGTATATGAAAAGTTCCCACTTTGGTTCAAGTATGTCATGGATGTTGAGGGTTTACCTAAGTCAATGGGAAGACACGCAGCAGGAACACTTATAACACCTACTCCAGTTACAGATTATTGTCCATTATGTTATGATTCTGAAAAAAATATTATGATCGAGTTAGAGATGCATAATGCTATGGATGATTTGGGGCTTGTCAAGATGGACTATCTTGGTCTGGAGACTCTTGATATTGTTGATGACACGCTAAAAATGGCTGGTATTACATGGGATGATGTTGATATTAACCATTTGAATTTAGAAGATAAAGAAGTTTTTGAAAAAGTATATAAGAATGGCAATACAGTTGGTATCTTTCAGATGGAATCGGCAGAAGGAAGACGAATGTGTATTGAAGCAAAAGCGGATAACGTAGAGGATGTTATTGTTGTCAATGCAGCCAATCGTCCAGGAACAAAAGAGAGTTTTCCAACATATTGTCAAAATAAACTAAATCCAGAAAATGTAAGCGTTTTGCATGAAGATTTAAGAGAGTTGTTTGGAAAAACACATTATATATTGCTGTATCAGGAACAGGCATTGCAATTATTCAGACACGCAGGGTTCCCAGAAGAACAGGTTGATAATGCAAGAAGAGCTATCGGTAAGAAAAAGAAAGAAGTAATGGAACAGCTTGAAGTAGATTTCAGAGCTGGTCTTACTCAAAAAGGATGGAACAATGAACAGTTGATTGAGATTTGGCAGTTAATGCTAAAACAGGCAGAATATTGTTTTAATCGTGGTCACGCTGTTGCATATGGTCTATTATCTTATCTTACTGCATATTTGAAAACTCACTACACAATTTATTTTATGGCAGCACTACTTACATCTAAAAGCGACAAGGTACAGAAAATTAGTATCGTAATCAACGACTGCAAGAGATTGGGTATCAAAGTGTCTCCACCAAATGTTAATAAATCAGATATTGAGTTTACTGCCCTACCAGAAAATAATGAGATTTTGTTTGGATTATTGGCTGTAAAAGGTCTTGGCGAGTCTATTGTTGATAAGATTATTGAAAATAGACCATATCAGAGTATGAATGTTTTTATTGAGAAAGTTGCTGATAAGACAGCAATCATTACACTAATTAAAGCTGGTGCTATTCCAACAAAAGATAAAATGCTTTCTTTGAAGAAATATGCAAATAGACTTTTTGAAAGAAAAGAATATAAGCCAGTAACTACATTGCCATCTCCATATTCAAAACTTATACCTTTTGGATTGAATGTTGATGATTACAGGGACGGTAAAAAAGTAAATAAGGAAGCATTACTGATAGATTATAACAAAGCAAAAGAGAAATTATTTATAGAAGAACAGAACCAAAAATATAAGAATCACATGATAGAGTTTCAAGAAAAATATGCAAAAGATGAATATATGTGGGAATTTGATACATTGTCTATGTTCCTGACGAATGACCCGTTAAAAGATGCTTACAAATATACAAAAACAGATTGGGATATGGTAGAGGACGGAGATAAGACTACATTATTTTGTGTCATAGTTGATATTAAAAGGAAGAAAGATAAAAACGGGAATCAATTTGCATATTTAGACCTATATACGCCATTTGGTATTGTTGAAGCAACTATATGGTCAAGCCAGTTAAAACAGTATAGCGATGATATTAAGAAAGGAAATTGTCTTGCAATACTTGGAAGAAAGAGAGAAGAACATTTTTTTGTAGAGAAGGTAAAACCATATAATACTTGGTTGGATCAGATGAGGAAGAAAGGAGTGGCAGTATAAATTTGTTTGAAAACGATGAAGATATTTTGAAATTTAAAGCAGTAATAACTTATGAACGATACTACAATTCAGATACCACTTGGGGCGTATATGGTTTTTACACAAACGATGATATTCCTCAATATACAAAAGAAACAAAAATGGATTTACCATTTGAAGATAGTAAAGAAGTCGATCCAGATAAAAAGTTTAGTTCTTTGGCTGGCAAAATGCAGGAATTGGTTGTCGGTGGAGAATATATGATAAAGGCTAGGTATAAGTATGACAAAACATATGGTCATCAGTATACACCAATAGCCATATATGCTCTTATACCACAAACAAAAGAGTCACAGTTAATGTTTCTGCAATCCATTATTTCACCTTGGATTGCGGAGAATTTAATAAGTGTGTACCCAAATGTAGTAAATGATGTGGCAAATGGCACGTTAAAAGAAATTGATTATGATTTAGTAAAGGGAGTTAGAGAACTTACTTGGAACAGGATTAAGGACAAGATCATCAATAATTATCTGATTTCAGACATTATCACAATGTTAAAGCCATTAGGAGTTACATATACGATGATTAAAAAACTTCTAACAGATGAACCTAATCCGGCATTGTTAAAACAGCAATTAGAAGAAAATCCTTATATACTTACAAAAATTAATGGGCTTGGGTTTAAGAAAGTCGATGACTTGGCATTAAAATTGAAGCCAGAACTCATAAATACAACTGAAAGATTGGTTGCGTTTATAAAATACTATTTCACAGATTTGGGAGAAAGTAGTGGTCATACTTGGTGTTCAGTTAAAATTCTAAAGTCGGCAATAAGTAATAGTGTTCCTGAGTGTGCCGATAAAACGGATTGGTTATTGGAAAACAATGAGTTTTTACACATATCAGAAGATAGAGTAGGGCTGAAATATTATCACGATATCGAAATGCAGATTTATAATATACTGCTTGAAAAGTCTAAGAAACAGACGGACATTAATATTTCTGATGAAAAAATAGAACAGGCGATCAGACATGCAGAAGAAGAACAAGGATTCCAATATGTAGTAGAACAGCTTGATACAATCAATAAAAGTCTGCATAGAACAATCAGCTTAATAACTGGGAAGGCTGGTACTGGTAAGACATCCATTATGAGAGCGATTGTGAAAGCATATACAGAAAACCAATTTACATTAACGGCATCTGCTTTATCGGCTATGGCAGCACAGAGAATCACTGAAGCAACATCATTTCCTGCTATGACGATTCATAGGACATTGGGATGTAAAGGTTTGAATAAGTTTGATTTTAATAAGGATAATCACTTGATTACAAGCGTTGCGTTTCTTGACGAGGGAAGTATGGTAAATGCCAGTTTATTTCTACACTGGTTAGAAGCCATTGATGATAATACAAGAATTATTATTTCTGGAGATCATAAGCAGTTGCCACCAATAGGATTTGGTAATGTATTTTCTGATTTAATAGAAATGTTTGATGATACAGTAGTAAGTAAACTGGTTAAGCCAATGAGACAAGCTGAAAAGTCTGGCATTCTTGTAGACGCAAATCTGATCCGTGAAAACATCAACCCTATAACTGAAAAGTTACAACCGAGAATTATTCATGGTGAGTTACAGGATATGTATTATATGTTCCGTACAAATAGGCAATCATTATTTGATATTGCAGTTAAGACATTTCTAAAATCGGTAGAGTCTGATGGGATTGATAATGTTGTTATTACAGTACCACGAAGAAAAGATTGCTTGAATAGTACAAATGAACTGAATAAAACAATTCAGGAGAAGTTGCTAGGAGATGTATTGCAAAGTATATCTGGTTTTGAGATGACATTTAAATTGGGTGCGAAAGTGATGCAGACAGTAAATGATTACGATAAGAATGTGTTCAACGGAGAAATAGGATATATAACAGAAATCAGTGAGAGACAGAATGGCAAAAAGAAAGAGGAATATTGTGTAGTAACCTATACTGATATTTTTGGAAAAGAAAAATTGATTGAGTATACAAAGAAAGAACTGACAGCTTTGGATCTTGCTTATGCAATGACCGTACATAAGTTACAGGGAGCCGGTAGGAAGATTGTGATTGGAATTATTGATAACACACATCATCAACTTTTGGATAACTGTATGTTGTATACGCTGCTTACAAGAGCAAAGAAAAGATGTCTACTGTTGGCAGAACCACAAGCATTTTTGCAATGTATTCGTACAAGTCATAATAAACGGAACACATGGATGATGTTAGAGGGAAAAGTAGCATAAAAATAGTCTATATATAGCGGTTTTGAATTTTGCAAACTACTATATATAGACTGAACAAGGTGATGAAATAGGACTTTCATGGAATAATGTATAAAGTTAAATTTCTGAATTTAAACAAATATCACAAAAAGTATCACCTAATTTAGTCAAAGTAATATAGGCTGTTTTGATAGGAATATTAACATCAAAATTTGTATGTAATTTTAATAAGTTTTTATCAATGGATAATGTTTGAGCAGATTGTTGCATATGTACATGAATTAATCCCTGTTTTTCTAATGAAGATAATGGAAAAAGCAAGTCGTTATCATCAATAATAATATTTATATTAGATTCAATTTGGCATTCATATATATATGCTAATATTCTTGCATCATAAGTAGATAATTGTTTAATTATATTAACGAATGAAGGATGTGAATATAAGGATGTTTCTTTATTCATTGATTTAGCTATTAAATTACTAAACATTCTTCGTAGAGATTTTTTTCAATACAATATTTAGCAGCTTCTAAAGCCTGAGCGACAATTTGTATATCAGGCTCAACTAATTTATCTTCTGGAATTTTATAAATTTTTTCTTCTAACTCATTTTTAAATTCTTGAAGAGCATGTGCATATTCTAATTTACGTTTTTCTGCAGCTTGTGAAATACCACCAAAAACAAGATACCAAATATCAGCAAGAGTGGTTCCAATATTTTGTGTTGGTTTATCAGTAATATTTTTAACAGCATTATCAATGGAATCAGGAATTAAGTTGATTAACGACTTTTTATCTTCAGACATATATGTAACCTCCAAACTATTTATGAAAATATTATATATCAAACATTTGTAAAAATAAAGTGAGGAATTGATTAATGAGAGAAATAATTATAGATACTGATGAAAATTATCAATTTTCAAGTGGTAGACCCTATCCAATAATCATTTATGAATATTTTGGCAGAGGAAAAGTAGAAAAATTGTATGAAGGATATATTGATGGCTGTGTCGGATTTTTAAATGATATAAAAGAAGACATAGGAATAATTTGGACAGATTGTAACCATAGATTTACAGAATTATTTGTTAATTATCTTTACGAAAAAGGGATAGCTAGTATGTCTTGTTATCCTGCCTATGAATATATTAAGGAAAGTAATTTTAGGAAAAGATTTGTTTCTTATTGGATTGAAACAAAACCATGAAAGATAGGTTTTAAGTAGTAGGAAAGGATATAAAAATGGATATTGAAAAAGTTAAGCAAGAATATTTTAACACATTGAGTGAGTTACAGAATGAGATGTTACTTTTACAGAGTAGAATTAAAAAAGCAAAAAATCAACTACTAATTGCAAAAACGGAAGAAGATATTAAACAATTTCGTAAGGCGAATGATTTGGAAGAGGGGTTAAAACACATTTCGTTATTCGATTAAAAGGAGAAAATAAATTTATGATAATGATAAATGAGAATTGGGAGCAAGCCAAAGATTTATCAGATGTTCTCAGAATTGTATCTGAAAATATTGGTAATGAATTTTCTCAGAAAGTAGAAGAGATATGTGGAGAACCAAGCGAAGAATTATATGCAGCATATCAGAAATTAGAAAACGAGAAAAATGAATTAGAACAAAGATATAATGATTATGGTGATATATCAGAAAGTTTAGATTATTTAAATGAACAGATAGATAAATTGGAGAAGTATATAGACGATAATTTGGATGGGACTGACTTCATGGAAGGCATGAGAAAAGCATTTGAAATGATTGAGAGGTGAAAATAAATGTTATGGTCATGGAACGAAACAGATAATGAAAATTGGACACATGGCACATTTAATACAAAAGAAGAAGCAATACAGGATGCTTTAGGTTGTAAAAAATGGATTGAAAGAAGTTTATCTACAAATAATCCAACAATTTATGTTGGTGAGTGTGAACTTGTTCCTTTGAGAACTGATCCTGATCCAGATAGGATTATGGAAGAATTAGCTGAAGCGTATTGTGATGATTCTGGTTGTGATACATACATTTATGAAGGTGTAACAGATGAAGAGAGAAAATGGTTAGAGGACAAGTTATCAGAATTGATGTTTGAGTTTCATCAGAAGATTGGTTTGAATCCTGGATGGTTCAGTGTTGTTTCTATAGAAAAAGTTAATTTGAATGATTATCAAGGAGCAGTTTAGATGAAAGATTTCTTAAATAATGAAATAAAAATCGGAGATAAAGTTGTAGCAATGAGGCATAGAGGAACTTCTTCCTTTTTATATAAAGGGGAAGTAATAGGATTTAAAGGTCAATTTGTTGTTATAGGAAAAATTGAAAATGTAGAAAGTGAATGGGGATTATATGATGAGATGAAAGTATCTTCGTATAAGGTGGTTGTTGTAAATGATATAGTAACAAAGTCTTAAAACCACGCTTTTAAAGGAGGAAAATGTAGAGTGTACTTAGAGAAAATAAATAGCAATGATTTGATTTTTAGTGACAATATTGAAGATGATAGGACAAATACATATTTACACTTATATGATTATGACTGGATGGACTACAATCTTTCCACAAGGTTTAAGACAGAATCTCTCGGTATTCTAAATGTTAAATTTAGTTATTTTGGAATGACAACATCCACAATGGAAGTTGAACAGAATCTTGGTGGTAATATAGAAAAGATAACATATGAATACTCAACAGATATTTTTAAAAAATATATTGTAAAGTTTCTCAAAAAACATATTTCATTCTGGGGTAATAAATATGCTTTCAACGGAGAAGAAGAGGTTATAGAGTTCTTTAATGATGTTATTGAAAATGGGAAGGTTGTAAACAGATAAAACAAGTCTTTTAAGGAGAAAAAAATGGAAGAGATAAAAGCAGTAACAAATACAATTAAAGAATACTCATAAAATTTTCAAGAGTTATATAATTCATGGAAATATGTTGTAGAACAAGATGATGTAAATATCAATATCAAATATATGGAAATTGATAATGATAAACATTGGGTTGAAAAACAAAGTATCGGAATCAACATATCATGTGCAAAGAAGTTATTTAAAGAAATAGCTGAATGCATTGAACGTGGTGAATTTACAGATGACTATTAAATCGCAATTTTAACGGAGGTAACAGATGTATTTATTATTAAGCGATAAGGATAAAATAATCCTTGATACGGTGCAAGAACTAGAAATGGGAGGATTTCAACTTGACAAATACAAAATTTATAACTTGTCTCCTATAGATCCTTCGGAACTAATCAATGATGGACAAATCAGAGATATGGTATGTCATATTCTTAGGGGTGATCAAATGAGTAAAAATGAACTTATTGAGAAAGTTATTACTAATATTGATGTCCCTAAATCGAAAGTTTCTAAAGTAATAACAAAAATGAAGAAAGAGAAAGTTATATATGATATAGAAGATTGGAATTATTTAGGTGAACGGATTATAGGTATGGATAAATAAAAAAGTCTTTTACCCCAATTAGAAATATGGGTTACTAATTAAATGTGTGTTTCAAAGGAGGAATGTGGTTGGATAAGGTAAAAAGAATAAAGGAATTAACACAGCAACTTAATCAATATAGAGATTCATATTACAACAATTCTTTATCAGAAATATCAGACCAGGAATACGATGATTTATTTGATGAGTTAAAGAATTTAGAAGATAAAACAAATATAGTAATGACTAATTCACCAACACATACGGTTGGATATGAAGTCAAGTCAAAACTTGAAAAGGTGAAGCATAGTCATCCTATGCTTTCACTTGATAAAACAAAGTCAATGGATGATTTAATTAAATTTTCAAATGGTAGAGAATGCATTTTATCTTTGAAAATGGATGGGCTTACGATTCTGAATACTTATAATAGCGGATGTTTGTATCAAAGTGAAACAAGAGGTAATGGTGAAGAGGGAGAAATTGTAACACATAATGCAAAAGTATTTTCTAACCTTCCATTAAATATTCCATTTAATAATAAATTTGAAATTGAGGGAGAAGCAATTATTACTCAATCAGATTTTGAAAAGATTAATACAAATGGAGAATATAAAAATTGCAGAAACTTGGCAAGCGGATCTGTTAGACAACTAGATAATAATATTACAAAAAAAAGACATGTTAAGTTTATTGCTTGGAAAATACCATTTGAATTAACAACATATTCATTAGGATTTGAATTAGCTGAAAAATGGGGATTTGAGGTCGTTCCTTATGTAAGATACAATAGTTTGACAGATAATATTGAAGAAAAGATTGAGGAACTAAAAATCATTGCAAGAGATAAATCATATCCGATTGATGGTCTTGTGATTACTTACGACAATATTGAATATGGTAAATCTCTTGGAAAAACAGGGCACCACCCAAAACATTCATTAGCATATAAGTTTTATGATGAAGAAGTAACATCTACACTTAAAGATATTGAATGGAGTATGGGGAAAACAGGCGAACTTACACCAGTGGCAATTTTTAATGAGGTTGAATTAGAAGGAACTACAGTAAGTAGAGCATCATTGCACAATATTAGTATATGCAAGGATTTACAACTTGGTATAGGTGATGAGATTACAGTATATAAGGCTAACCAAATAATTCCTCAGATAAGAGATAATCTTACTAAGAGTAATAGTTTTAATATTCCAAACATTTGTCCTATATGTAGTGGTAGTACAAAGATTGTTAAAGAAAATGGTACGGAAGTTCTTATATGTACTAATCCAGACTGTAAGGGGAAATTACTTGGTAAACTATCACATTTTGTAAGCAAAAATGCAATTAATATAGATGGATTATCAGAGCAGAGACTACAGAAATTTATTAATTTAGGATGGTTAAATTCATTTAGAGATATTTATTACTTATCAGATCACAAAGAAGAAATTTATAAACTTGATGGCTTTGGTAAGAAATTAGTAGGCAAACTATTAGAAAACATTGAAAAAAGTAGAAATACTACATTGGATAGATTCATTTATGGACTGTGTATTCCTCTGATTGGTAGAACAGCAAGCAAAGTTATTGCAAAAGAATTTAATAATCAAGCAGAAGAATTTTATGATATTTGGTACCATGGTTATGACTTTACTAAATTAGATGATTTTGGAGATGCAATGAATAACTCAATGAAGGCTTTCATCAGAGAGCATTATAGATGGATTGCTGAGTTGATTGGGGAATTTAATTTTAGAGAGGCAGAGAATAATGGCAATGTAAAACAAGTATTAGAAGGTCAGTTGTTTGTGATTACAGGAAGTTTAAAGTTTTACAAAAATCGTGAAGAATTGGTTACTACAATTGAGAGAAATGGAGGAAAAGTATCTGGTTCTGTGTCGGCTAAAACATCATACTTGATAAACAATGATGTTGCAAGTACATCAGGAAAGAATAAAAAGGCTCATGATTTGGGGATACCAATTATAAGCGAAGGTGAATTTGTTCAGATGATCACATCTTAAATAGAGAAGTAATAAATGTAACTCGTAAACATATATCAAATAGAATTCAAAATTTGTAGGAAAATAAATGTATAAGATAATAAAGATTTTTCTATTAGCAATGATAGTTTGTTTAAGTTTGCCTAATATTTCAGCATATGGAGAAGAAAATAGTGGTGCATATGCAGGTGTAACAAATGATATTCGTGAAGTATTGCATGTTAAAGAAAATAGAAGTAATCAATGTTATATAGCATATACTACTGATAATTTAAATATGAGAAGTGAGCCTAATTTGGAAGCAGAAATATTATATATAATTCCATTTAACAGTGAAATTTTAATATGTGATTATAACGATAATTGGGAAATCGTATTCTGCAAATATCATAATAATGATTCAAAAAATGATATTGCATATATTAGTAAGAAATATATTTCAAATGAAACTTGTAAAAGTGTAATGTATAATTTCCCAACAAATAATGGCTTTAAATCATTTATGCCATATACAGCAATTACAGATATCTCTTCAATGCAATATGAGCTTCAGATTAGTTTAGCCCATACTGGGAATTTTGGGATTAGACAAGTAGGCGATAGATATTGCGTTGCTGTAGGCAGTGCGTTTAATGTAGATGTTGGAACATATATAGACTTGATATTAGAGAATGGAAATATAATACAGTGCATAGTAGGAGATATAAAATCACCAAATGACACATTGGAAGATAATATTACAACAGCAGAGAATGGTTGTGTATCAGAATTTATCGTTGATATTAATTTTTTGGAATCAGATATAAAACGTGATGGCGATATTTCTTCATGTAATGTGGGATGGGACAGCCCTGTGAATTCATTGATTGTATATGATAAAAATATTTTAAAACAAGGAGAATAAAAAATGAATACAGAATTAACATTAAATTTAAATGATTTTGAAAAGGTAAGAGAATTTACGAATGAAGCGAATAAATTTAACAGTGATATTGATATTTTAAGAGATAGATATGTGATAGATGCAAAATCAACACTTGGAATTTATACCATAGATTTATCAAAGCCAGTAACAATTAGAATTATTAGTGATGATCGTGCTGAAATTGCAAGGTTTAATGAACATATGGAACAATTTTTATAATAAAAGTGTTATTTCATCGTTTATTGAAGATATGAGAAAGTTTGAGGTGTAAAAGTAGAATGATAAAAGCAGATAAATATATGATTAAATCTATAAGCCATATTTTAAATGATGGATATAAAGATGTAAATCCAAGACCACATTATGAGGATGGAACACCAGCACATACCTTATCAGTAAATAGCGTGGTTCATACATATGATATTAGCAAAAATGAGTTTCCAATTACTACATTAAGACCAATTTATTTTAAGAAAGCTATTGGTGAAATTCTTTGGATATATCAGGATGAGAGCAATAATCTTGATTTGCTTAGAGATAAGTATAATGTTGACTGGTGGGACTCATGGGATATTGGCGACAGAACAATCGGCTCATGTTATGGAGAAACAGTAAGAAAGCATAATCTTGTAAAACCTATTTTAGATGAAATTGTTAATGATCCATATGGAAGAAGGCACATTATTAATTTATGGCAGAAAGAAGATTTTAATAGACCTCATGGATTAAAACCATGTTGCTATCAGACACAGTTCTTAGTTCGTGGAGAATATATTGATATGATTATGTATCAGCGCAGTTCTGATTGGTTGACAGCAGGTAACATAAATCAGATGCAATATGTGGCGTTAATGATGATGGTAGCAAGACATTGTGGATATAAACCAGGGGTGTTTACACACTTTATTGCTAACCAGCAAATCTATGACAGGCATGTAGATAATGCATTAGAAATGTTAAAGAGAGAACCAATCGACTGTCATCCAATATTAGAACTAAATCCAGATAAAAAAGATTTTTATTCTATTACTGTTGATGACTTTGTTTTGAAAGGATATGAGTCAAATAAACCTCAGTTAAAATTTGAATTAGGAATATAAGGAAAATATTATGAATTTAATTGTAGCAGTAGATAAAAATTGGGCAATTGGAAATAAAAACGAATTACTAATTCGTATTCCAAAAGATCAAAGATTTTTCAAAGATTCAACATTTGGCAAGACTGTTGTTATGGGTCGTAAGACTTTTGAGAGTTTTCCGAATGGACTACCATTAAAAGGCAGATTAAATATTATATTAACTAATGATATTAATTATCAAGTTTGTAATGCAGTTGTATTAAATTGTTTGGATGATTTATATGACGAATTGAAAAAATATGAGACTAAGGATATTTATGTTATCGGTGGAGAATCAATTTATAAGCAACTGTTAGATAAATGTGATACTGCTTATGTGACTAAAATATATAGTAATTTTGAAGCAGATTCTTTTTTCCCAAATCTTGATAATAATACAAAGTGGGAAATTATATATGAAAGTGAAAAGGAAACTTATTCCAATATTGAATATAATTTTTGCACATATAAGAGAATGGAGAAGATACATATATGATTATTGTCTTACTAGGGGCTTCCGGATCAGGGAAGTCCACAATCGAAAACGAACTGGCAACACATCATGGCTTTGAAAAGATTATTTCATGATATAAATACAGGAGGTAGCATTTGGATAAACAGATTTTTATAATTAATGGTTCTGGAGGAGTTGGTAAAGATACATTTGTAGAATTTGTATCTACAGAATTAAATGATTTGTTTAAAAAATTTCATACAGTAATTAATTTTTCTTCTGTTGATAAAGTAAAAGAGATAGCTAGAGAAATAGGATGGAATGGTAAAAAGTCCGAAAAAGATAGAAAATTTCTATCTGATTTGAAAATTTTAACAAGTGAATATTGTGATATGCCATTTGAAAGTATGAAAAGTAAAGTTGCTGAATTTATGAAAGACGAAGAAAGTAGATTTCTATTCTTACATATCAGAGAGCCGAAAGAAATTGCCAGAGCAGTAAAAGAATTTGATGCAAAGACATTATTAATCATTAGAAATTCAGTAAAACATATTACTTCTAATATGGCAGATGAAAATGTATTTAATTATAACTATGACTTCATTATTGATAATAGTGGCACAAAAGAAGAATTGAATGGTAAAGCAAAAGATTTTGTTCAGGAGGTTATTGATAGTGAATAAAACAATTTACCTTGCAGGTGCTATGAGTTGTTATTTTAATACGGATCAGCACGACTATCCTAAAAAGTGGAGAGAAGATGCAAAGAAATATGTAAAGCAACTTTATGAAGATATATCACTTGTATCGCCAACAGATTTTTATGAGATAGGTAAGAACTATCACCATTCTGAAACAGAAGTTATGCGATTTGATTTAAGAATGGTTAGAGAAGCAGATATAGTATTATGCAACCTTAGAGATTTACATAGTTCACTTGGAACAAGCGATGAAATTTTATATGCGTTTATCAGTGGTAAACCTGTTATTGGATTTATTGATGATGATTCAGAAGTAAAAAATATTCATCCTTGGAAGATTGAGCAGATTGATAGATTCGAGATTGGCAAAGATGCTATGAAACGTGCAATAGATTACATCTACAGATATTATGTAGATAGGTACAATTAAAGCGAAATGAGATATTAGAAATTTTAGAAGTAATTAGTACGAGCCATGCATTAGCCAAAGAACTGTTAAGTAAACCAGTCGGTTTCATCACAGCTATGCTTGGCGATGAAGAATATATAATTAGTAATACACAAAGAGTCGTTACACACGCAAATTTTAATGATTCTGTAACACATTGGGCATTAAATTTGCGTGATGGCGGTAATGGAAATTTGAAGAGGTAGGACATGACAAATTTAATGAAAAATGAATACAGATATAATTCAAATTTTAGAAAATTCGTTGATGAATACTGTAACAATAACGGGTGTACAGTTGATGAAGCGTTTTGCAGCGAAGAAATAAAAAAAATGTTTTGGATATATACAGAATTATAAGATATGGGTTTTACAGTAGAAGAAATAAATATGTTGTTGGAACTATTGGCGGTAGAATAGGGCAAACAGGCAGTAAAAATAATGAAAGTATCATTGAAAAATACGAGACATTAGATAAAAATTACATGCGTTGACTAGAAATTTTAAAAGTTGAGATGCCTGTTTCAAAGGATGAGAAAGTAGGTGAAATTATATGAAGATTAATTTATGGGATGGTCTTTGGAAATTTGAGATTGACTGGAAAGCAGTTGTAGGTATTGGAATTATTATTTTGGGATGTGCTTTATTAACGATGTGAGGAGGGGAATGGTTATTGACAGTAATTTTGTATTCTACGCACTGTCCTAAATGCAGTGTATTAGAGAAAAAGTTAAAACAGAAAAATATATCATATGAAGAAGTAAATGATATTGAGACTATGAAAGAAAAAGGTTATTTATCTGTGCCAATTCTTGAAGTGGATGGTGTGAGTATGGATTTCAAAACAGCAAGTGATTGGATTAATAACAATTAGGGAGGACTGATAAGGTACATGAATATTCCTATTAAAATGAACAAAGATTTTGAGAGAGCATTATCTACAATTGATGCAAAATATGGTGAGGATTTCGAAATTTTGAATGGTTTCAATGAGTCACAACTTAATTTTTCTGATTTTATAGACGGATTTGTAGATAAAAATGTTGCAGACGTTACTATTGATGGAAATGCAAATGCACATCATAAAGATATTTGTAGCATGTTAGGTGAAAAAGGAAAGTCAGAAGATAAATTATTTGCATTTAATAAGATTTTCTACGAACTAAAAAAGAAGTATGGATTAAGGACAGCAAAAGAATGGTTGGAAACAGAATATAATGGTGGGTTCTATTTGCATGATGCTCCAAGTGCGACATATAAACCCTACTGTTACGCTTACGATCTAACCAGACTTGCAAAAGAAGGCCTGTTTTTCTTGGAAGACTACAACAATAAATCACCGGGTCATTTAACAACATTCTTAGATGATGTAATCGAATTTGTGTCTTTTATGAGTAATAGAAGTTCAGGAGCGTGTGGTTTACCGAATGTATTATTATGGACGTTCTACTTTTGGAAGAAAGATTGTGATGAAGGATATTTCTTGCGAGATAAAGATTATTACATCAGACAGTCATTTCAAAAATTTATTTACAGATTGAATCAGCCATTTTTAAGAGTGGATCAGTCAGCTTTTGTAAATGTATCAATTTTTGATAGACATTATCTTGAAGCATTATTTGGTGGTGTAGAATTTCCTGATGGAAGTTTTGCGATTGATTATATTGATGAACTGATTAAACATCAGAAAATATTCATGGAAGTAGTATCTGATATCCGTAGCAGTAATATGTTTACATTCCCTGTACTTACATATTCATTACTTTATAAAGATGGAGAATTTCAAGATAAAGAATTTGCAAGATGGTGTTCAGATCATAACACAACTTGGAATGATAGCAACTTTTTTATGAGTGACAATGTTGGTGTTCTTAGTAATTGCTGTCGTTTACTCTCAGATACATCGAAGCTTGATGGTTTCATCAATTCTATTGGTGGTACAGCATTATCTATTGGCTCAGTCAAAGTTAATACGATTAATCTTATGAGAATTGCATATGAGACAGATTTTAACGAAAAGAAATATCTAAATTTATTAAGGAAAAGAACTGAACTGTGTTGCAAGTCACTTGATGTTATCCGTCATATTATTTCAAGGAATGTCGAAAAGGGATTATTACCTAACTACTGTGATGGTGGCATCGAAATGGATAAGCAATATTGCACTTGCGGCATTTTGGGATTGTATGAAGTTATTGAGGCATTTGGATACACGCAGAGAGATGATTTTGGAAATGTATATTACACAGAACAGGGAATTGATTTTGCATCTAAAATTTTTGAGGTCTTGAATGATGTAAAAGACCATTTTACAGATGAATTTAGTTACAATGTCGAATCTGTTCCAGCAGAAAGAGCAGCGGTTATTTTGTGCCAGAAAGATAATTTATTATATGAGAAGAAGGATAAGTTTATCTATTCTAACCAATGGATACCTCTTTCAGAAAAATGTACAGTACAAGAAAAGTTAAGGTTGAGTTCTATTCTTGATACTAAATGCTCTGGTGGAGCAATCGCACATATCAACTTAGAGCATAATTTTCCTAATACAGATATGGCATGGGATATGTTGAATAAAATTGCTGAGTCTGGCGTGATTTATTTTGCTTTTAATACAAGAATTAACGAATGTGACAATCATCATGGGTTTGTAGGAACTGATATTTGTCCTGAATGTGGACATGGTGTAATGGACACATATCAAAGAATTGTAGGTTTTCTGGAACCTGTAAGGTCGTATTCTAAGGATCGGAAACGAGAATTCAATACACGCCAATGGTATTCCTATGCAGATATGAAAGGTGAAGTCTAATGATAATTAAGCAGTTGTTAGATGAAGATTTTATAAACTACAAGAAACCTTCGATGTTTATAGGTTTTCCATCGTGTTCTTGGAAATGTGATAAAGAATGTGGAATGCAAGTGTGTCAAAACAGCGCACTTGCTTCTTCTCCAATAAAAGATATTAGATTTAAGACAATAGTGAACAGATATATAAATAATCCAATAACATCTTCAGTAGTATGCGGAGGACTTGAACCATTTGATACGTGGGATGACTTATACGGATTGATAGCATATTTAAGAGTGTCAACACAAGATGATATTGTGATTTATACAGGATATTATAAAGAAGAAATTGAAGAATATATAGATAAACTAAAGATGTTCCCTAATTTGATCGTTAAGTTTGGCAGATATATTCTAAATCATGAAAAACATTTTGATGAAGTATTAGGAATTTATTTAGCATCTGACAACCAGTATGCAGAAAGGATAAGTTGATATGTCAATTAAGTTGTCTGAAGATAAGGAATTAGTACAAGAAATTAGAGAAAAGATAAAAGAGAATGGCGGTTATTGTCCATGCAAAATTGAAAAAACAGATGATACAAAGTGTATGTGTAAAGAGTTTAGGGAACAAGAAGGTGGTGAATGTCATTGTGGATTATATGTTAAAGAGTAATGACGAAAGAATTGTAATTAATGATTATATAGAAAATGATCCATTATCAGAAAATAATTTGGACAAAACTCTTTATTTAGTCAATGAAATCCGTCTTTCAAGTCCACAAAAATCTATATGGCTTTATACGGGATATAAAGTAATATCTGTAGACAGTGAATACGGTAGTATTATATTTGATAGAGATAATGAGGATATTATTAAACAATTTACTTATAAATCTGTTATTAATCATAATAAACGGATAAATATAGCATCAATGTGCGATGTAATTGTAGATGGAAGATACGTTGATTCGCAACGCAATATATCACTTTCTTATAGAGGAAGCCAAAATCAAAGGCTCATTGATGTAAAACAATCATTACAAAAAGGTGGGATAGTACTATGGCAAACATGATTATAACAAGCGAATGTGAACAATGCATTCACTCAACAATTAACGAAGAGGATAAGGCAAGAGTAAAGGTGTACTGCAATGTAAAAGACAAAACATATTATTTCGGACAATGTATTCCATGTGATTATAAAGAAAATAAAGGAGAAGAATAAATTGTGAGCGATTTAGTAGAAAACATGTATATAAAAGAAAATGTATCAAAAGAATGGTTACAATCAAATGGATTTAGACGCAATAGAATATTCAGCAATAATGAGATTGATCTATACACGTATCGATTCCCAGTATATAGATATGGAGATACATGTACATTAGAATGTGAATTATCAATCGTGTTACAAAGTGGAAGAGTAAACATTGATGTTTATGACTATAGCACCAGAAATAAATATGCGCCATTTTATTGTGTAAAATATGGTAATTATAGTAATATGGTTAATCAAATTAATGAAAAGATACAAATAGAACTTAAACGATTAGAAATTATGGAGGAAAAAACATATGGAAGTAAAAATAAAGAAAATAAGACAAAATGTAACAATACCAACAAGAGGAAGTAAAGAAGCGGCAGGAAGTGATATATTTGCTTGCATTGAAGAAGAAATAAAAATCAAGCCTCATGAAACAGTAAAAATTCCAACAGGTTTTGCCACAGAAATGCTAGATAGAACAGTTGCCTTAGTATATTCAAGAAGTGGTATGGCAACTAAACGAAGTTTAGTAGTATGCCAGGGCACTGCTGTTATTGACAGTGACTATAGAGGTGAATGGTTTATACCAATACATAATGATTCAAACAGTGAACAAAAAATTTCTCCGGGAGAAAGAATTGCACAGGTTATTTTTACAGATTTCATAGTACCTGAATTTGTTGAAACGGATGACTTATTAGGTACAGAGCGAGGGGATGGAGGATTTGGAAGTACTGGGACAAGATAGTATTGTTGAAAACAAGTATATTTTTCTAAATGAATTAAATGAGAAATTTTTTGATGATATTGAAAAAATACAGGAAAAGCACAAATGTAATGCAGAATGCTGTTATCCTCCTATCTGGAAGCATCATGACAAACATAAATATAGAAATTGGAATTGTGGAGAATTATTTTCTTGTGATAAATCTTGTAACAAAATAAGACATGATTATATAAAGCAGTACAAATTATGGGATAAAACTTATAATAAAATCACTTGGAAGGATTTATATGAGTTTTTCACTACAGTTGTAGCAATGACTATATGTATATTTGTTTATATTATAGCTTTTATAATCGTGTATATTTCCCCGATAGTATTAATTTTATTAGCTGTAATGTCTCTTGTCAAACAAATAACAATTACATAGAAAGGATGGGTTGGAGTATTTTTTTATCCAACCTATTTTGGTATTTGATGGATAATGAATTATTGAAATATGCTGTTGAGAATGGTATGATTAATGTATCATACGTGCAAGAGCAAATTAAAATGAAAAAAAGAAAGGAATTATTAGAGAAACATCCATATAAAATATGGGAAGGAAAAGATGGGAAATGGTATACTTATATACCAGATAAGAAGAGAGGAAGGATATTAAAAAAAAGAATAACAAGAGAAGCTATTGAAAACGATGTTATCGAATACTGGAAATCAGAAATTGACAATCCTTGCATATCAGAAGTGTTTCATGAATGGAATGATAGAAGATTAGAACTAAAAAAGATATCAATGGCTACCCATTTGAGAAACAAACAAATTTTTTACAGGCATTATAATGAATTTGGAAACAGAAAAATAAAATCTGTTTGTGAAGAGGAATATGAAGAGTTTTTAGAAGAACAAATTGCAGAAAAAGAATTAACAGCAAAATCATTTTCAAATCTAAAAACTATCACACGTGGAATGTTAAAAAGAGCAAAAAAGCGAAAACTTATATCATTCAATGTAGAAGAAATGCTACAAGATTTGGATACTTCTGAAACAGATTTTAAAAAAACGATAAAGGAAGATTATGAAGAAGTTTTCAACGATGAAGAGATGTCTTCAATGATTAATTATTTAAAAGAAAATCTTGATAGTAAAAATATTGGGATTTTGTTAATGTTTGCTACAGGAATAAGAGTAGGTGAACTTGTTGCACTCAAACATGATGTCTTTGATGGAAATACTTTTAAAATTCGCCGGACAGAAACCAGATATCTTGGAGAAGATGGAAAATATGTATATTCGGTCAAAGAGTTTCCAAAGAGTGAGGCAGGTGTCAGAACAGTAGTAATACCTGATGACTATGTATGGCTATGTTCTAAGATAAAGACATTGAATCCATTTGGAGAATATGTCTTTACAAATGATAAGGGAGACAGAATGACTACCAACTGTATCAGAAGAAGGTTAGAAAGAAATTGTCAAAAACTTGAAATATACAAGAAGTCTCCACATAAGATTCGTAAAACATATGGTACTATATTATTAGATCATAATATAGATCGTCGTCTTATTATGGAACAGATGGGACATACAGATATCTCTTGTACAGAAAATCACTATCACAGAAATCGCAGAAATATAGAAACAAAAAGTCAGATTATTAGCAGTATTCCAGAATTTAAAGCAACATAA